GCCCAGCCCAGCAATACCGCCAGAATGCAGGCCGCTCCGGCCAGCACCAGTGCCATGGGGATGCTGCACAGCACCCCGGCCAGCGGATGGGCTGCCAGCAGGCCGTAACACCCCACCGCCGGGACCCACGCCATGAGCAGGTAGATCAGGCAGGCCAGATAAACGGTGCTCACCCGCACCCCGAAAATGACCGCCGGCGGGATGGGCAGCGAGAGCAGCAGTTCGTTGTCCCGGCTCTGGAACAGGCCGGAATAGCTGGTAAAGGCGCTGGCCAGCACGCTCACCAGCAGCGCCGTGAGCCCCATAGAGGCAAAATACAGCCAGTCCAGCCCGGCCGGGAGCAGCACCGAAGCCAGCGGCAGGGCCATGCCTGCAAAGCAGAGCATGAGCACCACCACCAGCACGGCAAACAGCAGCGCATACCCCACGGCCGATGCCCGGGACCGCGCTTTGCCGGTCTTGCTGCTGCGGAGAAAGGCCGCGCCCAGCTCCCGCAGCTGCTTGCGGAGCAATGCACGGATCATCATGCCTGCGCCTCCGTGCCTTCCAGTTCCAGAAAGACCTCTTCCAGACTGTCATCGCCGCGCACCTCGTCCATGGAACCGGCCCGCACCAGCCGCCCGGCCCGGATGATGGCCACCCGGTCGCAGAGCTTTTCGGCCACCTCCAGCACATGAGTCGAGAAGAAGATGGCCCCGCCGCCGTCGCAGAAGCGGCGCATCAGGGTCTTGAGCTGGTGTGCCGCCAACGGGTCCAGCCCCACGAAGGGCTCGTCCATGAGGATGAGCTTCGGCTCGTGGAGCAGGGCCGAGATGATGGCCAGCTTCTGCTTCATGCCGTGGGAGTATGCGCTGATGGGCTGGGCCAGGTCCTGCGTGAGGTCGAACTGGTCGCCGTAGGACCGGATGCGCTCGGCACGCTCCCGTGCCCCCACGGCAAAGATATCCGCGATGAAGTTCAGGTACTGGATGCCGGTCATGTATTCGTACAGGTCCGGGTTGTCCGGCAGATAGGCCAGCCGCCGCTTGCATTCCAACGGGTCGTCCTGCACCGAGATGCCGTCCACCGTAATGCGGCCGCTGTCGAACTGCTGGATGCCGCAGCAGCACTTGAGTGTGGTGGTCTTGCCCGCGCCGTTGTGGCCGATGAATGCGCAGATCTCGCCGGGGCGGATGTGCAGGCTGAGGTCCTGCACGGCCGCCTTGCCGCCGTAGGTCTTGGTCAGATGTTCGATGTTGAGCATAAAGTGCCCTCCTTTGTCCGGGGCAGTGCGCCCCTCTGCCCTTAGAATATACCTTCCACAAGGGGGAAGGTCAAGGGTGACCGGTCCGCGGCCGGTCAGACTGCAATAATTTACAGTTTCTTCAAAGATGCCCCTTGCAAAAGTACAAAAAAATGGTATACTAATACAACGAACTGAACGGAGAAAGGAGGCGCGCAGCATGGCACCCACCAAGGAGCGCCCGGCGACCAAAACCATCGCCACCAACCGCGAAGCGCGCCACGAGTATTTCGTTCTGGAAGCGCTGGAGACCGGCGTTGAGCTCAAGGGCACCGAGGTCAAAAGCCTGCGGGCCGGCGGGGTCAACCTGAAGGACAGCTGGGTGGACATTGAGGACGGCGAACTGCTGGTCAAGGGCATGCACATCACGCCCTACGACCACGGCAACATCTTCAACCAGGACCCTCTGCGTGTCCGGCGGCTTCTGGCACACAAAAACGAGATCCGGCGGCTGCACCAGCAGTGCAAGCTGCAGGGATACACGCTGGTGCCGCTTTCGCTCTATTTCAAACATGGCCGCGTAAAAATGGAACTGGGCCTTTGCAAGGGCAAAAAGCTCTACGACAAGCGTGCCGACGCCGCCCAGCGCGACGCCAAGCGTTCCATCGACCGCGCCATGAAATCCAACGGCAAATACTATTGATCGTTTCAGACGGTTTCCCTGAAGCGGAACTTCTCCTGTTTTTCGTGCATCGCAAGGTGCACTTTTATGGGGGCGTAAAGGTTTCGACGGGGGGAGCGAGGTCTGGGCAGCGGGTAGCAGCGGGGGAACTGCTCTATAACTCCTCCAAACAATTAACTGACAACAACAATTATCAGTTGCTCGCAGCCTGAGTGCTGCGCGTCTCGCCCACTCTTGTGTCGTGTGGGGCCGGGGCGTCCTTTAGACACAGCACCTGAACGGACTTAAGCTTTGCGGACCGGCAGGAACTCATGAAGCTACCAATGCGCTAGCCTGACGATCGGCGTGACGCGGCGGGAATGTTGTAGATCGCCTGCACCCGGAGACACCTACACTGAACTCTTTTCGGACATGGGTTCGACTCCCATCGCCTCCACCAGTAAAGGCTAGAAATTGACGCAAATTCGTTGATTTCTAGCCTTTTTCTTTGCTAAAATGTAACTGGTTGCATTTTAGGTTGCATTTTAAAATGAAATTTGTTACAATGGTGTCGTGAGGACTTTCTCGGTTACATAGCTGGTTACATCGCCCAGCAAAAAATTCAAAAAAGGGGAATGTTAAAATGAGAGAAAAAATTGTATCGAACATTTATTACGACCGAGAAAAGAAATCTTATATTGTGTACTTTAATTATGGTAAGGACTCTACGGGTAAGTATATCCGAAAGACAAAAACATACAAAGATATTCGTACAGCAAAACGAGAACTTAAAAATTTTGAAGCAGAAAAAGCCAATCAACAATTATTGCAGCCTGATGGTATAACGTTCAAAAGGTATGCAGAAAAATGGCTGAAATATAAAGAAGCCAGCTGTGAAGATACTACTATTTATGGTTACAGGCAGTTCTTGACCAAACATATCTACCCATATATGGGGAACATGCCATTACAGTCAATTTCGTCTGACACAATTAACGATTATATTTATTTTAAAACTCATTGTGAGAAAGAAGACAATCCACTAAGTGTCAACTCTATTCGAAAGCATTACGATTTATTAAAGCAACTTTTTGACCGAGCTGTTGAGGCCGACGAAATAAAAAGAAATCCGGTATCAACGGTAGCTCCTCCTAAAAAAACTTCTGCAGAAATTTCTGTCTATAGTAAAGAACAACTGCAAATATTATTTTCCATAGCGCATGGGACTCGCATGGAACCTATAATAAAACTTGCTGGATATCTTGGTCTACGCAGAGAAGAGATTTGTGGTTTGCAATGGAGTTCCGTAAACTTTGAAAGAAATATAATTTATATAAATAATGCTAGAACATATGCTGGGGCAACAATTGAAAAAGGTACAAAAAGCAAACGAAGCACTCGTGCACTTGCCATGCCTCGAGATTTAGCGGACACCTTAAAAACCATTTACAAAGAATATACTGATTATAAAAAAGAGTTACAACTTGATGAAGGATTCGAGTATGTTATTAGTATGGGCAACGGATTGCCAATGCGTCCGAATTATGTGAGTGATTGCTTTAAAAAAATGATAGACGATGCTCATTTGCCTCATATTACTCTCCACGGATTAAGACATAGTTTTGCGTCCGTTGCAAATGATTTGGGGATACCACTCTATGAAATATCAACTTCGCTTGGGCACTCTAATACTAGTATAACAGAACAAATCTATGTGCAGCTTTTCGACAAAGGGCATACTAACACAATCAATACAGTTGCAAATGCTTTAAGCAATGAATAAAGAAAGGGTGTAGGATTTTCCTACACCCTTTATGTTTTAATATGTAAGTTTATATTGCCAGTCAACACATTTTATCGATTTTATTTTCTTTGCACCATTGGTCGAACTTCACAACGCTAATTCTATATGAATGCCCGATTTTCACAGACGGAATAGAGCCATCCCGGATGAGATTGTATACCGCACTCTTACTGAGTGACAACATCTTCTGAATGTCTTTTGGTGTGTACACCAACTTTGCTTCTTTACTTTCCATAATATTCTCCACTTCTTATCATCTATATTATAGGACGATTTCCATCTTCTCTGCCCCATACTTTGCCATGCACACATTATAAAGAAGCATGGCTCGGGTCATGAGGCCAACACCGCCGATACGAGGAGTCACTTTGATACCGTCCATATCATAAACAGCGTCAGAACAGTCTCCGTGTTGCTTCCCGTTCTCGTCATAATTGATACCAACATCGATGCAGACCTCTACTTGATCAAGACCAAGCGGTGTAATAAAATTGCGTTTGCCAACCGCAGAGATGACCACATCAACCATATCCATTGCAAGAGCCGTACACTTCATAAAACTTCCGCTGCTATTTACAGAAATCACATTACAATGGCTCTTAATCAGCATATCAACCAGTGGACGACCAACAATATCAGACTGACCACATACAAGCACATTTTTGCCATCCAGATCGTAACCGATGGAGTCAAAAATCTTCATAACGCCCAGTGGAGTGCAGGGCTGAAATGGTGATGTAGAATTAAAGCCATCAACGTCAAGTTCGTCTGGAATGCAGATATTTTTAGGATCAATATGTTTTGGTAACGGGAGCTGAACAATAATACCGTCCACATATTCCCAATTATAATCTTCCAGTATCTTGTTGTTCAATTCATCTTCAGTAATATTTTTTGGCAATTTAATAAGCTCTGCTTCGATTCCAACCTCTTCACAGTCACGTAGCTTGCCGCGAATATAAGCGTTGGATGCAGGATTGTCCCCTACTTGATAAATATGTAAAATAGGTGCATAGTCATCTTCTGCGATGATATTTTTGATTTTATTTTTGATATCTTGTGCAATAGATTTGCAATCAATAATCATTGTGAACCTCCTTCGATTCTTTAGTCATATTTCTTTTCTCCCCAGAAGTTCCACATCATACCCTTCCATTTCCGAGTACACTCAGGACAGAAGTCATGTTTAATTCCCGTATAACTGAGCCCGTTTAAATTCCAGTCTTTTGCTTGGGAAGTGTCTGGTTCTCCATTGTACGTCGTTACAACTATTTCTTCGCCGCAATTATCGCACGTAATCTTTAAGCAGTCCTGTCTCATCAAATCACCATCCTATAAAGAATCCAAGTTTTATAAAATTGTTTTGTAGCCAAGATCTCTTAGACACTCACAATAGCCACAAACGACATCTGATCCTACTTTATAAATAGAGCCAACGTACTTTTCGTCTTTATCGAAAAACTCAATTTTCCATTTTCCATCACGAATGTACTTTGCTCTATAAAAATCAAAATCCTTCATTAGCGCTTTCCTTTATAAAAGTCTAGTTCTTAAAAAATAAGCTTACGCTGATATTTATTTAAAACTCCCTGAATCTCATCAACAAAACTTTCAACAGCAGAATCTACTTTTTCTTTCTGATATTCTTCTACAGAATCCACATCAACGTCAATATTGATTACATCATTATGGTATGGCTCTCCAGTCAAATCAATTCCATAGTTGATTTCATCGAACGGAGCCTCATACCAGTTACCGTTTTCTCTATTAACAACCCCAAAGGTCAATTCGGTATTTTCATCATAGCCTATTTCATTCAGCTTTTTGATAAGTTCTACAACTTTCATAATCAATCTCCTAGAACATACATTTTAATCGTCAAAAACTTCTTCTCGCAGAACTGGTTCATCGTTACTCTCTACACGACTGCCGCATTCTGGACATTGTGTTTGATAAAATAAAATCACATCCAATGACTTCGCAACCAGAACACCTTCTGAATCAGACCAAAATTCACAACCACAGTTGCATTTAAAATGATATGCAAGTTCTTTTGGAGTCTGCTTATGTTGAATAATTTTAATCGCCATCTGGCACCTCCACGGTAAAAATAGTTTTAGTTGCTTCTTTCCAAGAAATAAACTCAGACCCAGCAACTTCTGCCCTGCATCTATAGCACGCAATCACATTATTCTCAGGAATGTCCAAATCAGGATTTTCAAAAGAGGCTACTCGAATCTTAGTTACACAACCACAATTCTTGCACGGAAATATGATTACTGGATTTTTCAAACCGTCAGTTTTATGCATATCTACACCTCAATCTGTAAACACAAACGATGTATTAAAAAAGTTTGACTCAACAATCATATTTTCTTCAGATAAAGCAACCTTGATAACCTCATCGTCAGTATGCGTCTCGTCATATTCTGCCGTGTCGCAAATCTTATACAGTTTGCCGTCTTTCTCTTGAAGTAATGTTCCCTTATCAAGCTTTAATGGCGTTGTTTTCTTTTCTTCTCGAATATGCGCTTTCATACTATCACCTACAATATGCGTGCAAAAAGGCAGATTCTCTTGCAAGCAATCTCACTCTAATTCCACAAGTGCATTTGCATTCAGGACATTGTATTTCAGCCGGACGCCCTGTATTATCATAATTTCTTACCGTTTCACTAACAGGTCGTGCCGGTAAAGGCCATACATGAAATTCAGATCTTTTAGCTTCAAATACACACCCACAAGCGTCACAAGTTACTTTATATAATTTTTCAGAATCTTTTGCCCGATGCATTCCATGCTTTATAACATTCATATATTTATTCCTCCCGCCCGCCCATAAATTTTACATTTTACCAGAATGAATATTTTGTTCTAATTGAAGGTGTTTCTACACTTTTTGCAGGATTTTCCAGTGTTGCAGCAGTTGCGATAATTTTATCGATGCTCTTCTGGAAATCCTGTAGCTTATTTAATTCGCTTTCGATGCCCAGTTTCACCTCGATAACTCCCATATCTTCAAGACACTTACAGTAGCCAGCAATCTCGTTATAGAAGATGTGATTATACTCCTCCAAAAGCGTATGCTCGTCAAACAATTTTACTTTCCATGCAATTCCAAATGGAGCTTCTTTCTCGCAATGAGATTCAATAGTGTAATACATCATTATGTATTCTCCTTACTTGATGCCGTACTTGGCCTTGACCTTCTTCAGCGTTTCATTCTTGCTGTGATAATCATCACGAGCCACCTGATAAGCGGTCATTTTCTTTTCCAGAACACGCTTTGCTTCTGCCTCGGCAACGTCGGCCTCTGCAAGCTCCTTATTCAGAACAAAGCCGCTCATTTTGATACCATCAATAAAATCATCTATACGGTCCTTCTTAATTTTCTTCTCGCCCATTGCACCAGTGTCAGTGTTGAACATCTTCACAAAGGAGTCCTCGACGCCGGCAATATTATAAACATAAAAATACTTAGCCATAATTTAGCCCTCTTCGACATTTTCAAACTTATAAACCGTATTTTCTGTTTGAATAATAATGTTCTTCTTATCGTCTGAGATGTAATAATCGGTCACACAAGATGTGTGCATTGCCCCAGAATAATCGTGTCCTTCATTGTCTTTGATGTACCGGAAACCAGCAGACTCTCCACCCTTCAGACGCACAATCTTCATAGTCATACCAATCCAAGTAGGATACCAGCCGTCACTTCTGGTACGACCAGTTGTCAACGAGATTGCATTTACCAGCTTGTACTGATTTTTCATAATCTCGTCATCAATCGGATTTTTATGAGTCAATGCAGTATTCGGCATCTTCTCAATTGTGCGAGTCAGAAGAAGCATAAAGTGCATAAACGCATCATGACTTTCCGAGCCGACATCAATCTCGGCGTATTTGCCCATCCGGTATAGAAGTTCGGATGTATCAATTGTCTTTCCCATAATTTCCTCCATTACTTCACACCTGTACTCCCAAACGAGCCGGTGCCGCGCTCGGTTTCGTCCAATTCGGAAACTTCTTCAAAATCAGCCTGCCAGAACGGAACAACCGCCATCTGAGCAATGCGGTCACCATGAGTAATCGTCTGAGTGATATTGGAATGATTGTGTAGTGCCACAATAACAACCCCACGGTAATCTTGATCCACGATCCCTGTTTTGTTCGCAGGAGCCAGACCCTGCTTGGTTGCCAGACCACTGCGAGCATAGATAGCGACATACCAGCCTTCCGGCGGAGCCATGCGCAGACCGGTGGACACCTTAACAGTCTCACCCGGCTGAATCATAATACAGTTATTACCGTCTTTATCGATCGCCATTGCATCGTCCGAACCAATATAAGCATACAGGTCAGCACAAGCAGCACACTTAGAACCATAGGTTGGCAAATGAGCATCGTCGTAAATCTTGTTGATTCTAATGTTGGGCTGATACGGCATCCGACTCATCCCATAGCCAAGGTTAGTGGTTGTGTTTCCTAAATCCATAATTTTATTCTCCTTTTAACATTTTATCCAACATTTCATCGTCAATGCCATAATTACCAGTATATTTTAACCCGCAACTCTCATAAATTTCATCTATAAGTTCTCCATAATGGAAAGCTTCTGCTGTTTCTAAAGCTGTTCTTTTGGGATTATCAAATGTTGATTTAATACTACCTTCATACATTTCAACAAGCATTTTATCGTAATCCCTTAATTCTGTACGACGTGGAGATTCATTAGGATCAACAGTGATATATTGACCAATAAGTCTATCATCATTATCATCATCAAAGTCATATGGGCGATTCAAATATTCCGGAGTAATATCGGCCTTTTCAATATGATCAATCGTCAACTGCCAATAAAATGACTCCGCCCATTTTCTTTTCACATCTGCTTTACTTGTGGCAACCATTCGATAAATGTACGGACTTGGGCCATTCACTTTACTGTGTGCCCAAATACAATAAACGTATTCTTTTTTAGATGACATATTATTTATTCTCCTTTCTTATCTTCTGGAGTCCACCAAAGGGTCGGTTCTTTATGCTCGAGACTCCATTTAATGTCGATTACTCGTTGATTCTTGCTTCCCATGTATGGAAGCGAAATATCTTTTTCTGCTTCGATAAAAGGACCATCTACAAGGACGTTGATGTCGGCAAGAATGTCAGCTACGACTCCATCCTGATTCCATAATTCTTCCCACTTGTATCCAGTCCAGAGCCAGACATCTTTTTTACTTAGAAATTCAGTCCACACACGATGAACGATTTTCTTAACAACTTCTCTATTCTCCGGTAGCAGTGGATCTCCACCAGTGAGCGTAAGTCCTTGAATATAATCAGGTCGAAGTAAATCTACAATTTTATCAAGTGTTTCATCTGTGAATGGCTGACCACCATTCGGGTCCCATGTGGTAGGATTCTGACAGCCTGGGCAATGATGATCACAACCCTGCACGAACAATGTGACGCGCACCCCTTCGCCATTTGCTATATCACATGGAACGATTTTAGCGTAGTTCATTTAATACCCTCCATTTTTGCTCCACAATAAGGACAATACTTAAATGGCTTGTATTTCTCAGAGCCGACACAAGGTGTCTCGCGCGGATAGAAAAAATCTTCGTAGAACTGTTCATCACAATTAGAACAGTGATATACAAAGTCTTCCTCGTCATCGCACGGCCAATGATTCCAGTGTGCGATAGCACGAACTGTATTAGTTTCTGCTCTCGGAAGTCTTAGTAGGTCTTCGCGTTCTTCTGCTAAGAAATCGGAATAGTCATCTCGTTCGTCATAAAAGCGCATGTGTTTCAAGCCACTGTCAATTTCGTCTAGCAAAGGAGTGATATCCGCCCATTGAGCGTTTTCAGGAATGTATTTTGCCATCTCAAATAAACCTCGTCCACATACTTGCACATACGATGATAAAAATATTTAAAGCGATACAGCCATACATTCCGTTCTTCTTGTCGCCTCCGAAAATATATGTAGATGTATCATATAGAATCTGCTCGGAGCGAATTACAGTTGCAGCAAAAATCAAAATAATATAAGCCTTTGTCATAAGCCAAGCAACCTTAGTCAACATTTATGTCACTTCCTTTCATGATAACTCTCACTCCAATCTATTGCTTGTCCACTCTATTGCTTGTCCACAATCCGGACAAAAATTTTCATATATTGCAACCCTTCCGCAAATAGGACAAGCAATATCACATCTGGGTTTCATAGGTAGCTGCTTTTTTAATGCTTCCATTCCCATACGACAAGCATCGTTGACCGGGTCAATAGATTCATAGTGTTCACGATGCTCTGGATCGAGAATTTCAATTGCACAATCAAACGTCATAATAATCACCCTTTGTTGGCAGTCTGAAACAACCCTCTTATTACAAGCCATACCAGCCAAATGCCAGTTGCTATCTTGATAGAAAAATCAAATCCGAACAGTTTGGAGATCACCCAAACAAAAACCGCAGACATCGCCCACGACAAAAAATAAGTCGCAACTATGACAATAATTGTTCCGAGCACAGTTCCAAACGATACAAGGAATTTCATCCATGACTTCATATAACCACCTCACTCTCCAAATATTTCGTTAAGCTGTTTATCGTATTCTCGTTCAATATGCTCACGGTATGCGTCAATCAGCCGTTCGACGATAATTTTATTGATTTCATCCGGCTTTAATCTCTTATGGTCTTCAACGTCGCAAACAATGTTGTCGAGGAATTGTTCTTGCTCTGCGTTAACCCAAAGATTATACCGGGTCAGCCGATCACTACGGTCGTCAATGTGGAAGCGAATGCTGATATTTGCCGAATGAATCCATTGATCAATACGGAAGGATTCGCTCCAATCAGAATCAAGTGCTTTCTGAAATGCAGCTTTAACTTCTTCTACATAGCAGCCAGCTATATTGTCAAAGAATCCCTGAACGACTGCTTTATATCTACTAATAATGAGAGTGACGTCTCCGGGTTTATCTCGTTGATCATAGACAAGCTCGTCTGTATGATATTCGTACTTCTCCCAGCTCCACTTTGTACCAATTGGAGCAACATCCCATCTGAATTTCCCATCTGTTTTGATTTCGATATCTAAATATAAGTGTTTCATAGTACTATAAATCCTACCCACCCACCCTTCGTTTTACACGAAATTATTTAATTATCGCTTAGATGAACAACACGATCACGGATTTCTTGAGTACGGCCCTGATTCCAGAAATTGCTTCCAATGTAACCGCAAGTACGCCGTGCGACATTCATCTTACTTTGGTCACGGTTACCACAATTTGGACACTCCCAAACCAGTTTGCCGTTGTCCTCCACGATCCTGATCTCGCCGTCGTAACCGCACACCTGACAATAATCAGACTTGGTGTTCAGCTCGGCGTACATGATGTTGTCGTAGATGAACTGCATTACACTGAGAACTGCCGGAATGTTGTGCTGCATATTGGGCACTTCCACATAGCTGATGGCACCGCCCGGTGACAGTTTCTGGAACTCGCTCTCAAACTTGAGCTTAGTAAAAGCATCAATATGCTCACGAACATTTACGTGATAACTGTTGGTGATATAGTCGTGGTCTGTGACATCAGGAATAATGCCGAATCGCTTTTGCAGACACTTGGCGAACTTATATGTAGTGGATTCCAACGGAGTGCCGTATAGAGAATAATCAATGTTTTCTGCTTCTTTCCATTCTGTACACTTATCATTCATATACTGCATGATAGACAGTGCGAACGGTTTTGCTTCAGGATCGGTGTGGCTCTTGCCGGTCATATACTTCACGCACTCGTACAAACCTGCATAGCCAAGGCTGATGGTTGAGTAACCGCCAAACAGCAGCTTGTCGATCTTTTCACCCTTCTTCAAACGAGCCAGTGCGCCGTGCTGCCAATGAATAGGGCTCATATCAGAAATGGTACCGAGCAGCCGCTTGTGACGGGCCTGCAAGGCGCGATGGCACAGATCCAGACGCTCGTCAAAGATCTTCCAGAATGTGTTCATATCCCTACCAGAGCTACATGCCACGTCCACCAAATTGATGGTGACAACACCCTGATTAAACCGGCCGTAGTATTTCTGACCCTTGACCCAGTTCCCTGCATTTGCTACATTTTCAGTAGTTCGATCAGGAGTAAGGAACGAACGGCACCCCATACTTGTCCACACGCCGCCTTTGAGCTCCTTCATAACCTTTGCAGAAATATAATCAGGAACCATACGTTTTGCGGTACACTGTGCTGCCAACTCAGTCAGGTGATAATATTTAGAATCTGGATGGATATTATCCTCATCAAGAACATAAATCAGCTTGGGGAAGGCGGGAGTAACATACACACCAACCTCGTTTTTGACACCTTTGATACGCTGTTTTAACATCTCTTCGACAATGACAGCCAAGTCATCGCGAGTCTGACCTGCAGGAACCTCGTCCAGATACATAAATACAGTGATAAAAGGAGCCTGACCGTTAGTAGTCATAAGAGTGATAACCTGATACTGGATCGTCTGAACACCACGAGAAATCTCAGCCCTTAGACGACGATTTACAATACGGTTGATAGCTTCTTGTGAGGGCATTTTTTCGATATCATCATTCTGAAGCATCTCATAGAATTCGTTATGAACTTCTGCTGTAATCTTCTTACGGGAGACATCAACAAAAGGAGCCAGATGAGACAGCGTAATGCTCTGGCCGCCGTACTGATTGGAGGCCACCTGTGCAATGATCTGGGTGGCAATGTTGCAGGCAGTGGAAAAGCTGTGGGGTTTATCAATGCCAGTACCAGAAATAACGGTGCCGTTCTGCAGCATATCCTCCAGGTTCACCAGGTCGCAGTTGTGCATGTGCTGGGCAAAGTAATCGGAATCGTGGAAGTGAATCAAACCATCTTCATGTGCCTTAACAATTTCTGGGTCGAGCAACAAACGAGCGGTCAGATCCTTTGATACTTCGCCGGCCATATAGTCACGCTGAACGCTGTTGACCGTGGGATTCTTATTACTGTTCTCCTGATTGATCGCATCATTCTTAGCGTCGATGATTTCAAGGATACTAGCATTCGTCTTTTCCTTGTCACGAATTTCCTGACGGAGCTTTCGCCAGTGGCTATAAGATTCAGCTACATCAGCAAAAGGACTTGCTTTCAACTGATCAATGACGATATCCTGAATCTGCTCGACAGAAAGAGTGTCTGGCATCTCAGCGATATGATCCGCTATCGCATTCGATACACGAGAGTCAATACCGCCAGGAGTGGTGGTCATCGCTTTCTCAATCGCATTTACAATCTTGCTTTTATCGAACGGGGCCTTAACGCCATTACGTTTAATAACATAATCCATAACACACGCCTCCCCTATCAATAGTAACGCTGCTCGCCCATCATATTTGCGGCATAGTCCTCATACCAATGAGCTTTTTCCTTGTCCTGTTCTGCAGTGACGCCGGGCTTAGAACCATCACGGAAACGATACTTATAGGCATTGCAGATGCAGAACCAACGGACAGCATCGTCGCCATACAGTTTGCGCATATTTTCGATGCACTCTGTGCCATTATAATGAGCGGGACCATTCACATACTCGTACTGCGACGAATCAGGCTTGATATCTTCTTCAATCGGGTGCGGCCACTCTGGATGCTCTTCTGCTTCACAGCTGTCATCATCCTTTTCGTCTCGGTCATCCAACTCTGCGAACTCGCAGTTATCACAGTCGCAATCAGCATCGTCTACGTCGATGTCAACCAGACTCACACTATAGGCGAGATCATTCGGGCCAAGGGTGTCGTACTCAGAAACATCAAGATCCTTTGCCAAAAGTTTCAGACAGTCATAATCCATCTTCTTCAAATCTTCAAAGTCGAGACGCCCCATACGATGGCCTTGCTCATTCTTTTCGCCCGTAAACTCTAATGCGATATATTTGGTTGGCTCTTTCTTGTTGACTGCCATTGTCTTCTTGTACATATCGTTATGACTCACATAGATATCTGCCAGCAGATTATGCCAAATCGGGTCCTCCTTACGAAGATTCCATTCAACGACACTCTCGGCCCAATCGTCACCGTCAAAGAGCTGCATAGCCTTTTCGTTCAAATCATGATAGGACTTTGTAACGGCCAGTACCATCGGGACGGGCAACTTATCGGTATGATAAATCAAACGCAGATAACCATTTTCCATAGTGACATCACAATTTTCAATATTAAACATCATATGTAATCTCCTTACTTCTCTACGGTTTTATATACATCTGCCAGCTTCGGGTGCCGCCCACAACAGCGGTTTCCTTCAGGACAGAACGGATACTTGGGATTTGCTTCACAGGACGGAACCATCCATGCGGCAAGTTCAGGGCAAACTGTGGCGACTTGACTCTTGATTAGCTGAAACATCGACCGGATTTCACCTTGGGCGCGAGTGCAAAGACGCAGATGGCTCATTTCAATTAGTGACCGCGCATTGATTGTGACGTATAACTTGGTGCAGCATGCATTCGGCAGGACGGCACGGGCATCTTCATTGGCAGCGTCATGATACTCTTTGAGAATACGATAGTTGTTTGCAGCGTCCGTCATCATTCCATCAAACACGTCCGCGTCTTCTCCATTGAACGGATTGACATAATCAAAATTGTCCATGGAGACGTATCTCTGTGATTGTACACTCAGGCTGATATGACGATGACGACTTAATTGTGCCAACAGTGCTCGACTAACGCCGCTTACTTCAAACGTAAATGAAATGTGTTCAAGCACACTCCGATGACCCGTCGCTTTGCATCCCTTTACGATTCGATATGTATCTGTCGGTTCGGAATCATAACAGACACTCGCTGCCAGCTCTGCAATCGACAACGGATTTTTATCTCCATCTGAATTGACTGGTTGTGAATATGAGATCAACTTAACTTCCACTTACTGCTCCCTCCCTAATAAAATCTTCTACTGTTTTTTCGCCAGTCAGCACTTGTAATAACTGTTCTGGCGATAATTTATATGTAATAACATCGCCACATTCGTAACCGTATCGCCGCAACTGACGATAGTATTCTGCTGTGGCGCGTTCTTTGCGACCCAACTCTCTTTGATCAATTCCTGAAACCACAAGGCTTCACCTCCCCTCTTATTCTGTATTCACTACTTCAACTTCAATGTCGTAATCGTATTTCCAATACTTTGGAAACGCAACCATTGTGCCGTGTGCCCATAAGAAATAGATTTCATCCAACTCTGCTACAATTTCGTATCGATTACCGTAGCGGAGTTGCCAACATAAATTTTCGTCTTGATAATTAAGTTTTAGATATCGACGCGTCCAACTTTTCATGACGTGCTCTCCTTAGCGTCCCCGAGAGAGCTTCTTCAGCGTTTCGGAGATCATCAATTGCACAATCGATAAACTCAGGCTCACAAAACTCAAAGTGATTCCAAGCAATTTCAAGTTCTTTGAGATCTCCTTTAAGTCCACTTTTGATTCGTTCATCATTATTCATACACTCCTCACCATGTTGTTTCGAAATATGGTGAACCATCTTTTTCTTCCACGCATTTCATTTTGCCGTTGTGTTTGATTCTATATAGATAATATCTGGTGTAGAAACCGCCGCTGATGGGGATTTCTTCATAAGTTATCATCCATTCATACTTAGAATCGTCAGGTTTATAGTAGCTGTGGAATGTTTCGCCTGCTGGTACATATGGTTTCATTCGAACTCTGTTCCTTTCAATGCGCTAAAATATGGATCACCGTCCCGTTTTTCTATCTGAGTCAGTCGTCCATCGTCGCCAACTGAGTACAATCGGAAATTTTTAAAGATATCGTCACCTTTGATAGTTGCCAGCGACGTGATTACGTATTTGACATTATGTTCTTCGGTTCCATCAATAAGTTGAACTTCTAGGCGTTCCTTCTTTGGAATGACCAGCTTATGGAAATCACTCATATGGAATATCCCCGTTCTTTCCAACGTTGAACGATTTGCAGACCAACAGGAATTGGACAGTGAGGGTTTATCAATTGATTCGGAGACAAAATATTTTGCTCGATCGGACGGATGCAAGGTTCTTTAAATAGTCTATCGTCAAAAAGAACGCCATAAATTGGACCATAGCGTGTATTACGCAATTTCTGTGTAATTCCGATAAATTTCCAAATCGTAGATAGTTTACTGCTTTCAAATGGCACCCAAACTCCATCGGAGAAATGACAATTAGCATTGATTGTGCGTAAAATTCTTTTCCGTGTCTTTTTTGACAAATTCGGCATATATACTCCTTATTTAATAATGTCTTCTTCTGCACTCTTTCTTATTCTTTTTGGCTTCTGTGGCATTTCATAATGAGTCAGCGCTTCACGCATTTCGTGGAGAAGAAATGCATGAATCAGCCATGATGTAGTATCTGGATCGCAGAAAATAATCTGACAGTTATATCGAGCAAGCCATGTGGTGAGACTGCCCAGCAGTGAAGCGGGTGTCATTTTACTGCGATATGCACCGCGATTGATCTTTTCCCATGAACCGTTTTCAATGAGTATGTAAGTTTTTGCTCCGGCAGCAGCCGCCCTGTCGAACTCTTTGGCGAACCGAATTCGATTCGTTGTGAAGTTGCCGCAGATTTCATCTATGGAATTTTTTCTTTCAATGGTCACCTTATCTGCCAGCGAGAATTTTTCGCCATTGGGCAGTGTCACCTCAGCACTATAATCACCGAAATCCAGCCGCTTACGCATATAAGCACATGGGAACGATGAGAGTCGCTGATGTAGAAGTGGAGTATCTTTTTCGCGGTCATCCACAATAATCACCATAGACTTGAGGATCTGAGTGATTTCGTTATATGTCACTTTGTCACCTCCTCTCATCTGACGTGTACGTATTTGCGAAGAATCGTTTCTTTGTCGGTCTTAGACTGAATCCACTGACCCTGCTCGTCTTTCGACCAACGGCCTTCTTCCCGCTCTTCATCGATGCGGAGGATGTCACCTTTCTCGATTGGAGCAGCTTCCAGAGTACGGGCTTTCACCTTAAGACGCCGCTGTTGCCCGGTTTTGAGGACATAGGCTGTAACCGTTTTATTGGAGAACTTGCCATCAATATCCAAGACATAGATATAGGAATCTTTGAGCTTCGGCATAGTAAGCTGGATGTAGCCAAGGCAATCAGCTTCATATTGGATGCGGTCTGTAATTGAAGTTTTGATATCTTCTGTTTCTCTCGCCAAATTCCGAACAATACCAAGCCAATCCACATTGACATATTTTTTCTCAGTCTCTTTTTCGCACAAATGAAGCATCGTGTCATGAGAGAAGAGTCGATCCATGTCAATCTTGTTAAGCTGCTTTGCTCCGAAGTATTTATTAAAGATATCCACCTGGGCAAGAAGCTGATTGGGGTTCCCGAACTCCGAAAAGAAGTCAAGCTTAATAAGAATTTTAAGCTGGCTACTGTCCGCGATTTTCTTCATTTTGTTCACCATAAGCAGATCAATGAAGGAACTGAACTTATCATTGCGGAGCTTGTAGAATTCACGACTAAGCCTCTTGTTCAAATACTTGATAGATTCCATGCCTTGATATATCTTTTTGTCGTTTCTATCGTAGACATATTCATCTCTTGAATGCCTGAACTTGATTGGCATAATTTGAATTCCACGCTCGCCAGCTAATTGAGTTGCCTTGATGATTTTGTCCTGCGTATCTGCTGTATTAAGCAACGCTGTAATAAACTCATGTGTGTAGTAATAGCGATAATACGCACAATAATATGTAAGGATCGAGTACCCTGTAGCATGGTTCAAACCAAACTGATAAGAGGCAGAGTTCTCGATAACCTGCAAGAATTCTTTTGCTTCTGTTTCGGCGGTTTCTCTTGATTTTGTTGAGTGATTACAATAGCCATTCAGGATACGAGGCATTGCCGCATCCAACTCCGCCTTGTTCTTGTGACCGATTGCACGGCGAACACTATCTGCATCACCGCCGCTCATATCACAGAACTGTTGGAGGAACGCGATGGTCTGTTCCTGAAAGACAAGCCAGCCCAGGCTATCTTTTAACAGCTCGTCGATTTCAGGCGACGGATTATGATTTGCTTCATGCCGGAAGAGCTTGTCTCTGTAAGAAGCGCCACCGGGTCGAATGGCTGCCGTGACCAAGCTCAGATCTGCGATACTGTGAACATCGTATTTTTTGAGCGAATCAAAAGCGAAGTCCTCAACGAACTGGAAAATGCCAACCGGAGACGTTTTCATATCTGCCCAGACTGCCTGGTCATCGAAATCCATTTCCCAAGTGTGCGGATACGGAATATCAGCCAGCTTACAGGTTTTATCAATAACAGACACTGTATCAAGACCGAGGATATCGTACTTTGCCAGACCGACTGCATGAGACGCTTCCATGTCAAGACACAGAATAGGTAGGCCGTCTTTATCTTGGAAGACACCATACCTTTTATAGAGGTCGATTGGAGCGATGATAACGCCGGCAGGATGGTGAGACAGCGATACAATTGTTCCCTGCAATCCATCGAAGTAGTAGAAGATATCAGGATGGTCTGCACGGCACTTTTCAGCACTGGCATCGTATTCCTTTTTCACTTTTGCGATTCGATCAAGGGAATAAGGATTCTTGGATTCATCTACATCTGGGTTTTCTCGCTTCCAGACTTTAGCAAGGGCTCGTCCAATCTCGTCGATTGTCGCTTTCCCTGCCAGAGTACCCATAGCCAGAACGTATGCACATTTCTCATGGCCGAACGATTCAAAGATGTGGTTGTAAATCATGGGACGATAAGCATCTGGCACGTCGATATCGATATCACCAATCTCGACACGGTTTTCATTACAGAATCGTGAGAACACCAGATTCCAGCGAGCCGGATCAACATCGATGATGTCTGTGACGAATGCACACCGAGAACCTGCAACAGAACCACGACTTGGTCCGAACGGAATGCCTTCACTTTTGCCCCAAATCATCAGGTCGCTCATAGAAAGCATAAAGCCCAGCATGTTGGTTTTCTTAAAAACTGTAAGCTCCTCTTCAACATCTGCCTTAAACTGTGCGACTTCAAATTCAGGAATGACACCGCGACGAATTTTGTCGTTCAGCATATCATGGGTTCGTTTGATGTAAACCTTAGCATCTGATTCAGATGTTCCCGTCAAAATGGGATATCGCGCCTTTGTGCTTAGAGTGAAATCGTTAACACTATCGGCCATCCGATTCGTATTCTCGATTGCTTCCATCCAGACTTCACGAGGGAGCGCATCTTGCACAGTGAACGCATCGACTAGTTCATTGTAAGATTTGAAGGTTAAATCAAATTCGTCCTCGCCAGTGAACTCGATTCCCTTGCCCATCATAAGGATCTTACGACACTCTGCTTTATACGCATTCAGACTATGGGTATCAGTTGCAGCAATCAGTGGTTTGTGATATTTCTTAGAAAGCTCCCAGAGATACTGGTTATATTCCTTTTGATCGTCACAATCGTGATACTGAATCTCATAATAGTCATAAGTCTCGCATAGTTTGTCATAGACTTCCTGACGAAATCCATCACATTCTGACGTGTATTTACGAAGTGGACTTGCCAGACAGGCAGAGATTTTGATGATGTTATCAGACAAGCCAAAGAACTCTTCAAAAGTAATGCGCGGCTTATAATACTTGTGGTCAGCATCATAAGATGTGCCCATTACTTTGTTTAGCTCCAGAACACCACGAGCATTTTTGCAAAGAAGAATCGTATGGAAGTTGTCGCGAACTTTATAGCGTCCGGCATCCATCATTTTACCAATTTCCTCTTGTGCTTCCTGCGGGTCCCATCCCTGATAAGATTCATAAACCTCGTCTGGAATCTCTGGATAGTGATATATCTCAGAAGTAAGATACACCTCGCAACCAACGATAAACTTCAACCCTTTCTTTTCTGCGTACTGTTTCTTTTCAGTCCAGTTAAGGTTGTAACCATGGTTGGTAGAAGCAATCGCTTTCATCCCGTAAGAAGCAGCGAGATCAACATAGTCTTCCCATTTTGTACAAGAATCAAGGAGCGAACCTTTATCGTCGTGCAAATGGTATACAACATAGTTTTGCTCCATGAATCCTCCTTAAAACAAATCGTCTATACCGACCACGCTTGGGTCTTTTGTCGCGTAAAACGACCGTTTGTTGATGCAATCCCGAAGCGGTTCACAGGTTTTGCGATGACCGCAAAGATTGGTACAGAAGAAATTTGGACTGCCATTTTTTTCTTCAAGCTCTCGTGCAGGCCACTCGCCACTGCGTTTCCGCTCCTCGAACTCGTCCGCTGTTTCGTTTATGTAATCGATGCATTCTTTGCGCAGTTCATCGGTGACAGGATACGGTCTGACATATGTAGTCAATTTGAATTGACAGCGAATATCTTCCGGCAGATCATTGATATCGTTCGATTCGATAAATGCCTGGGTAACAATCTCGATCTGCTCACTGTCATACCCGGCGGCTTTCATTTTGGAACGAACCGTTGACCGCAGTGTGTAGCCCACTTTGCATCGATCAAGCACCTTTTCTGCTGGTTTTGCACGTTTTCCGAATCCGGTTTCGTATGTAATCTTGCAGTATTTCACCATGATCCAACAAGGAACGGCCGTTTTGAACCCAGCCTGTTCAAGCGCCAGAGTGTACGCGACCAGCTGACGACCATAGTGAAGCAGATCTTCGTCCTTAAACTGACTGGAAGTCTTGATATCCAACACCTGCAGCCGCCCGTCTGGAAGGACACGAATCAAATCCGCATAACCTTGAAGATAGCGATCATCACGAAGCTTCAGAATAAGCAGCTTTTCGACTTCATACTCTCCTTTTGGACTGACCCAATCACGAGCCATACAGCGCATGTTCGAGATCCATTTATCGCGGATGCCATTGCCGCCATCTCTCGTTTTTGGAAAATCAATCCCAAGCATATCGAGTTCATCTAGACCGTTTTCAATGGCAGGACCGATATCCGCTTCTGTGTTCTTCCCTTCAATAATTCCTTCCAGCGTATCGTGGACCACAGTACCAAGAGATGAGTACACATTGGCGCACTGTTCGCGCTTTTCGACATATGTAAGATATGCATTATACGGGCAATCATGAATCGTGCCGAGCTTTGAATAGCTGTACACTTGCGCCCCTTTGTCGTATAAAACCTGTAGTTCCGGGGCAACGACTCTTTGACCCATTTACATCACTCCTCCACCCATTTCACATATTTTGTTACGCCCTCTTTGTAAACATTCTTACCAAGATCAGCGATATTCATTTTGGAGCCATCCTGAATTAACCCGTCAGGCCAAATGTATCCAACCTTTGTTTTTAAGATCGGATTGTTCACGATAAGTTTTTTGCACTCATTGACCAGGTGCTCTTCTTCAAGTCCTTCATCGTAAGCCAAAATGATTTTCTTTGGCAGCATTCGTTTGATGTATTTAGCTTGCGTATCTGATACATGACAGCCGCACGTTGCGAGGGCAATATTACAGCCGAACGAATCGCATTGCTGGACTGCCTTTTCAGATTCAAACAGAACGATATTCCCTGTTTCCTGAATCCGATAATAATTCTCAGCGTATCCAAATAGTGTTTTACTGCGCGGACAAGCGATCAATGGATACCAGCGTTTATCGTGTTCACACTCGTAATTGGCGCGGCCCATAATGCCGACCAAAGAACCATCAGTTGCACGCTCTGGGATCGTGATTCGATTTGATTCCACATCATAACCGACACCGAATTTTTGCTGAGTATCAAGGCTGATACCATCTTTAATGAAGCGGAGATTGTATTTATTAGCATACGGTTCCAGAGTCTCCTCCGGGTACGTTTTCAAATCTTCCATCTCTTCTTCATAGTCAGGCATCAGTTTTAAAAAGAATCCACCGAACGGCCAGTGCGTTTTGATGTTGACCTCTTCTTCTGAGATGCCAGCCTTTTGTGCAGCGAATTTCAAAGAATCTGGAAATGAACATCTTTTGACATCCATAATCAGACTGAAAAGATTCCCCTTTTGGTTTGTAGAGAAAACAAAGAACCGAAGCGTACCGCAATCGAGCATACAACTGGTTGGATTTCGTTGTTCTTCCCGAGCAAACCGCAGATTATTTTTGAGAGGATTGAACTTGATATTTTCAAAGCCAAGCGCTTCAAGGATCTGAATGATTTTGTCTGGCTGATTTTCAAGCTTAGACGTTAATACATTGACATCCATTCATATCGAAGCCTCCCTCCTTATTTATCTGCGGTCGTACTGGCCATGGTCATTTACAATGGTACAGAAACCAATTTCGATCCAACGGTTCCAAGCTGAATCCCACTGATAAAGAAGAGTTTGACCATCTTCATCAGAACGAGTTTTATTCAAAAAAAGAACCATATATTTTTTATCTTTATCCATGATGAATGGCTCTTTGATTTTTGGATTATCCTTATTCCGCCGATAGGGATTACAATCAAATTTCTCACCGGTATATTCGTCCTGCCAACACGCCCTGGCAAATACAGCTTGAGCTACCACTTCTTTTATCTGTTTTGAGTTTGACAGACAAGTTGCGTCAAGCCAACGCTGATTCGTAGTATGTAATGCCAACTGGAAAGTGCAGATCATAGCGACCTGTTCTTTTGAAACAGTATTAAAAATGCGACGGCTGTTCATCAACAATGCCTGCCACATCTTATCGTCAATTCCGTCATCCGACTTCATAGTGTCATAGATGATTGCCTTTGTGCCGGATCTTGCAAGACGCTTGATGTACTGAAGTACCTTAGAAGTGTCGTTTTCGAACATTTTTACAAAGCGAATATTGGAATACTTTTCTTTTGTAATGGCTGCTGCCTTACGAAGCATCTCCAATTCCTCTTCATTAAAATGGCCAAGACTGAGCTTCTTACGTGTAATTTTCCAGTAGTCCAATTCTTTCGTGAGGATGTGAACCAGTAACATATTTTTATATGCTTTGCTCTGCATTTCGTTTGAAATAATCGCAACGCCTGTTCCACCTTCTGCAAATGGGAGGACCATATTTTCAAAGATAAAACTTGATTTTCCTGTGCCGCTGTGACCAGCAAACAAATACATATCCCCAACAGGAGCGCCAAGCGTCAGATAATTCAATAGAGGTGCTCCGGCTGCATAACTGATTCCCTGATCCATGCCGGCATTGCACTGCTGGATGTATCTTTCATCAACAACAAGATTTTCGATTTTTGAATCGTTGCCGGTTGTCAGCGCCACACTGTTATTGAGCAGCTCGAAAGTGTTATACACATCTTCATTCGTGGCATCATCAAAGCGCTCCGGGTGACTGAGTAGATCGTCATACTTGGTGGCCAAGATTTTAAGCGTATTCATTTTGGCTATCTGGTTGTAATAGCTATCCGTATTTTCCGGATCGACCAGATCCATCATCGCCTTACAAGCACGCCATCCGTTCAACTCTTCGTAGTGCCGACGTAGTGTGGGTTTGTCTGCCAGATATGTATCGAGAGTGATGTTATCGATATTAGAAAAGCCCTGCCGACGAATGCCGCGACCGACCATGAAATAGAAAACCTGTTCTTCACAGATCAGGGTTTTATCTGTTCCTTCGTTGATGTTTTTGTAATCGTCGTATCGCTGGGGATCTTTCCAAAGACAAAAAACAAAGCTTGCTTCGGCCTGTACACGATTTGCTTCGATTTTTTCAATCGCCTTGGTTAAATCCACAAATCGTCACCTCCTAGCAAGCTGCTAACATCTTTTCCCTTGTGTACCGCACCGACATTCGACAAATCAACCATCGTATCGAAATCAGGACGAGATTCCTCTTTGACTGCTTTTTCAGTCTTGTTTTTCTCGCGGCGATAAACAGCGGCGATATTATTTCGAACAATGGCCATTAGATAATTTGCTTTTGCTGTATCATCAGAAAATTTCTTGTTCGTGATTGCCCATTGAATTGCAGTACGCTTCTCATCTAAAGTCATCTGAATAATTTCATCAGAATAAAACTCCAGTTCTTTCAGGCGTCTGAACACAACTGTCGGCATCGGCTGTCCCCCATCAAGGTCATAACCAATTAAACCAGCAATCGTATCGCACAGCTTCTTATATGACTCGGTCGTTCGCCCTGGCTTCTTTTGAGGTTTGGGTTTCTCCTTCCGAGCCTTTTCCTTCCGACGGCCTTCAAGCCAAGCCTGATAAACGGCTTCAGACTGAAAATATCTATTGTTGGGAGCCTTGTAGAATTGCTCTTTTGGGCCTTCAACTCCCGTGGCCATACATTTGACCATCTTTGATTTCGCCATATTTCCTACCTCAAACTGCCCACCATCCCACCACTACGCAAATTAGTTGGTTGTCAAAATACTATAGGTTGTATCAACTGACCAAAAAATAAGCGCTCTTCAGTTCGTTGATAGGAAACTCCGGATCACTAAACTTCAGATTGATCCTGTCTCGAATCGCTTTGATCTGGGCTTTGACATCATCAGAGGCATTGCTGTAACGATCCTGAATAGCACTGACCCACTCTGCACGATGAGGCTCGTCCTGAGCCGCATCAACATACTGCTTTGCACGCTCGGCCTGTACGGATTCGACTTTCTTCTTATCTGCCGCCTGCTTTTTCAGGTCTGTTTCATAAGAACGACCACCCTTATCGTGCTCCGCCTTAATTGCGTCAGTCAGAGCTTTAATGAATTCATCCGCATCCAAAGGAATACGGTCTACAATATCAGCAAAACGACTCTTAGAATCGACGGAGAAGTTGTCATCACGGAAGCAAATCACACGACGTTCAGACTTAACCTTGCCGACAATTTCTTCTTTTCCGTTGACAACATTCTTACGACCAGTTTTTACCTTATCAATGTCACGATCAACATAAGCGACACCAACGATATCGACCTTGTTCTTCAGTGAGTTAAAATACCGCTTGTCCATATTGGTGGACAGCATAGAATAGCTTGCCAGCGTCACAGGATCAGTAATGTCAGTCTTCTTGGTATGACCAATAATAATCGGGCTGATTCCAACGCGCTTTAGTTCCCACAGACGGTTAACAACAATTTCAGTTGCCTTATCAGTTGGCCCATTAAAACCGCCATAGCATGCCTTAAAAGACTTGGTTCTCTTATCAGCAGGACAATCGCGGTTCCAAAGTCTAACAGTTTCCTCTTCCGCCATCTGCATCAGCTCGTCAATAGTATCGATGACAACGACCTTCAAATCCTGATAATCAGAAAATCGATTTTCAATAATATCCATCGTAACATCATCGAAATGTTCCCAATCCCATACGGGCTCCTGAACAATACCCTCGATAGTAGCCTGGTCTGCTTCCTTACCACATGTCAGGAAGATGTAGCCTTCGTCGCCAACCATCTTTTCACAGACCTGTTTGATCACAGTAGTTTTACCAATGCCGCCTTCGCCCATCAAATAGATGCTGTAATCGAGCGGATTCAGGCTAATTTCGGTTTTCTTACCATATTTACGCGCCATTATGTACTCTCCTTTTTATTCATTCCATGGAAGATCAACCAACTCAAAACATGGTGTCGATATCATCATCGCTGTCTTCCGATGTCTCGACCACAGGATCAGCCTTCGTTTTGGTCTTAGCCTTGGAGCCGCCCTTCATCATATCATCTACGCTCTCATCGGACACCGGGACCCAGATCTCATCCTCGAACTCGCGAGCGGTAAAGTCAGACTCAGCAGCAGTCTTACAAGTTTCAAACTCTCCCGTCAAAATAGGCTTTACCAGACGCAGCTCATTGACACGCTGACCAAAAATCGGGCCCCTGCGGAAATCTTCCAGCTTAGAAATACCCAGTTCAATCTGCTCCTTCTGCTGTTCGCTTAGAGTGTCCTCGCTAAATTCAACCTCTTCAGCACCATTAACGACAGCAAGCTGCCAGTTCATATGCACAGGATTACGAGACTTGGTTTCCAGATAGCGCATCTTGTAATCATGGATAGCCTTGTGTTTCGGCTTATCCATATCAAAAACCGCAGTGTTGAAAACAGTATCGACTTTGAACATCTTACGAGCAGCATCTGCCTTAGACCACATTGGGGTGTAGCAGTGCATAGTGATCTTACCGTCAGTCTTCAGGTCGCTCTTGTCCATGCTGTCCTTGTCGTAATACAGATCCAGATTCATGGTCAGATGCGGGACGTCCTTCTCGCCTGGCATGAACACATTCTGAATCTGGAATTCACGATAGACTTGATTGCTGTACTTACCAGTACCGGGACGCAGATTAAAGTTGCCAGTGACGATGATATCGTCTTCATAACCAGCCAGAGCTGACTCCAGATACTCAATCATGTCCCACTCGGTAATGAATTCCTTGCGTTCACCAAGATTCACTGTAAACTTCTTGGTACTAGAAACCATCTTGATAACGTCCTCATCCAGACGGTTATCCCATGCTACATCAATGTTGTTGCCATCGACATTGCGAGTCTTAATCGTATTATTCTTAAAGCCACTCAGCGTGACATAACCCATATTAGTGCCGGCCTTAACTCCAAAATTGATAGTAGCCTTTTCATTGGAACCAAAAGTTTCACGTTTCACCATTGGAACCTTTCGAGAAGCGGAAACTTTACCGCAAAAATTAAAACGTGCATAAACGTCGTTCTTCTTATCTGCCATATGTACCTCCTGTTATGTAAAAATTAGTAATCAGTTTCTTCTGTGGTTTTATTTTCCCAAGAAGGCAAAATCGTACCGAACTGAATAATTTTTGGCTCATACTTACAGCGAGCAATAAATTCATCGGCCAATTTGTCGATGCAATCGGAACAAAGAACAAATCGCATCCGATCTCCATCACGTTTACTTCCATACGGAAAAACGATCTGCTGTTCGCCCAAAACGTCTTCATCGATATCGCTTAAGGTTTTACCACAAAAATTGCAAATCATATTATGTCTCCTATCTGATTTGATTTGTTACTATCGCATTAGATTCGGAGATGCTCGTCCATACAGCATCGGTAGTCCCCTTTCGCTTTCTATTTATAAATCACTTCAGTTCTATGATGTCTCGATACAACATCACATAATCGTCAGTGTATTTATCTCCATGAAAGTGGCCAAAATACCACATCGGTTTATGGTCCGCCGGGAATTGCTCATAAAGTTCGTCGAAAAACTCTTCTGTAGACTGATCAATCGTATTCTGATCAATGCAATCCAAGAATAATTCCTTGGGTTCAAATCGCAACGGACAAGTATGGGTCAACATAACGTCAATAGGAAAGTCATGCACCATCAATCTGACAAGGCCCTTGATTAATTCATTTGGTTGTTCATCCGGCCACCAATTCCAACCATGCTGCAGCCGGTAATACTTATCAACGGAATAAGCACCGCCGCAAACAAGCGCATTTAATGTTCGTTCCGAAGTTTGAATCGCATAGATTTCACCATCGATAGCAAAAAACTGATTTGGATAATTTGGATTCCATAACACCCGACCACGAATCGAATGTTCTCCGCATAACTCGGTTTCAATATATCCATCCTCTTCAGTAGGTCGCCGCTCGTGATTACCGTGGATACAGAACATTTTCGCAGGAATCTCACCGGCGCGTTTTTTGACATATTCTTCTTGATAATTGCCTTTACCGTAGTAATTCAGACCGACATCACCGAGACAAATGATCCACTCAATATCCGGATGATCGATACAGAAGTATTTTAAATCACTTATTCGACCAAGACCTCCGTGGATATCACCTGTTATGTAAACACTCAAGTTTAAACACCTCTTTCAATATATCATCACAGTTGTTTTCGTATTTGCATCCAGAACAGTCTAGTCCGTTTCCACTTCTTTCAACGCAAACAGCTGCGAGTTCTTTATAGATGGATTTGCTTTGTTCTACTGTTAGCATGGAATACCTCCTGACTTCTCTAAAACCATCCATTCATTTGGACAATCTTTGTGTGGAGTGACAAACCGAGTGCAAAATTCACGATACATGCACCCATCGCAATGTTCGCATTGTTCGCATTCTGTAATGAAATCTAACAGTGCGGTTTCTAAATCTTTTGGAGTTGTCATTTGGCCTCCTCTTTTGAGTAAAATGTCCAATCACATGGTTCATTAGATTCATACACTATTAATCTGTCGCACACAGAATGATATCTGCATTTCAAACAATGAGTGTCATATGCAACTCCATACCCTTTACAATTGTTAATAAAATCGCGAAGTGCAGTCTCAAGTTGCTCTTCTGTAACCATTTGCAATCTCCTTTGATTTTGTTTTTTCTGGCTGGGGATGACGGTTACGATCCGTCGCTATTCGAGTCAAAGTCGAATACTCTACCATTAAGTTAATCCCCATTATATAAGGCGGCACCCAGTGCTACCTGAGCACCGCCGTGAGTTTTACATTTTAGGAGTTGGACCATGGAAGAGATAACCAGCCACAAAAGAAGCTAACATCAATCCGCCAACAATCCAAATTGCTTTACTGATTTCAATCCAGATCAATCTGAATCACCTCAGTTTTCGATTCGCATAAAGCTGATATCGGTAGACTGATACACGCTTGCATCACTACTCAGAGCGCCAGCCGCCTTATCAGCCTGATACTTTGCATTGCCGGAACCAGTGACAATCAGCCGATTCTGATCAATACCCTGAGACGCCAGATAATTTGCAACGGTCTGAGCACGGTTAGCAGAAAGCTGCACGCCAAACTCGGTCTGGTTATTCGCATTGATATTACCGTTGATAACAATCATAGTGCCATCCAGAGTCTTAGCGATGTTCACGAAATCATTTAGAACAGAAGCAGCGCTGGCCTGATCGGTAAACACGGAAGAATCCGGCACAAAAGTCACATTCGCGGTCTTGCTCAGCATAGAGTCATAGTCCAGATTGCCAGTGACCTGCTGAGTGATGTTTGCACGAGTCTCGTCGCTCACAGTCACTTTCGTAGTAGCATTTGCAGCAGAAGTAGACTTGAAATCACTCTTAAGCGCATCGATATATGTAGTATCAAACAGCGTATTTACGAGATCACGATTAACAGTTTCACCCAGACCCTCCCAAATGTCGCACATCTGGTTATAAATCATCGGAGCGGTATCATTCAAAATATTGTAGTTGTCTTTCCAGCTTGCCATCTTAGCGTTTGCATAAGTCGCATCAATATCGGCATCAGAAGAAGTAGAGTACATCGGGAACACTTCGCGAGCTGCATTGTAATTGATAGGCTGGTCATAAGACATCAAAATGCCCTGAACGAACTTCTTAACGGTATCTTCATGAGCTGCTGCCCAATCTGCGTCAAACACAATGCCGTCCATAACCAGAGAGGAGGAAGACTTCGTGTCAAACACGACAGTGCTATTGGTGTAGGTCTTGGCCTGAGTCAAATAGGGCTCCCAAGTAGCAGCCACATCAATCTGACCAGCGAAATATGCCTTAGCGGTATCGTCTGCGGTACCGAACATAATCAGATTGTTCATGATAGTTGCCTTGTCAGCATCAGACAGACTGGAATTATTAACGAACCAAGCAACCAGAGTCTCAGCCTCAGAGAACTCAGGAACACCGATCTTGGCATTGACCCACGAATTCACATCAGCGAACTTAGTAGAAGCGATGATACCGTCACCGCCATAGCTGTAGTTGGTGAAAATCGGCATAATGACATTCTTACCAGCGTCAGTAAACTTCTGAGACAGGAATGCTACGCGATTCGTAGTATAACCAGCGGCCTGCAGATCACCAGAGATTAGTGCGTTGCTAGACTCGGTCGCATCGTTGATGACATTGATATTCACCTTGATGCCAAGCTGATCAAACACAGAACCGGGCTGAGTAGTAAGACCGCCATTTGCCGTAACGCAACTCAGCCAGCCCGCCCACTCGTCCAGAGACAGATTGATCGTATCATCCCCGGCGGAATTAGACGGCTTATCCGTACTGATAGAAGTACTCGGCTTTAATGTGGTCGGCTTCTTTTTGTCGAACTTGATCACGCCGCCCTTAATGCCGCCAACAATACCAATAGCAACAGCCACAGTAAGTACCACGCCAACAACAGCGCGGCCAGCCTTGGTCAATTTGAACTTAGACATGTTATTCTCTCCTATTTAATTTTTTGATTTTTATTTCTTGGACTGAGTATTCAATCCAGACGACTTAGTGAAGGCATTGATATCCTTAATGTCGTATGTGATGGGTTTAGCAGTCCCCTTCTTTAGACTCTCCAGATAATCATTTACCTTATAATCAGCAGTTTTCGCATTGGCCTTATCCAATTTACCATCACGGCTTGATTGATACAGGACCTTTGCGCCAGCTGCCTTCTCGCGACTCTCCTGCAGACCATCACGAGTAGCATTGAGCATCTTATCTGTACCAGTAGCAGAACGAAACTTACCAACGGAATCATATGCAGCCGAGATCTGCTCATTAGCCTGCATCTCGGAGACGACATCTTTACTCTCACGCTTTAGAGCTGCCAGCTGATTTTCCAACTTTTCTTTGATGTTTTTCATTTCATCAACTGCCGGGCGCATTTTAGCATACTGCTGAGACAGATTCTCCATAGCGTCCATTTCTTCCTGAAGATTACGAGCAAAAATAGTAGCAGACTCTTCGTCGCCACGACTCATAGCGGCCTTAGCGCGTTTATCGTAATCTTCAGCTCGTTTCTGCGCGGAAGCGAACTGATCTTGAATCGTCTTGAGCTTGCCAGTTAAATCTCTTAGAGTGCAGCACGCATCGTTATATTGATCAGTTGCCTCATCAATCTTCTGTGCATAGATTGCCTTGGCTCCTTCAGGAGTTTTAGCTGTGTCCTGCACAAACTTTTGAAGAAATCCACCAGCGAGAGTTTTAATTTGCTCTCTCCAAGATGGGAATAGAATCAGACTGATTACAAATGCACCACTGACACAAATGACCACAAACTCAGGAATGGTTAAAGAAAACATCAGACACCCTCCTTCCCAGCGGGCTCCGTCTTATCCTCTTCGATAAATTCCTCAATAGAAGAAATCATCTCGACTTCACCATTAACAGTGCTTATGATCTTATCAATGGCTGCACTCGCTTCGGCATTACGATTGGTAAGCGCCTCGATTTGTTCCTTCATGGATTCAATCTGTCTGTCGTTATTCTTCATTTCTTCGAACAACGCATTCATCTTGTCATTACCAACCGTCCGAAGAAGTTCTTTACGCTGCTCTGCATCAGAAATAATCGCGGTCGCATCATAACCCAATGTTGTCATCAGGTTTTTGACCGTAGCACGCTTAGTCTTGGTTGGCATCTCAGACGGGAATGTATCAATCACATCCTTGATCTTGTAGACAGTAACAGAGTCGGCAGGATTCATACTATTGGCTTCGTAGACGGCTTCGATATCAATCGTGTCGCCCTCTGGAACCTCGGCCTGAACCTGTTCGTCCTCTGGGAAATCTCCATTGATGTAATGATCTCCGACGCCACTACATACGCGCAGCTCACTTTCGAACTCAGGAGTCCCAACCGGTTCATCCGACTCAACAAGACCGAGCTTTTCGAAAAAACTTTTCTTTGCCATAATTTTCTCCTCTTTAATCTTCTTCTCTAACATCTATTGATTCATAGTGGTCGTCTTTAAATTCATTAAAGCCACCACCAAAATACCAGCCGCGATTTTCTATAAATGCTAAGAATTCATCTACAACGTCATTCAAACTGACAGTGGTTGGAACGTTCAGACAACCATCTATTTCGATTTCGTGTGTCATGTGTCCTCCTTATGAAAATTTCCACTTAAAAATCTTCTTGATACAGATATTTGTGATCCAGTCAAACAGAATACTGAAAATCACAATCGCCAAAATTCCAACAAACACCAACGTTGTGCGACCACGAGCAGACGAAGTATAGATCAAATACCCGATACCATACTTTGCATTCACCGTTTCCGCCACTGCGATGTAGGTCCAACCGATTGCGTACATTGTAGCGAACGATTGACAGATGGACGGAGCAGCGATTGGAAGAAGAATTCGTGTGACCGTGTTGAATTTCCCTGCCCCATCGATGCTTGCTGCTTCAATCACGTCGTCACAGACATCATCCAAAGCAATCAGAACGCTTGGCAACATAAATACGAAGCTGGCTACAAACAAGAAGGCGATTTTCATCTTCTCCCCTATTCCGAACCACATCGTAAGCAGTGGATAGAAAGCCGTCACCGGTAGGAATCTCATCGCTCGAATCGCCGGATACAACAGGTTTTGAATCGGATGACAGATTTTCATCAGGCAACCAAGTGGAACTGCGATACCGGCACTCAGAATAGCTGCTGCTGTAATACGAATCAATGAATATCGAAACGCCTTCAACATTGTGCCGTTCCGAATCAATAGAAAGAATTCACGAAACACAGCTCCTTTCTGGGGAACAAAAATTGGCGAAGTCAGAGCCGCGCCAATGTCCCAGATAATCGCCAACAGAATCAGAAGAATCACACGATAGATCCAATCTTTCTTCGTTGTTTTCATAATTTGTCTTTCTCCTTTGGCGGGTCATCCGGCAGAGGCATCCAATGTGTAACTCTCTTCAAGCGCCAATATTCATGTGCAGCATACCACACTCCGTTTATATGATAGATAGCTTCCATTTGCTCATATTGAGCGTCGTAAACCCAAACAGTCGAACTGCAGATATCGCCGTCGGGAATTTTCGGCAAATCAGTCTTTACAGAGATCCAATCACTTGTTTTCATTTTGATACCTCTCAATATTTAATTTTCAAGAAATGACCTGTACCGGAATTGAACCGATGTCTCCGCCGTGAAAGGGCAGCATCTTCACCTCTTGACTAACAGGCCATATGGCGGCAGCGGTGGGATTCGAACCCACGGATGTTTTACCATCGATAGTTTTCAAGACTATTTCCTTAAACCACTCGGACACACTGCCATATAAAAGAGGATTATTCATCCTCTAATAAAACTTGTGGTCGCAAAAATCAGGAAGACACACATTGCTCCCGACGCCATCCAGGCAAGATATTTAACCCCTGCATCGCTAAACATGTCATCGCAGATTTTCCAACACATTAAAAAGATCAAACAAATACAAATCGTTGCAAGAATAAGTTCAATCATTGGAGTTATGTCTCCTTACAAGCTCTTCATGAACCAGCTGCTGAAACTGTTTCCACTCATCGCCGGCCCATTCATCAGAAAAATCTCTCGTAATACGAGCCCGCTCTTGAAGATCATTCTGAAAACACCATAGTGTCTTATCTGTCAATTCGCTTAGATGCGGCCTAATAAAACCCATCACTAAGTTCGGCATATAAGTTTTGCGACCAAGTGCATATCGGACCGCACAATTACAAATCGCACCAAAATCATCATCATGCGGATCGATCGTATATCGAGAAACATCGTCTCTTAAATCAGCCGTATTACATTCTAAAACCGCCGCGAATTTTTCAAGCTGCTTTTCTTTCACTCCGCGTTTTCCGAGCTCAACTGCGCTTACATATGCGGCCGTTTTGCCCATTAACTTCGCAAAGTCTTTCTGCTTAACACCAGCTTCAATTCGACGTTTTCGAATTTTTTCTCCCGCTGTCATAATCCTCAAGCTCCTTTTTGATTTGCTCTCGCTCAATTCGTTTCAAACGAGCCTTAGCCAGTTTGCGATTGTCAGCCTTACGGATCGCCCAATTATTACGATGCTGTGCCCAAGCTGCAAACATATGACTATATTCGCTCTGGTCATACCAACCTTTTCCAATAAGACCTTTGTACGTCTGCTGCTTTTTCATTTGTAGCCTCCCACCAAATTTCATTTTCAGAAACGGTTTTATCCTGAACAGGTGAATAATTCATCCAGTCAAATGAGATCATTGATTGTGCTTTGTCTTGCCGGAGCCATTTTGTGACCTTATTCCGTTTCCAGTTTGAGCACAGCTTCTCATCTACTTCCTTGTAAGTCTTCGGATTGATTTTCATCTGATGAACATTTGTGATAACGCCAGCCTTGATGACGTCAAACAACCCGACTGACTTATAGAATTCTGTTGAACAAGAACTTTTTGCGTAGTCTTCTGGTTTGAATTTCACAACGTTCATAGAATCATCTCCTTGTTTTGTTTGGTGCGACCGAGGGTATTCGAAACCCTGACCCGCAGTTTAAAAGACTGCTGCTCTACCACCTGAGCTACGATCGCATATAAAAGTCGGCTTGCGCACCCTCGCGAGTTGGCATCATCACCGATAATCAGGTTTGGCACATGTACCTATCCCCTAAAAGGCTTATCCCTTTGTTCTGCGCAATTTAAGAATCACTTACTTGGTGGGCCAGATAGGATTCGAACCTACAATGTTTCTTGTGTCACAGATTTACAGTCTGCTGCCTTCAACCATTCAGCACACTGACCCATATAACGACCACAGAGGGATGTAACCTGTGGTCCTCGTCCTGGCTTTAACGGGTCAGGCGTCCGGCATTTACCGTTTCCTTTAATGTGGAACTATTGGCGATATGCTTATCCACTGCGGTTCTCAAACTCAATCATCCTTTTGGGTCAAGCCCCTCTGGGTTATAGCCGCGCTACATAAGGTTTTTCAGTGTTATTCCTTCACCATGCCTACTTCGTTTCAGGATGCCAACGATAATGCGCACTTTCAACGACATAATTAACTACAAGAAACTTTCGGTCTTGTCGTGGCTGGACTCGAACCAGCGGCAATGGGTGGGTCTCACCTTGCTCTACCATTGTCTGAGCTACACGACCATATAAACTGTTTTCGAGCTGGTGAGACTCACGCACAGTTGCGCTCGGAATGCGGATCTTACATCGTCAGGGCACGCAGTTTGACCAAACTTGCTACATAAACCCCTGATCAGGAGTGTGACTACCTCGCTAATCCTATTGCAAACGCCATTGATAACATCATATTGGTAAAATTCATATTGATTTTTCGCCCTTGGCGGACTACCTTTTATGGAGGATTTCGACCAAATTCAATCATCAAATCAACTTGCACATTGGTGGTTCCGGCCTGAATTGAACAGGCGACACGGGGATTTTCAGTCCCCTGCTCTACCGACTGAGCTACAGAACCACGAAGAGGTCCTAACCTGACTCGAACAGGTGACATAGAGATTAACAGTCTCTCGTTCTAACCAACTGAACTATAGGACCATAAGCGATTCGGATGGGGATTGAACCCACGACCCCTAGCGTGACAGGCTAGTGCTCTATCCTTCTGAGCTACCGAACCATATAAACGGCAGGTATTGTTACGCCCCTGCCAAGGCGTTCACCATTTATCAGCCATGTGGTAAACGACGGGACTTACGTAATTGATCCACAAACACAAACTCATGGATTTTAATATTCTTTGACCTGTATTCGTTATACGTTAATCTTTAGCTAGAAGTTTAAGCTTTGAACTTTCAACCTTTAACCTTTAATCGTAAACTTTAACCTTTCCGGATGAATTTGATCAGCTCGTATCTTCCCTTGGGTTGATTCCGCTTACTGATCGATTTTGTTTTCTGATGCAGGATTCGAACCTACAGTTACAGATTTTCTGTCTGTCGCTTTAGCCATTTAGCAAATCAGAAAGTCAAGTATTATTTATATAAACTTGCTTTTTCATCTTGGAGGCTTATGAGGCCACTTTTATATAGGTGTTAGCTTTTTATATTTTGATTTCGCTTAAGCAAGTCCCTACAAACAAAAGCGAACTATTACGGTTTGTCATTTTCGATAAACAGTGATTATGTAGACACCTTGCGGTGTTACAACTTAGTATTCAATCGTGATCTCAGTCACAGCATTAGAAGCAGACAGTGCCGCATCGACTTCGGCCTTGAACTTATCGATCTTATCAGCCAGTTCGCTCTTTACCTTCTTAACATCGATACCATCAACCAGGGCCATAGTCTCGCGATCCATGTAATCCTGGCGGATTTCCTTCAGAGTCTCAGCATCCATGTTGTTCTTATCTGAAGCGGAATTCGTAGCGCTCACAAAAGCGTCAGCACGATCACTCAGACGAGCGTTTGCATTTTCAATTACGGCAGTGGCATTAGAGTACTGGCGATCGATTACATTAAGCAGTGCACTCTGGAAATCAATGCCATGCTGATTCATCCAAATTGCCATTGCAACGGTGAAATTGACCCCGGCCACAGTAACATAAGTCTTTGCGTTGGATTCGGAAATCGCTCGCTTAAGTGCTGCCTGCTTTGAAATCAGTGCAGTGATCTTATCGAAAACGGACTGAGCATTTGTTTTAAACTCATCGATATCCACACCATCCAACTTCTTCATACTCTTTTTAGCTGGTGCACAAAACTTAGCTTCACGAAGAAGCTTGTTGATGCGATCTTCAATAACCTTCAACTCTGCCAGACCGCGATGAATTGTCATAGTTTCAGTAGTCATAATCTTACTCCTTTAAAATATGTAATCTTTAATGCGGCTACCGCCGTTCAATGGAGCTGGTGGAGAATTTCGGAATCTCGACCCCGGCATTACAAGTACCGTGCTCTGCCTCTGAGCTACACCAGCTTATCAAGTGAGCATCTCTGCCCACATATTTAAAATAGATTCAATCGGATCTCTCTTCACGAATCCATCTAGTTTTGATTCAGCAATCGTTTGATTCAGATATTCATGATAAATATCTCTGTATTGCCACACCCTCGTATGCGTATCATTTGTATATTTACCACGTTTTATATACTTTTTATAAGTACCCTCTCCTACTTGATACCGTAAAAGGGCTGCGGAATCGTTTCCTGTAGCGTTTTTATGATAAGCAAGAAGATGTACCCCGCATTTAATCCCCACTCGATCATCCAAAAGTTGATTCATTGATGCAATCCCGAGCGTTTTGTTCAAATATTTGAAATTAACCTCATTGACTTGCATCAGCCCATAATCGGTTGTTCCGTTTGAGTTCATATGAGTCAGTCCGCTTTTAAATCGGCTTTCGTTGTATATGACTGCGAGTACCAAACTGTAATCGACTCCATATTCATTGCTTACTTCTTCTGTATACGTTTTTAAATATAATGGCCACTCTTGATAAGTGGCGATTGGATCTTCTGCTTTGGCTACTACCGAGAAACTCATTCCGATACATATTAAAAATATCGAACAAATTAACTTTTTCATTTTTCCTCCTTTCTCGTTTACTTCTACTGTTTACAATTCGATAAACATCGGGGCTTTCGCCCCGGATGTATTATATATCACGCGCTTTAGATGCCATTATCTTATATGCATAAAAGTCAAATTGCACATTATACGTTCCATTGTTGAAACGACGTCTAACCTCTTCGATGCCTAATTCCTGCTCGTCTCTATAGATTTTATAAAAATCTCTAAGTTTTTGCACGGTTGGCATCTTTATGAAGACGTTTTTATATTTCGAATTTCGAGGAAGTTTTTTTGATGCCATCAGCTGATACTGCCTCATTTTGTGGCAATACTCTTTCGGTATCTTTTGGTCTTCGGAAACCATTCCACATCCTCTGCTAGTATTGCGAATCAGACGTGTTGAGTCCATGAAATATTCTGTTCTCTTATATCCATCTTCTTTAATAATGACATAAGAATCCAAATTTTTTGCACGTTCAATCAGCTTCATTGCCGTTTCGTTTTCGATTATAACGTTTCGAATGCGTCTTTCAGAAGAATCGACATCTCTTCTGTACAGACTACGTATTTCTTCAATTGAAAATCCGTAGTAGAACAAAGTCATAACGGCAGCCGGCATTGTATATTTATCGTCTTCAAATAAGACGTTTAAATAGTTAAAGTAACCATTTTCGGTTTTAAAAACAAAATCATCTCCAACACTTGATTCGTTCTCCATCGCTGATATATTTTGTGCTAAAAACACTGGAGAAGTGATTTTTGTTGGAATTGACATTTCCGTATCGCTCTTTATATATAGTTCCGAATTCTTTGAAATCAAGGCATGACTAGCATATGTTGCATAATCAATGATCTCTTTTTTATAGCACCATTTTACATATTGACGAAGAATTGATATGGCAATTCGAACCGTAGATTCCGAACAATTGTTAAGCCATCCAACATAAACGGATCTCATTTCTTCGCTGCCAATCTTAAACGTACAAAAGTCTTTGTTGTGCTGGTATTCGAAACTTGATACCCCACGCAGAAACTTAACAGCCCTCTTTCTCTTCTCGATTTCATTACATTGCTTTGATTTTCCTGTTGTGACAATGTAATCTTCTATAAAAAGGTTTTTCTGTTCTGCGTTGTAAAGCTGCTGACTAATATCCATAATTTACGCTCCTACACGGTGTCGCAATCACTCAATTGTATTTTACACTATGTAGAAGAATTTTGCAATGGAATTGTGCAAATTATGTTAATTCGAGCAGCTCAACTGGCATTTTTCTTTTTTAGAAGCGGACACTGGACCATCATCGCTTCAACAGCTCTATTCCAATTGTCCTCGGTAAATTCTCCAATTGGTTCGCTGAGTTGTGAATTTAATAAGGTGTCTCTCCCCTCAATCACAAGAGTCGAGTCTTTTACCAAACCGCTAACCTCTCCAACCTTATAATCAACATGAACCGGATTATGCTTTCCAATTCTTTTTGTCGTGAATGGAATCACTTCGCACTGTCCAGCACATTTGTTATAGATGTTGTTTGATACCACAAGATACGGATGCACTCCGACGTACTTGTGTGTTGCGGCTCGATCGTCATTCGCTACGACGTATCCAAATCGAATTTCGCCAATCTTCGGGACACTTTTTCCAGCCACGAACATATTTATGACCTCCTTGTTTATGGCTTGTTTTCTATGGTCCCATTATACCACCTTAAACAGTAGAAGTCAATAGTATTTTGTATTTCTTCTGTTTAGATTCAATTATATAATATGATTGGCATCTTAACACCGCTCAAATCTGTATGGACCAATAAAGAATTTTGATTTTGATCCAGAAGCTCATTTTCGAAATCACAATGGAAAGTATTCCCTGTTATCGCAAATCGAGCCTGGATTTGATTTGTTCCTCCTGAAAACAAATCAGCTTGAATGCTTTTGCTCCTTAAACGTTCAACTAGCGTTAAATTATCGGTTCTTGTTTCCACATATACGCCGGATTCTCTATCGGATGATCCTCCTATGACTATGTAGCGAAATTTTTTGATGAATTCAAAAAACTCATCCGCAGTGAAAGTTTTTACCATTTCATCCTCCGGTACAACTAATTGTAGTTTTGATGGCTGCGGCCGTTCTTCTCTGGTTGTTATTTTACCACACAGTTCACTAATAATCAAGCCTTATTAGCACGATTGGTTGTTATTTTAAAATCGCTGTTCTTAAACTTTTCCGAATCTCCATTGCTTCTTCATATTTATCAACGGCTTCCTCAAGTGTCTCCTCCAAATCACAAAGAATATCTTCTTCCGCTTCCCATTTATCATGAGTATTTCCATCGGAATCTGGCTCAGCTCGTAACTTGGCATGATTCGTTTCAACAGCCCTAAGTACAGCCGTTAATGCGTCATAAACTTTCATGTTAACACTCCTTCTTAACCCAACTTTCGTATCCACTCCTGCGAAACTTTTTTCTGGTGCTCATAATAGCAAACGCCAGTCACATCGTTCACAACCACATCGTCATAAGGAATCTCCTTCTCTTTTAGATGGGCAACGAACCAGCGCTTGGTCAGATAGCACATAGGCGTCTTCCAAGGATTACCGTAATCTAATTTGGACTTGTGACATGCATTATAATAATCGCCGCACATATCCCACCATTCCTTACGGACGCGCTCCCTCATCCGCAGAACATCAGGGGTGCCAACATAACCCATCTCAGCAACAGCTTCACGAACTGCTTTCTTCTGACTGATGGACTGTCCTGCACTAATACCTGCAGAAGCACCCAAACCGAACAACCCTAAAAAGAACGAACCTACTCCACTCATGATAGTACTCCTTTATGTTTTTATTCAAACAAGTCGTTGCGAATACGTGGCATATAAGACCGCTTTTCAGATCGATCAAAAACCTTCTGCAGTTTTCCTGTGCCCCAATCTCCTTTGTCAAACTCCATAACACACTCGACAAGCACTTTTACATCTTTGCATTCTCGTCGTTTAAGCAACGCTTTTTGCAATTCTGTTTCAAGATAGCACTTTCTAACCGCATTTGCCTTTGCGAATTCAATGGCATGCTGAAGATCAATAATTTCGAGGCTTACATCGTTTAGCTCTTTACAAGCATCAACATATAATGACTGAATCGATCCAAGAGTCTCGTCTACAATCAACAGCGCCTGTTTCAGATTATGTAATGTCTCCCCTTCTTTGATGGGAATGCCGGCATCATACTGTTCCTGTTCAGCCCTTCCAACCTCGGCCATCATGGTCGTTTCTATTCGCCCAAGAATCTCCGAGACACTTTTTACTTTGAATCCTTTGTCCTGTAATGCCTTTGGTAGACACGTGATTGTCGCTTGTGCCTTTTCAGCTGGTTGCAACAGTGCGTCTCCAAGGCTGTCCGTTGCAACCAATAAGTTCTCGCTGTTTCTTTTAATGTAGCACGCACCGTTTGTAATAACACAGTTCATGTGCATCCTCCTACCTTATTATAATAGGGGCCTGCAGATCAATGCTCGCGCAGCACTACAGATTGCCCCTTTTTCAACACCCAGCAGTTCTTGCCGGCATATGCACAATCTTCACAGTGACCGCCACATTCGTTTGCGTCTGCCGGTGCATCGCAAACTCCATTTTTGAACGATACATAAGCAACTGGTAAATTGTAGATGTTATCCATATTATACCCTGGCCATTCTGAAAACAAAATATGTAAATTGCTGGGAATTTTCTTTTTTGCTGCTAAATACTGGTTAACGATTTTATACTGTTTTGTAAATGCCAAGAAATGAGTGCGCGGCAACTTACGAGCGACTCGACACATCATAGCAAGATAGTCCTGACTGATGATATCTCCGCTAACGTGCCATCTAAAATAAAAAGACCCATAAGCTGCAGCAGTTGCCTGCAATTCAAAGCCATCAGGGTCGGTCAACCACAGATTCAGATTGTTTTCGTATGCGTCTCGAACCACACCGCGCCAATCAAAATGGCGAACATAGCACGTCTTAGCACACGGCACATCAGGTGCACAAGTCACCACACGAGGCATAGAGATGGATTTGATATTACCCATCTTGCTGTTCGAACTCGACACTGACAGCTTCAACATATTCAATTTTTACACCCTCACTTTAGGAGGGCGCACTCCTTTCTTATAATTATACCATCCTAATAGTACAATAAATTACACTTTCAAAATCGGCTCATCAGGCATTAAGGGCTCAAATTTCGATTCCACATCCAAATCATAATGATATGGGATGCCAAGACGATCTAATTCTTCCTTAAAAATTTCAGCCAATTCATCTGGCGAATAGTCTTCGATTTTCATTTTACACCACCTTTAGCGCCTGCTCATTGATAGCCGCAACTAACTCATTGACCAACTTCATATTGACGTGATTTGGCAATTCACTTTCCTTTTTGTCAACTTGCAGTCTAGCCTCATACACAGGAATCACATGGTTACGCAACTCTTCATAGTCGTAGTCACTGTTTCGAATCTGCATCAAAACATCGTGCTCGGCCCCACGATAAGTGTTGATTTCACATTTTTCTAAAATGTCAAACAACATATGATATAAACGAATCGCATTCATTACAGTCTTATTGAAACGTTTTTCTCCATATGGAATATACGGTTTAACATTTGGATTCACGCCAGATTCTTCAACTTCATACAGGTACGCACGCCATTTAGCATCTGCTTCTTTGATCAGCTTTCCTGCAAATCCACCAAATGAATAGATTACCCTTTTCGACAGGAATAAATTTTTATTTTCCGTCAACAGTCTAGTAGTAGGATGATAATCGATAACTAGTTCATCTGCGTTACCGAGTTGTTCTAACATGTTTGGATTCCCGCTACACAATAACTTCGCAGCTTTATTGAAACTAAATACCGTTGTATCCGTCACCGTATCTACATGATGTTCAAACTCACCCAACCCGAGTAGATCCTCTTTGGAGTTCAAAGCGACACCGCGAATATCAACATCTGATCCTGCTACATTCGTTCCATAAGCATGGCTGCCGCCAATAGTCAGAAACATCAAATGCTTACCAAGGTGAGGATCAGTACGTAGAAAATCATACGGTTCACTCGCAATGATACGTTGTAATTCTTCTCGTGTCATTTTTACCACCTTTTTACGCTTTAGATTATTAACATCACAGCAATAAAACAAAATGCCCAAATCGGAACAATTAACCATGCCCAATCAAGGCAGAAATCAATAAATCGAGATAATAATCTCAAAATATAATTCATCATAGTCCCGTTTGCCTCGTATAAAATTCGATCGGTTCACCAGTTTTGATGTTGACGCCCTGACCAATTACACTAGCGCTATAAGCAGGATAGATTTCATTACCGCCATCAACCAGGTCAATCTTAATACGAACCGTACCTTTGAAATTTCTTATTAATGTAGTAGTCCGATCATTCTTGATGTGATAATCGTACTTCGGGTTAAACTTGAGGACAGACCGCAAATCCGCTACACAGACCATACCACTGTCTGCACAGAATCTGCCGATTACTTTTGGACGGCTGTTTTTGTTAAAAGAGAGCTTGTCGTAAGTCGTACAGCTCCAATCGCCATAATAAGTATCAGATTCAATGCCGATAATTCCATAATTGATCATACAAGTACAATCAAAACTGCGGCGCTCTTCGTTCGTCATATTTACAGACAGATAACACGGATCTGTAATGACAATATCACCATTGAAATCCATAACCTTATCTTCGGCCTCTTCAACCGACACTGTGCCGTACTCCAGATACTCATAATATTGCCCTAAATTTTTATGAAAATGAGCGTAATACTTTGCCGCAGCAGGAATAAACGCCTCTCTATCTTTGAAATAAAAATCAAGGAAATCTTCATCTGTATATGTAAAAAGCAGGTGGATAACAACTGGTTTTACAGGACTTCCCTCTCTGATAGATGCTTCAATGTTAGTGATTTCTGGCCAGAGATTATATTTCTTCAAGCGAACATCCCGATACTCTTCAGGGATTGCATACCATTCATCGAGAAGTTGCTGTGGATAATTTTCAAACTTTTCAGCCAGCCGTTTCTTTTCTTGTTCAACCCATTCGTGTGTCATAATCCACCTCAAATAATCAGTTCATAAATCTGACCAAAGTAGCGACAGAACTGTAAATCATCCAGAGTTTCGATTGCCGAATCGAGTGCAAAGAAATTCACCTCTGTCGGGTCAAACAAAAGCTGCTCGATATCTTTTACGTCGATATCGTCATCTTCAAATCCAGCGTCTGCTCTTTCCTGTTTAAATTCTTCATCAGATTCATATGTAAACATTACATCGTTGTAGACTTTTTCCGCATCGAAGTCAATCGTCAAGTCTCCTGCAGACCAGTTTTGCTGTTTTGCCATAGAATCTTCTGAAATAGCAATCAGCCCATAGTTTCTACTAACATCATCGCTAAGCTTCTTGCCTGGATATTTTTCTTCAAACGTTTTTCGATCATTGAAATCTACGCCACCGCCACAACTTTCAAGGTACTTTGTAATGCGAAGAATCAATTCATCTTTATTAGTAGAATTAGACCAATCCACATTATCAATGATATCTTTTGCTTCCTGAAGAGCGTTCGTGGTATATGCAGACCAGTGATAGTAAATCGTTGCGATGTCTTCGTCAAAAGCATGAACCGTAATAACCAATCTCTGTCCCATTACTTTAATTCTCCTTTTTGATATAATCGTTTTTTATATTCTTCTGTTCGCCGATGTGCCAATCTTTGAGATTCTGAGTCGAGAGCGTAAAACATCCAGTGGTCCTTTATGTATTGATCGTTTTTTGCTTTTGATTCTGGATTTACAATTAAAGCAATTGTTTTGTGGCTTACATTATATTCTCTAGCCAGACCTCTAAGCGAATACGCTCCGGTTTGATATTTGCGAAGAATTTCGTTTTTCTTTTCAACAGTAAGTTTCACACGGCGATCTTGTGCTTCGGAAAGCCTTAGAGTTCTCCATTTGTTAGGCATCAACAGCCTCTTTTGCCTTGCAAAGCTGTTTCATCTGATTCCAAATGATAAAAGTGAACTCATCCTTTTCCGGAATGTTGCAATCATAATCATTTAAAAACTGCTCGGCAATATCTTCTGCGCAATCAAGAATTTCCTTATAGGTAACACCATGAGCCTCCTTAAACGCTTCTTCGTCACAATCACACTCGTTAAACATGTCGTAAATATGACCCTTTGCGTCCTCAACTCGATGTTTGAGTTCCTGATACTGATATGCTGCTTCGATCTGATCTTCATTCATTACATAACTTGCGCCCGTTACGTTGCTTACAACAAGAATATCGTTATTCATTATCGGTTCTCCTCCAAATCATAAGATTCAATTTGAGTGAGTTCGTCATCGTAATTATCCAAACTTCCCTCATCGTACATGATCTTCATAATGCGTTCGGCTTCTTCAATGGAATCAGCTTCAATTATTTCTTCGTATGTTCGAATTACTTTAGCGCATACTGTATATTCCATATGACACCTCAAATTCCATGCTTTAAACAATAGTGCCCATAAGATAATCCTTCTGCGTCGGCCTTTCTTACAATGTCTAGGAGGGCTTCACGAGTTTTGTCTTTAGATTCTTTTTCTGCCTGCTTTTTCTGATTACAACTGTTAACTTTTTCTATGTCGACAATGCGTTTGCACTCTTTGCAATATTTCACTCCACACTTAGGGCCATACCATGTAGTCCCACATCGTTGACAATAAATCTCCCCATATGCAAGCATGTTTACACTCCTTCGATATGACTTGCCATCATGTCCGCCGTGTGCGTCCAGAGCACATTTGGATATTTTGCAATGGCGTTGCCATAATATTTCCACTCGTTTGTATCGGTCTCATATGCGCCCATGTGCCAGCGGATACAAGCAATTTCCTCTTGGGTCAAGGTGACACAACTCGCCAGCATACAAATAGATTTTTCACCGTGATGACTGTAGATTGAATCATTTGTATAAGCGTACTGATAACCATTTTCTGCGCTAATCAACTTGTATTGATCCATTTTACAAACATCATGTAGCAGACCAACAACAACTGGAGACCCGGGATTATCCCACTTCAAACCAAGCTTCTCTGTTAACATCAAAAGATTTTTTGCAACTGCCAGACTGTGTTCAGCTAAGCCGCCGGGGTGGTTGCCATGATATTTGGTAGAAGCCGGAGCGTCCCAGAATCCGTATGTATTAAGAAAATCCTTTACAATAATTGCTTTAGCTGGCATGAAATATTTATCAATCAGTTGATGTGCTTCGTCTTTGATATTCCCATCATTCATTTTAATAGGCAAAATTTCAACACAGCCCTTTTTACCAAGTAACTTGTCCATCAGTTCATCCGTTGCTTTATCGTCATATAAAGTGTATACACTACACTCTAGAGCTTCTGCGATTCGAACTATATTTTTAACATTTGTATCACGTTTTATTTCGTTATACAAAGTCGTGTATGGCATATCAACCATACGGCTTAATTTTTTCAAAGAAATTTTCTTTGCTTTTGCAATTTTATAAACATTTTTTGAAACTCCCATTTGCACATACCCCTCATTCTCCAATAATGTTTCCATCTTCAAAACGAATTGCGGCGACATAGTTTTCTTGCCCCTGCCGAAAGCCAACCGTTTGGATATTTTTAAATACAGAATTGTATTCAGTGATTGAAATTAGGTCATTCCAATCAACTGTTTTTCCGTCTTTAGAGAAAAAAATGCCAAGACCCGGATAATCGTCCGTGGCTCCAGTTGGTAGACACACAAAATATCCGTCAGGAATTGCAATCTTGGGAGTCGTTTCATCAATTACAAACATAATCAAATCTCCTCAAAACAGTCACAGTCAGATACGATTTCGTTCGTAACATCTTTCTCGTATCTCTCAGAATCTCCGCAACAGCAATAATAATGCTTTAGAAACGGATTTTTATCATCGACATCAATCTTGTTATCGTGAAGTGGAAAACTATATTTATCTCCCAAATAGCAGCAATCCGCACATTTTGTGACATTATCCTTTTTATTTTTAGCTTCACCAATAACTCTCTTTGCCCAGCGTTCAAAACTCGCCACAACATCATCGTCCATCTCGTACTGGTAATAGAAATCGAGTTCGCCATATTTGTCAATTCGATACATTGCCGTGACAATCCCGCACTCTGGATTATTAGCGTCAATGTATCCGATTTTGTTATTCCCGCCAGAAGTTTCGGTTTGAATAAGAGTCCACATAATCAGATCTCCTTACAAATGATAAATCTGCCAAATGTCCTTATAATCACGTCCAACGATCATCATTGTCGTGTCATCACCATCTATATATGGTTTGCAACCCTCGTCTTCTTTGTCGTCTTTCCACGTTCTATAGTAATCCCGGTAGGTGCGTCGAATACATTTCTGCATTTCTTCTTGAGCCGCCTCATTACTTTCAAACTTGCTTGCGCTGGCAACATAAGCTGATGTTTCCTGACTTTCATAAATATTGATAAGTAAAAACATATTGTGCACCTCCATTTAAACTATTCTGGCGGCGGTTATGTCTGCCCCAGTACCGCTACTCACCTGGCATCCGCTACGAATTAACCGAAAATCATAATTTCTTCCATTGATTACACCTCAATGTCAATGTCAATATCAAAAGAAGAAGTTCCGTCTTCATTCTCTTGATAGTTCATTTCAGCGAGAGAGTCCATACACTCCTTTAACTTCTTTTGCGTGTTCTCTACATCCGGATGACTTAGAAGATACCGGAGTCGTTTTGCTCCATCATCACTCAAAACAATATCTTCATTAACGTAGTGCATTTTATTCCTCGTTTACAATTTCAATCTGACACATCTTCATGGCAGCCAGTGCGTTCTTATGAGACTCAGGAGTTACACCAGCACAGCAGCTTGCATCCACAATGATAGGAACCTCATGGAGCACATTCTTCAGCATAATTGCATTGGAGATAACACAGATGTCCGTGCAAAGTCCGACCAGTGTGATTGAGTTAATTTCCACGTCAGAATACCAAAGAAGAGTTTCTCGTAAGTCCTGCATCATATAATAAGAGCCGAACACTTCTTTGTCGTAGATGGGATTGTCAGATTCCCACATCTCGTCAGTGATTGTCGCGTCAACCTCATCGATCAACTGCCACCCCCACGTCTCCTCTAAACAGTGCTTCACAGGGAGATGTTTACCTTCCTGAGTTTCGAGATAGTTTTCATGGTGAGTGTCTCTGGTATACAGAACCTTACCGCTCCAGCCTTTGATCTTCTTCACAACCTTTGGCACAATAGCTTGAGCTTCAGGAGTACCAAGAGCGCCGGTTACGAAATCGTTCTGCATATCAACAACAACCAAGATATCGACTTTTGTCTTTTCCATTGCTAAATCCTCCTTAATTAGACTCACCAGTCAAACGGGTTTGAATTATATACCGACATCGGCAATAGCTTGAACGTGTTTGCATCATGCATCCGATCAATCTTGGCTGCGGTTGCAGTATCGCCCCCGAAATCTCCAGTACGGATATACTTGTCAAGGAAATCATAGGTAAAGCCGAAGTTGTCTTCATCAGTCTTACCGGTCAGACCATCAGCAGGTGCTTTCTCAATAAACTTTTCAGGGAGACCCAGTTCACGACCGATAGCCTTTACTTCGGTAACAGTTAGCTTGCCAAGAGGGCTAAACTGACCAGCTCCGTCTCCAAAAAGAGTGGCAAATCCAACATAGTCCTCCGAAAAATTAGAGGTGTTCGCTACCCGCCCATTCATACTCTGAGATACCATGAACAGGGTTGCCATACGGATTCGTGCCGGCAGATTTACACGAGCCTGCTTGGAATCACACAGACCAGCAATTCGACCCCTAGCCAGTAACGCATTCACAGTTTCCGCAATATTGACCTCGAACGACTTGATACCCAGATGCTTGACCAGATCCCGCGCTACATCAATGTCGTCCTGCACCCCCTGCGGCATCAGAACGCCGATCACTCGACCATTACCAAGCGCTTCACAGCACAAAGCTGCCACAATACTGGAATCCTTGCCGCCAGAAATACCAACCACAGCATTGCAGTCAGGACCATTCTTGCGGAAATAATTCCGAATCCACGTAATGATTTCATCTTTTGTCTTTGATGCATCAAATTCATAATTGCGCATATTACTTCTCCTTCAATCTCCATAGCTCAACATCTACGTCTTGAAATGTAACATCAATGATCTTCTTGACGGTCTCCCAATCAGCACCACCACGAACACAGCCGATTCCATATGGCATAGCCACTTTAGTTCCAGTCATCTTAGCGAATTTTGCAACTTCTTGAAATGCCTCCATCAGTGCGCCAACAGACGTGTACTGCTTTCCGTCATATCCATAACTGTTCTGACCAAAACAATTGATGATCCATCGTGAACCTTTTTCATCGACTGGCACCATCTGAGCGATACCAAGCATTCGTCCCGGATAGTCCTTGTTGGTTTCGCAGTAAGTGTGATATTCCTCATACACATTCGGAAACCGTTCGCGAACTTCTTTAGCAACGCCTGATCCCATTACACCCTGACAATTCACCTGATGGCAAATAATATCTGCGTCAGAATCAAATACGTTGCCTTCTTTGATTACACCAGCCATCAGAACTTCCCTCCCCACAGTCGGTCGCGGACTTCCTTCAAACTGTATTCTTTAATCATCGCGCCATTGCGGAATACAGGCTGCAGCATGTTTCCGTCAGAATGAGCAGCGTGATCCATCAGGCCATCAGTACAAACCAGCTTTCCAGAATCATCCTTAGTGACATAACACATACCCTTCAGACTCTTCTTAAAGTGATCGGTGTCGGTCTTGGGGTCCTTGAAGATCTGAATCTCCTTGCCATTGACCACGCCATAAGTTGCCTTGACTGCCATGCCAAAAGTATCGCGAGTGAACGGCTTCAACTGACCATTCTGCTCGATGCACTGCATGGAGAAAGAACCAACGCCAAGACTGACATTGTTGCAGGCAAAACCGTGTGCTTTGAGCTCGGCATAAATCTTTTCACAGCGTTGCACAGTGATAGAGTCGCCATACAGAGCCTTTACATGAGGGTCGAGCACCTTATAACCCTTGCTGTTGACCGTGCCGCCGAAGATATCCCACAGATGATAAACCGTCTGCGTAACAATTTCGACCGGGTCGCCAGAATCGCCACGAATCAGCAGTGTGCCATTGTGTGCCATGATCTCATCCTTGAGCTGCGGTAGAATGTTATCAACCAGATTCCAATAGTCGTAGGAGTCAGACACCATGCTGAAATTCATATTGGGATACAGCTCAGTCAGCGCCCGGCGGATGAAAGTGATCTCATCGCCATCGACTGCGAAGTTGGAACACATCACACTATGCTCGGTACTAACAGCGCCGAATGCAACGGGCTCTTCTTCACAATTGCAACGATACATTTCTTCCAGATACGGAATCGCAGGGACAGTAGCCGTATTCAGAAAGCTCAAGCACCAACCGGCGCTTGACTTAACTGCCGACTGCATACACTCCTGACCACGGAAACTGAAATCACCCAGAGCACGAGCATGTGGCACGCCATCCTCCACTGTTTCATCGTAATACTTGTCCACGATATCGCGATACAGAGTTCCGACCGTTGCAGAAATCATCGGATGCCACAGCTCAGAGCTCATAAAGGATTCAAGGAACTGCGGAACCCATGCGAAATCAGGGTGCGTATTGCTCATCTCAAGGAACGGCACATGGATGGGGCAACGAGTGCCTTCTGGCAGTGCCTTGATTTCAACAGGAAGATATCCCAGATCATGTAGCGCTGCAATCTTGCTCAGATCGTAAGCATCCTTACCAATGGTCGCATCCAGATATCGCTTATACTGAGGAACGACCATTTCTTTTGGTTCGTCGAAAAAGTTGTCGTTGAAATACTGCACCAGATAATCCTTGCAAAATGCCTGAACGCCAAACACAACAACTTCATCCACGCCATCCAACCGACTCATACGAGGCGTGAAGTAACTGACCAGCTTGGTAGTGCCGGCCGGAAACTGCTTACTGTGCGTTGTCTTGTAAAAGTCACACAGCAGCATCGGGTTAATATTGATCATTTCATATTCTCCTTTTCAATTAGTCGGAAGTAATCGTCAAGGACATTTTTCAGTTCCTGCTTACAACACCATCCGAGCTCGTCAGACTCTTGGATTTGACAAGTCAGAATATCAAGTGCGTTATAGATTTCTTCTTTATTAAATTTCATATCAATCCTCATCCCACCTGTGTTCCAAAACAGTGATCTTGTCGTGATGGCCGGTGAAGATACTGTCCGTGGTATAGACCATATGAATCAGCTCCGGATCATCAAACAGATGGCCGCGTTCTTTATCCAGAATACTGTTCTCACAATGACTGACATACATGTCGATATCACCTACGTCCAGTTCTTTCAGCTTTTCAGCCGAATAAAACATAGTGCCACCGTAAGAGCAGATATCATCGATCATAAGGACCTTGCCTTTCTTTGGAGGATATCCCGTGACGTCCAAACCAAGAATCTTGCCGGTCTTCCACTCACGCTTTTTGTCACCGTGAATGATGTAAGCCTTACAACCCACACGATCGAGTGCCCAGTGAACAGTTTCCTCGTATCGTTTCATTGCTCCTGCATCTGGGAAGTAGATTACATCAGGCTTGCTTTCTTCGATTACCTGACAGATCTCACGAATCGGAGTGCGTACTTCACACCGATCGATCAGAGCGGGAGCCACATCACTATGAGGATCAAAAACGACAACGCGGCTGAATTCACACCGGTTGATCTCGTCAGCAAACCACTTGAGAGTGAACACGTCTTCGTCGTGATAGGCGCGATCCATACGAGCGTTCGGAATATACGGCATAAACAGCTCGACTTCTGCCCCGTTATCCTTTGCGTCCTTCGCGATCATAATGACCGTGGGAAGCTCGGCCATGGATTCAAACGTCCAGACAATGCTGATTACATTGAGATAATTGATGGTCAGATCCTTCTTGATCAGCGGGGTGCCATCAGGAAAAGAACTGATTTCATAATGATTTGCTTTGACCATATTGAGCCTCCTTAAACCGCGTAATGTAGGCTACGCCCACCACGACGTTCAAACATAATGTACTTAACCGTTTCCTTTTCAAATTCAGCGTAATCTGCCTTTTCCCACTCATAATCTCGGTCATACGGGTTTTCGACTCTGAGATTCTCACCAGAAATCATACATTTTCCAGTCTTCTGATCGAATTCAATATTATCCGTATTGAACCGAATCAAATAACTGTCCTTGCCCACAATTGGGGTGAAGTAATCAGAATAATCATGACCGCCATTAAACAAATCATAACTACCATGGCTAACAGACTTTTTGCCACTTTCAGTTACTGCCGTGACGGTATAGGCCATGTCGTCCAGATTGATGATATTCAGATCCATGATGGCATCCTTAAATGAGGTACCGAGATTCAACTCAAAAGCGATGGATCGCAGACAATCGTAATTCAAAGTGACGCGAGAAGAGAACTGGATAACAGATTCAATTTCGCCATAATACTTTGGATCAAGCTTATCCTGTAGATAAGTACGAATCTCTTCAGCCTGCGGATAATCGAAACGAAAATGATAATGAAAGCGACCCGGACGGTTTACAAGATAATCGTTCAGACTACGCAACTGATTGCAAGTAACAACAAACAACTTCTTTCCAGTCGTAGTTCCGTCAAACAGACTCAGCATAGTATCCTGCGGATTTTCGTTGTCTGTAGAACGGAAAGTTTTATCAAACTCATCAAACAGAACCATAACTTCCTGCGTAATGGATTCAATAAAACTAGCAATACCAGGAATGTACTCGTTTGCCAAAATAACAGGATAGCCTGCATCAACCGCAGTCTTAGCAATCATTTTAGCAGTCAGAGACTTACCAATGCCTTTATCACCGCTGAGGATCACACCAAGATTCCGAGTAAACACCTTAAACGTACTCATTACCTTGGCTGCCTTCTCATTGGCAACACCGTACACCTTTTCATCGACAACCATATCTGGACGACGAGTCAAATAAAAACCGGTCATCTTAGCGAAACAAATGTCATATGTGCCAGCTGGGATCTGATCGTAAGCCTGCATATCGTCGCCATACAGATGTAAACGGCCAGAACTTTCGACAATTTTCATCGTAACGCCTCCATTAAACTTTCTTCAACATATTCAAAGCCATTGTAATCCTCAATGATCTCATATTCTCCAAGAGGAACCCACCCGCCGCAGCACAAGCACAAAATCTTTCCGTCTCCAAAAAGAATGCCCATATGTTCGTCAGTGGGTTCTTTCAAATCTCTGAATCGTACAATGCCAGCCGCTTCATTATCTTTCACGACTAACCACCTCTCAGTTCAGCTCTTCCAGCTTCTTCATCAGCTGCTCGACATCCATGTCTTCCAGCTCCTTGTCTCTCTTCTTAGCCACGATCTTCATAATCTTATCGCGCTGCGCCTTCTTCTCGGCAGCATTCACACGTGCCTCGGACTCAGCCAGCTTAACAGATACGATGTACTTTACCAGCTCAATCTTGTTTGCCAGTTCGGTATCTTCGGCGCTCTTAACAGCCAGCAAAGAATCCTCGTCAGCAGTCTTCTTCTGGCGGTTCAGAGTCTTAAAGATTGCATCCAGAGCCTCAACATTCAGATCCCACAGATCCTCAACAGTCATGACGCCCTTGTAGGTAAAACGGTAACGATTACGAGTTGCGATTTCAAATAAATTCTTCTCCATAATAATTTCCCCTTTCAAAATTACAGTAACGACCGACAAACAAGACATTTTGCTGTGCCAACAAACATATCATCAGTCCAATGTTTACTATGGTTGTCTTCTTCGATTCGGTAGTATTCTCCAACTTCAGCAATCGTCACAATTTTTCCAGCAAGTTTCATTCTTTCTTCTAATGACCACTTGACTGTTATAGCATATCCGGGTTTATTACTCCGGTCTCGCATAAAATAGTTCCCATATTGCATAAAGTTATCAATCACCCGCACCTTATCCCCAACTTTGTAACGAGCCATTAAATCACCACTTTCAGAACTCTCTCAGTAGCGCCCTGAACCTTGACAATAAAGGAATCATGCTTCGTCTCAGAGAAGCCAACGCCAGACAGCTGGTCATCTACCGACTGAACCGCCATCTGAGAACCAAGAGCCTCAAATACTCGCTTATGCTGTAACAGTTCCGCCTTCAGAAATTCATTGTAGAAACCATTGGGCTTTTCAGGGTTGACACAATCCTTGAGCATGAAGAAGTAGTGACGATTACCATTACCAGTCTGTTCATCCCAGTAGTTCGGAGAATACATCGCCACAGACACAGGTACGAACTGATTGGAATTCACACCCCAGATTTCGCGGGTGCTGGTAGAACTGGGCAGCAGCTCCTTGATAGAGAACTTACCATCCTTCAGCATGACTTTTGCCACAGCGACACTCTGAGCCTGATGTAGCGGCTTATCGTAATTAAACGAGTAAATGTTGCCATCGAATTCGATCTCAGCACGGAAACCAGTTTTACCGCCACGACTAGCAAAGCATCTCACATAGAAGCTGTACTCGCCTTCCTTCATCTTTTTGATATCAGGCCATGTAATATTTTCGACCGCAGCCTTACCCTGATTAGGATGAGTGATATCCACATCCAGGCGGCCATCAGTATAATGATTCCAACAGTTTCCGAAATAGATGTGATTGTTATCGGGTTCAATGCAATGAGCATCCTCATCGTTTTCATCCCACTCGCCCGGCTTATCGTTCCACTGAATAGAAAAACGCAGCACGCCATCGACCTTGCCGCCAGCAGCCTTAACGTTTTCGCGAATATCGCTGTCTGCCATATTGCCGGTATATGCCCAACTGAAACCATTAGGCCACTTGAACATACTCGGCGCACTCTTATCCTGAGGCGCAATCAGAGACATCATATTCTTCTCGAAACGATTTTCCATGAACAGCTCCAGCCCAGTCGCAGTCGGCAGCACGTCCTTGATGAACTTGTCGATGCCAATTTCCTCTGCGCGGCCAAACTTCTTGGGATCGATCGCAACAGTCTTAGCCATTGCTTCAAACGGATTTGTAGCACCAGCAATACGAGGGGCAGCATCCCGGTTGCAGAACAGGATATTATTGGCGGTGATATCGTCCAGAGTAGCAAACCGACGACCCAGACTGCTCATATAGCCCAGCTCGGTAACGGTCTTCTGTGCGTCTTCCAGCATCTTCTTGGTGAAAATCGCCTTGGGACGCTTATAGTTTGCAGGAGCAACAACCTTCTCAAAGGCGGTAACGGCGGAATCCACATCCATGCCCTCACTCAAATTGATAAGAAGGGTGCCGATAGCGGTGTTACGAATGCGAAGCTGTGCCGCCGTAGCATACGTAGGGGCAAGCCATACAAAGGCAAGCTTTTCATTAACAGACAGCTTGTCATAATCAAGCTTATCATGCTTAAACTCCTTTACAGACCGCTCAAACTCCTTGCCGCGATACAGACTATTCTGAGCAATCAGCTCCAGCACAGTATCAACAGCCTCCATGGTTAGCCCTTCCAGAGAACGCTTGAACACGTTTGCGGAGTCACGCCACTGTGCCATCTTAGTAGACACGTCATCAGGCCGCATAATAAAACGCTGCGGAATCTTGACTGCGAAATGATCCCAAGTATGCACATCCTTGTGGTTTTCGTCATACTCGTAGTTCATCTCGGTGCCGAACATATCGCCAGAACCGATCATATTACGGCTGACAAAGTATGGATTCACAATGGCGCGGCTCTTTACATAGGCAGCCAGCGCATCAACAACAGGCTGATACTTGGCAGACTTTGCATCGAAATCCCAGATGGAAATCAAATTATAATTCTTGTTAAACGCCACCAGCTTGCCGATATTCTTTACAAAACGGCGGCAGCAGGAGCAATCATACTCGCGCCGCTTACGGAACAACTCATTCGTGCCGGCCGGGAAACTGTCGAGATACAGATTGTACAGTTCATCCTCGTCTGCATCGGTGATAAACAGTGGATTCCCACTCTTCACCATCTCATTAAAGTGGTCCTGCAGCAGTGCACGAAATTTCTTAAAATCAGACATTTTCATTCTCCTTTATAATAATGATTTACAACAAAACTGGTTTACCGGTTCAAGCATCTCGTCGGACCACGTCCAGTTACATCCTTCTACTTCGTACGTAATGTTACAATTTAAGATAGTTGTAATTTTGCCAGCGTATTTACACATACTAAATGAAAACCCAGGATCATAGCCTGGTTTTGGTCCACTTACCATTTTGTAACTTTCTTGACAACCAAGGTCACGACGAATTCTTACTTTTTGTCCAACTTTATATTTGTAATCCATTTCAAATCCTCACAGCAAACTTTTGCAAATCAGATTCTTAGGACGATCAAACATTTCATCCGTATAATAATATGTTTTTCCATCCTCAAGAATTTTGTATCGACCGTTTGCTTTATGAGAAATATGTACAATTTGTCCACGATAACCTACTTGTCCGCGTCCGCTCCATGACGTCTCAATGCCATTGGCATTCGGTTCTGGACCAGATTTCATGTAATAAACTACTCCAGATTGAAGATCTTCCCTGACGCGAACCACTTCTCCATTCTTATATTTGTACTTGCTTTTCGACACGTTCTCTTACCTCTTTTCATAATAGACTTTTACATGTAAACGGTTTTTTAGATTCTTCAAACATTTCATCTGCCCAATATCTGGAGCTTTCTTTTACCCTGTAACACATTGAACTACAACAACAATCATAGCCCTCGATTGTGACTTGTTTTCCTCGAAAATTTTCCATAGAAGAAGTAGCAAGAATAGCATCATTTGGAGTTTCTCCTGACAACATCTTGTATGCTTCACGATTTGATAAATCTTTTCTAACCGTTACTTTATCTCCGGGTTTAAACTTATAGTTCATAGTTCATTCTCCTTCAAACCAGTTGGAAACATTCTCAGCGATTTCATCAAGTTTTTCCTGATCCATTTTGATATATCTCATCGTAATACGCTGGTCGCTGTGATTAAATTTTGTTTGGAGAATATTCAAGATATTCGCGCCATCAACTGTACCCTCGGCACTCTGTAACGCGGCCATAGCATAAGTTTTACGCATACTATGAGTCGACAACTCAATGTCCAAACCACACGCCTTACCAGCTTTCTTCAAAAGGTTGCTCACCGATCTAACGTTAAGCTGTCCACCTTTCTTACTCTGAAAAAGAAGTGTGTCGCGGTCAATTCGAAAACCAATTGCCTGATAATATTCTCTTAAAGATTCTTTTGCCATGTGAGAAATTTTACACACGTTTCGCTTGCCGGTCTTCTGCTCGATCAGCTCAACATGATCTTTTACATGAGCGTTCTCATAATAAACATCAGCCGTTTTAAGTTTCAACAAATCGCCACATCGAACGCCAATTGAACAACCGAGAATAAACATCGTTTTGTTTCTTAACGCGATTTCTTCACGTCCGTTAGACCCAAGGTAATCAACAATCTTCTTAAAATCTTCCTTTGACTTGATAGGGTCTGCCGGAGTTGGCTTTCTGCGCCCATCCTTGAGATAAAGACTGTCCGTCCGACGAGGTTTCCGTGCTTTTTTCGTTTCATTAGCACTTTTAACGGCCTGCTGAATAATTCGTTCAATATCGTCCTCTGTAACAATGAGTTTTGCGAGCTGATCTTCAACGGGGAAAAGAATGGTTTTTTGCACCGTCTTTTTGGCGGTTTCTGCCATTTAAATTCACTCCTTTACAAAAGACTTTTACATGTAAGCGATTTTGGTGATTCAAACATCGTGTCAGTCCAACTCCAATAGTGGCTGTCCTCGCAGAGCATATAAACACCGCAGATTTGATGGTCGATTGTCATAATCTGTCCACGATACGTTTCCATAGCCTCATTGACTCCCGGATCGTAACCATACTTTTCTCCGCTTTGCATTGGATATTCTGCGCCGGCTGTCAAGTCTTTCCGAATTCTTACTTTATCGCCAACTTTATATTTGTAATCCATAATCAATCTCTTTTCTAAATTGTGAGTAATAGTTTGGCTGGAAGAACATTTGCGAGATAATTTGGAGGGATCTTCGATCCCGGAAGCATTATCGAGTAAATGTTCTGATGGCCAATGAGTCGCAGTGATGGCAGCCGCGATCTCCAGCTCTGCTGGGATCTAGGCTGCAGAACGGAGACTCCTCTTGCGAACTAATTTAATCCATAGCTCAGGAGGGCGAGGCTGCCTGTGGTTGGCAGCCCTAGAGCCCGTATGAGCGTGCTGTGGTATTCTTCATAACTGTCGGTCAACCGGCAGCTCGCGACGTAGAACGCCCGATATTCAAAAGAGATTACAATATATAATTACTTTGATTCTTTGTCCTGCTCTCGCAGTTCATCAACAAGACACTCCAAACAAGTCTGTAAAGCGTCGTGTCCGGCCTCAAGCATTGCCTGATGAATTTTCACTTCAAAATCACACAAAAGATCTGCACATAAGCTCATATCCTCTGCATCGATTTCTTTGATGCCAAGTTCCTTGATTGCGCTTGCAACATCAGACGGCCCCCAATAGACCATTGCTCTGTGGTCGTCGATATCCAACAGGTCAACTGGACACCCAATGGATTCCTCTACGACATTTGCCGCCTGATCGAGCAATTCAACTGGAGTGCCGCCATCTCTACACATCATTTCAATCATTAGAAAACAACTCCTTCTTTTGGTTTTAAGTCAGCTTTGAGCATTGCCATCATGTCAACACGATATTTTTCATTGTATCGAGAGATTACCGCATCAACTGATTCTTTTTCAACCATACGGTAGTAATTCAACTTGCCATTAAACTGCTGCAGGTCTTCAAGATCCCACGTTTTTCCTTCTTTCTTGCAGACGATGTAATTAGATGCCATCTTCTTGAAGTCCTTAAAATTACGCCATCCAACTGTGATATCGTTATTGGCGTTCCACATCAGACCGAGCATCCAGTTTTCGCTCGAATGCCGATTGCCATAATGCGTTTTTTCTTCATTCAAAGTAAACGGAGCATTGATTGCATCCAACGTCTCTTTGATAATATCCTGCATTTCCATCGGGTCAAAACTCAGATAACAACTGATAGTGATATCGTCTGCATATCTGGTATATGTAAAAGTGCGAGAAATGCCGTCTTTCATGGTATATTTGTAAGAAAGCTTCTTGTTTAACATATAATCAAACGGGATCATCATAACGTTCGTGATCCACGGACTGATTGGCGTTCCCTGCGGAAGACCGCCGTTCAAGAAGCACAAGCGCATCGCTTTAGTCAGCTGGTTGTATCCATTTCGATCTTTCATAATAAGAGAAAACGGATAAATCTTGCTGAACATACCGTAGATAAACTCAGGAGTGGAACTCGGAAAGAATCCATGAAAGTCAAACTTGACAGCCCAGTTATTTTCATAAGTGACGATCTTTTCTTTTCCAGTTTCGCGATCTTTTACTGTATATCTGTGCCCCGCCTGATGCTTTTTAATCGCACTCAGAGTGCCGCGCCCGTTGATATATGCGTGTGCTGCCGTGTGATAATCAGCAATCATGAAACTTTTTAATAGCGTCCGCAACTCAACCAACGCATCACTCAGTTCGTTTGTCGGGGCATCAATCGGTCGAAATCCACCAGTTTTCTTAGGGATTTCAAAGTGGTAGTAATACGTCGACAGGTCATGTACTGCTTCAAGACGAGCATATTTCTGATTAAATTCCGTCAGCTGTGTGATCATACTAGTGACATTTGTGATAGCCACTAAACGATCATTCAAACCCTCGCGCTGTACGGTTCGAGTAGAAGTTTCATCGCCAGCATATTTCAACTGATTCACATCAACGACTCCGCTAAGGATTTCGTCAAACGTAATCTGCCTTGTTCTCGGTGGATTCCAATAAGTAACGTACATATGTTTACCTCTTCTTCTAAATCGTGATCTAAACAGTGGTTGTTAGTGGTTGCCTCCTCAAGGTATCCGCCTTCAGTGGATACCTTCCTGCGAGTTTTGCATTTGAACCCGCTTGCGGGTACGTGTCTTCGTTAATTATTTCGGTCAACAAATCTATATACCTGCAGAGTCGCCGGGCGCGGCCGGTCGATCATGATCACGGCTGACCGGTGGGGCGTACATGCTCTTACCTTTACGAACCTGTCGGTCATCCGGCAGGACTGTATATTTCAACAGTAATTCATCACGATTTTTTATTTATTCTTTATGCAGCCGTAACGTTAAAAGTATACGGATTTGCAACGATCATTTTCTTCAAAGGTGCGATATTAGTTGCGAAATTGATAAAGTTTGTAACCGCCAAACAACACACAAAACGAACAGTCGGGGCAAGACCCTGAACGATACCACATGCGGAAACCGGAGTTCCAGCCTGCGCATCTTCATGAGAGAAATTCATAGAGTTCCATAAATTCTCTCGATCTTTTTCCTTGCTCCAATCTGCTGCCCAGCACTGTGCATCATGGAACCCAGTGCGGATATCAAACACACCCTTGATATTCGGATTGTACTTGTTCACTTCCATGAACTGCTTGCGAATTTCGATATTGTCGACTGCGAGGAATACATAACCGCGAATCATCTCGCCCTGCCAACCATTCGGCTTCAGAACGATTTCATCTTTGGCATCAGGATTGATGGCGCAGATAATATCGCGAACCGCCTCGACTTTTGGAGCCTCAATATTGTTGGCGAAGAACATCTGGTTGACAATATTCTTGCTTTCAACCTCGTCCATATCCCACAGCGTGAAATTCTTCAGGCCATACCGTGCGAGAAGTTCTGCCACAGTAGAGCCAACCGAGCCACAACCAATAATGTGGATCTGGCCGCTGATATCATCGGGATTGAATACCATTTCAAGCTTACTCAGATTCATTTTGTAGTCCTTTCTTTAATTGTCATACGGGAAACAGCTGGAATTCCAGCATGCATCAAGATCTTCTGGATTCTCCTTATAATAATTGACCAGCGGATACCGACTCTCAGACGTTTCTTTGACTTTCGGAGCCGCTGCACCAGTTACCGTCTTGATTTGCGGCACTGGCGTTTGCGTGGCAACTGTTTGCGGGTATGTTTTTTGCGGCGTAACTGCTTTACCATAATAGGTGCCTGCTCCATAAGCTCCGTAATTTGCGGCTGTGCTTGCGACATATACAGGGCGCTTTCGAACCGTTTTGTCTGCATCCTCGAGAAATCGAGTCGAGTCAAAATCTCCAACAGTAACCTTGACATCGGCTCCCTCATAGATAACATTGTCGGCCAGATCAATGACGCGAACGTTATACTGCCGCTTCTTGTTCCAGATCATAAAAATCTGATAACTCGTCGGCTTGAGTCCGTCAATGAATCGCCACTGATCCTCCATATCGCGGCTGCTCGGCGTTACACCGAAATCGACATGGCTGTGTCCCTGAAATCTCAGGTTGCGAATCGTTTCAACAGGCAGCGCCTGAAACCACTTTGAGAATTCTTCCTGATCGGTGTCTACGGTAGTGCCGGTTACAGTCTGAGGATACAGCAGAATCTTGGTAATCTGAAAATGCGTCTTATCGATGCGATTCACGATGCCGCGCCATGCAACCTCACAATCGAAGTGATCAATCAACGCAAACATCTGAGAATACGCTTCGTAGGTGAAATTCACCTCGACGGCGTCCTTCTTAACAGACGCAAAATTTTTCTTGTATGAGAAGGAATCCGTCTTAACCCTACCGGTCTTATACAGTTCCTGAATGAACTCTCGTGCCATATCTGCTGCAACCTGCTCCGTGATGTTAATGGGCTTCATCTTCAACGACCTCCTTCTTTACTGCTTCTGCTGGTGCTGCTGCGCTCTTCTCGTTCTTAAGAATGTCGAACACCTCTGCCACCGTGTACAGGTTGCCCGCGTTATCCTCGATACACTTCCGAGTTTTGATATAGGATTCGTCAAACAAATCGTACATGAGATCGCTTACAACGGTGCTATCCTTCCAGTTGAGAGATGCACTTGAACCAATAATCGTAGTCAGGACGCCAATGTAATCGTGTTTTACACTAAGCGCATTGAGCATCTCTCGATAACCGCTATAGCACGCATGCCGATCGATATGAGGCTGACGAATACGATCCTTCATTAAATCAGAGCGGCCTTGCATATCAGAACCACGAATTGCTTCAACCTTGCAGCTGGAATACAGTCGCCATTCACAGTAGGTGCGAATGGCGAACCGATGGGTCTTCCAAATTGAAACAAAGAAATCTTTCGTAAGTTCCGTGTCATACGGCGAACGCTGAAAAATGTAGCTTCGACTATTTGCCTTTTTCTCAACACAAGTGCGGAACTCGCCCTCATCACAATCGTTCAGCGTGCCAACATAACCAATATAGATTCGATCACTATCGGAGCCAAGATAAACCAGCGTCTTGCAGCGCTTCAGGAAATTAACAATTGCAGCTTCGTCATCCTCAGTGCAGCAAGAACGGTCCATGATCATAGTAAGTTTAAATTGAGCTTCTTCAAGACTTTTATTTCTATCACGGATAGCGTTATATTTATCTTCGATATCATTTTGGATTTCACGAATGTATCGCTCCTGCCGAGAAATTTCGTTGGCGTAGTCCTTCTTGCAAAATCCCTTCAGAGCGCCACGCAACTTCTTACCATAGAAGTCGCCGGTCTCATATGCCTTCTCCATGTATTTGCCGAAAGCTTCGTTGTCCTGATCATAAAGAGTGCGCAGCATTGCCTTCTCATCATCAGTCAACGGCTGATCCGCGAAAAGCCACGGCATCAGATTGGGCAAACAACTCGCCGCCATGTGCATGGCCTGAATCAGATTCTTCTTGGCACAAACAACGACAACACCCTGCTTCTTTTCGTTCTGATATACATAGACGTTGCCATTCTTATCGATGTACTTAGCTGCAACATCCATGATCTTCCAACCGACAGCTTCGTAATCCGCATTATACTTCTTGAACTCAGAGATAATGGCGTCTGCTTTCTTATCGTCGATTGCCTGAAACATGATGCCATACTTCATCTGATTGAAAGCATTATCTTCATGAACGAACATGTCCTTAGTGAACTTTTCGTCATCGCCCATATAGAACTGCTGACAATCAATAATCGACTGAATGCAATGTCCTCTCGAAATAGAATGTTTAATGCGGTCATCATTGATCAGAACGCGCAGTACAGACAACACCACATTATCGTTGAGATTGCTGTTGTCACAATTCAGAATCAACGGATATGCTTCGTCGCAATCTCTCGAACCGATCTTGCTGAAATAAGCTGTGAAAGCCATACGTATTTCCTCCTATTTAATTTCAAAGCCCAGATACTGGACACATATAAGGCAGACTTTAACCGGCCTGCCAGCGGCTGCAGTGTTTAGAATATCGTTGTAACCAATAACGAATTCAGTTGTTTATTTTCGAATCAGTGCGATTAGTTCATACCAGTCGCATTGTCGTGCTTGGAGATGGAGGCCAGATACACCTCATCGCCGACGCCCAGCTCAGACAGCGGAGTGTTCAGCTGTGCCACCGTCAGAATGCAGCCATCCAGGGTGCTCTGGCCATTTGCGTAATTCACGCCATGCTTTGCGAACACGTCCTTCGGGGTCATGCTGGTAGCAACAACGTCCTCGATCTTGTCGTCATTAGTGGTAACCCAAATCTTAATCATAGTATGTACTCCTTTTTAATTTAAAAAATATCGTTTACTCGTTAAAATGCCGGACGTATTGCGCAGGAACATCCGGCGTGGAACCTCAGCGACGCTCTTACTCGGCGTCTGCGTCCTCACCATCGATAGTGATTGCAGCATTCATGGCGGCCTCATCAGCGTTGATGGACTCCATAGCGGCTGCGATCTGCTCCTCGATCTTGGTGCCGTGAACGATAGTCAGACCGATCATGTCGCGAACCCACTCCTTGATCTCTGCCTCGGACTTCATGCCAGCAGGAACAGGGCGGCTCAGAGCGGCAACCTTATCGCCAGTGACTGCATCCTGAGCAAAAGCCACGCCGAACTTGCTGATATCATCCTTAGAAGCAACAGCAATGGCGCTCACAATCTTCTTCTCCTTGCCCTCGCCTTCATACAGCTTCAGAGCCTCGGGACGGAACTTCTCGACCTTCTTCAGGGTGGCGACATTGTAAGCGGAAGTGACGAACAGGGTATTGATCTTAACATTAGCCTTCATGATTTTTTCTCCTTTGTAATTAAAGATTGATATGTAAACGGGCAACCACCCGTTGTACCTTATGCGGTTTGCAGTAGCTCCTTCATATCATCCAGAGCTTCGTCCCATGTATCGGCCGACTGAATAAACTGACCACTATCCGCCGATACAATTTCATAGTGGCCGTCGACATACTTGATATTCATAAGCATCACTCCATTTTACTTCTTCTGTTTAGTGGCAAAAAATAAAATCACAAAAGTGATTTGCAAGTAAGTTTTGTTGGACACGGCTCCCAAAATCTCTGCGGACACCAAGTAATCGTTGTTTGTCCACTCTCAAATGGATCTAACATCTCTACGATTGGGCAATCTCCATTAAATCTTACGATACGCCCTCTTTTGTGGCGATTCGCATCGGTTTTAGACACTTCATTGCCGATTCTTACTAATTGTCCAACATGTAAATCGTATTTCATACAACTGTCTCCTCCGTAATTGTCCATGTGTGACGATAGCCAGCAGGAACGTCTGCAACACGCGCTCCCCAATCGTCAATGTAGGTATCTTGCATACTTTCTGCATCATTTATGTCGTGTTCGTTCAAACACTCTAAGAACAAATCTTGCATCCGATCTACCGCGTCTGCATGATTCGCATAAACATGTTCCACACCCGAAAACGCCCATTCGTCGGGATTTTCGACACAGTCATAAAGGACATAAACCTCCATACTGGCACCTCCTAATCAAAGCATTTCACAAAACTCGCCAAGCTTGATCCACAGCCAATATGTAGACTGATCCATTCGAACAACATCAGGAACACCGCGAATAAGCGCCCACTCATGCGCTCTCTTAAACAAACTTGCACACGCCGCTTGTTCCTGTTTGGTAAACTGTTCGTTCCAGAGCCTACGGCGAGTGCCACTGTTCCAACGAGTGCCTTCCCGAGTTTCACAAACAAACATAAACGGAATCGTCTCGAGAACCTCATCATGTGACATGATGATCATAATGTTTAGCTCCTTTCATTTTCAGTTGCAGGGTTAAGTTCTTTTGCTTTGTCAACTGCATAGTCGATTACATCAGTGACATATTCAGTTGCGTTGTTGATATTATCTTGTGTAAACATATCAGCAGCGAGCATCTTATAACAGGTCTTGGAAGAAGGAGTAAAGACAAGGACTAATAGACTTACAATTGTCGCAATTGACACCTTGACGGCAGTCTTGCGTCCCTTTAAGACGTCTTCGTCCTTTTCTCCATAGCGATTGCGAGTTTCCAGCCAATCAAACCACAAATAACCAGAGATGGCAATAAAACTAATAAAAGCGAAAAGCGCCAAAATCTGAATGGTGTCAGCCATACCAATCAGATAAAACACCCACGGACTGATAATAGAATTCATAATACTTTGTTCCTTTCATTTTTGTGTGTTGACATTCGAACAATGGTGCTACCGACCCGACTTGAACGGGCACGTTGTTGCCAACAGGAGATTTTAAGTCTCCGGTGTCTGCCATTCCACCACGGTAGCATATGGAGCGACTGACGGGGTACGATCCCGCAACATTCGGAATGGAAATCCGACGCTCTACCAATTGAACTACAGTCGCATATAAAAGAAAATCAGAAACAGCCAACATTCGTTTTACGTTCCAGTTTACTGGCTACCTGAAGAGTATTCGTCCGACAGCTACTCGGCTTGCACCTTATTTCCCTTCTTATTTGGCTCAGCATCATTTACCGGTGTGATGCCTGTCGTTTGCCAATGAACGGCCAATCCCCGATCGAGCTGAAACAACTGATTTTCTGTTCCCCATTTTGTTAGAGACCTAATGGGCAAAGCTGTCTACCTACACCGGTTGTGGACGGACTTACCCGGCTGGATTTGTATGTAGGAGTCTCAAACCGTCGCACACCATGGAGCAGCGAATGGGAGTCGAACCCACGCCATCGACTTGGAAGGACGATGTACTAACCGTTATACGACCGCTGCACAAGAGCCCGGCTTACTACGCCTTATTGCCACAGCATGTGCCATGGAGCCGGGAATAACAAGGAAGAAAAGAGGTAAAGCCCGAATAGGAGGAATGAGACCCTATAAGCGGGCATCGGAGCAACCAACGAGAATCGAACTCGTCCTCTTTGTCAAGAACAAAACGTACTAACCAACTATACGATGGTTGCATAATGCCTTACCTGTTGCGACCAGGTAAAGCGGCTATAGGGACGGGAATGATGTGTGATGCTCATTCTCGATGGTGCGGAAGAAGGGATTTGAACCCTCACTCGTAAAGAACTGGTGCCTAAAACCAGCGTGTCTGCCGTTCCACCACTTCCGCTCAAAAGCAGGATTGCGTACCTGCTACGACTTGTTCAGTCACGGTGATTCATGTCTGGAACCCATGAGCCACTAAGCATTTGTGAGGAAAAGGAGATTTTTGGGCGACGCAACTCACCCATGGTGTTTCGGATGGGACTTGAACCCACATGCTTTCGCAGAAGTTTTTGAGACTCCCCTGTCTGCCGATTCCAGCACCGAAACATACTTGCTCGTCTTTCCGAGCTGCCACACAGTTTTTAGATCTTGTGTTGATCTCAGGACACGGGTTTAACGTCTCCGTCCCGACGGGGTCACTTCATATCGTTCAGTACAGGGATACTGGCATCACCGCCGACATAAGTAGGAAGCTTACCATCCCACTTTTCATACATCTGCTGCTGAATCAGCCGGTCAGTCAGAGACTCAGAGATGATTTTATTCGCCTCGGCTTCTGCGTTCGCCTTGGAAATCTTGGTCTGATTCTCAATCTCCTGCGCTTCGTCATTGCGCTCGGCCACAAAGGACTTGTTAATAGCAGCCTGAACAGACGCATCGTCGTACTCAATGCCATCCTTCATGCCAAGGACAGTAATCGTGATACCGCGCTCTGCAAAATACTCAGTCACATCCTTGCGAACATACTCCATGATCTCGGCCTTCTTCTCAAGGATCTCATTCATGGTGTACTTGGCGCACATCTCAACAAAGTCAGCTTCAACACGAGCACGGATTTCAGTATCCATAATCTCGGAGAGCTGCTTGTTGTTGTAGGAATACAGGAACTTGACTGCATCATTTTCAGTGTAGATCTGAGCAGAGCAGTTCATACCGACGGAGAAGCCAATGGACTCCTTGCTTTCGGCAGAGATGGACTGGTTGACAGTGCTGGTGCCACTATCCTTGCCCTCGGACCATTCACGAGTAACAGGAGTTCTATTGACGACGACCAACATATTATCCGGAACCCAAGTACCAATGATGTCAGTCGGCGACAGATGTCGCTTCGAGTAAGTAATATACACCTGCTTGGCTGCTACCTTTGCCTCGGCGAGCATTGCCTCACTCTCAAAGGACGCCTGTTTTCCCCCGCCCTCAGAGAGTGAAATCAGAAATGCAGTTTCATGAGGTTCAATTGTATACACCTCTTTCTTGGTACACCCCGTAAAGGTCATCGCCATCACAATTGCACACGAAACCACGAAAATCTTTTTGAACTTCTTCATTTGTTCCTCCTTTTAATTTTTGAATAGAATATATACTACAACTCCAATCGCAAGCGACAGAGCTACAGATGCCGAAAGGGCCAGCTCGCTGACACGTCCGTAAAGAGAACTTATACTTCCTGTCGCCATTTGAACAAGTGAGATGTGCCGTAAAAGTTTCTCAGAAATGACATCGAGACTCAAAAACGAAACAACTGATGCGCAGACTGCCAGCAATAAATCTTTATGTTTTTTCATGACTTACCACCTCAGAATCAAAGATATCGGTATACTTCGTGAACAGTTTACCGTTATGATAGTAGGTGTTGTAATCGCGCTGAGTTACATACCACCAAGCCTTTTTATGCCCCGCCAGCATGAGGCCGTGCAGATGATAGGTTTCTTTGTAGTTTTCATCTACATACTGCCGGAATGTAAGCTCGTCGATATCGTCGCTTTCTTGAACAATAGCTGAAATCTTGCTAACTTCGTATTCGTCCATAGAATCGTCCACAACGAATACTACTCGAACGATTTCTTTCCCCCGGCGACAAATCTGGTAAAGCTCCTCTGCACAATGCAAATGATACACAACTCTATCAAACCGTTCGAATGGGAACATTAAAATTCCATCATCATGACCAAAATCATAATAGCTCGTATGTAACTCAATCTTGCGACCAAGTTCTTTACACACCGAAAAGAATCCTGTCCACCACGCCTGATGTTCCCACCAGTGATACAGTGGGTCACCGCCACCAGACACAGACACCCAATTGCAGTCATTACATTCGTTTTTCAGAACATGCTCCAACTGCATATAGGAAGAATACTCTTCTGTCTGCGTCATCTTAAGATTGTTATTGCGGACGATACACTCAGGGCAGCTGTAATGGCAACCGAAGTTCGTGATGATGCTGAGATATTTGTCATCCATTTTAATTTACTCCTTGTTAATAGTAAACTGAATAGACCAATAATCTCTATCGTTTCCAGTGTAAATCAAAGAGTCCAAAACTTCTGAGTGCTGATCACACTCGTGATAAATCTCTGGACCATGGCTCTGAAGCCATCCAGACTCCACTCCGAACTCTTTAACGATTTCTCCTTCATCAATGACTGCGATGCTATCGGAAGCCTTATCTTTCGCTTTTTCAATCATCCATTCAACGATTTCTTTGATATTCAGATTTGCCATGATTCATACCTTCTTTCAAAATGTTACTAAAATGGTGCCGGTAGCAGGACTCGAACCCGCGCCTCTGTCTTATCTGGACCAAGGGGTATAAACCCAGTGCTCTAGCCGCTGAGCGATACCGGCATAAGAGAGGAGAATTTAACCATGTAACGACATTGGCAAGGAGCAAACGGCTGACGAACTCATACCGCGCAAATATGTTCCTTCATAGGTTACTCCTTTACTCATCTTCGTCTTCCACAACGTAGATTTCGGAAATTTCTTCGTCGCATCCATGATTCATATTGTTGTTTTCCCAGGCATCCTCAGCGAGTTTTTAGCCTCATCTTCGGGCATCAATCCATTTAAAATACGACTGACTTGTAAATACGCCTACAAGATATCGTTTCATTGTTTTCACCTCTTTATTCATTTTTTGTGTATTTTTATACAATGGTGGGACGTGAGGGATTCGAACCCCCGTGAGGTGTTATCCTCATTACCCGGTTATGAGCCAGGAGCTTTAACCAACTAAGCTAACGTCCCAGAGAGGAGGATTTAACCATGTAACGACACCAGCTGAGTGCATTGCATTCGACTTACGAACTTTGCGAAATGCAACTTACAGCATCAGTGGATACAACCAAAGCGGCTAATGCCTCACGACCTTTGGTGTCCATCCTCAAAGACTGCCCTTTTAAATACTCTCTCCGATACTCTGGGCACCGAGCATCTATGCCACTTACGCAGGCAGTGCCATATTCGCCTACTCATAACAGAGCCATGCACATTCACTATGGCAGGTAGCTACTCCCGTTGCATCATGGTTATTATTTTCGGTCAGAGCGTTATGAATGCATTGCATCCACGGTGGAATTGCGCCACCCAGCGACCTCGCACTACACTACGCTGTCGCATCGAACCTAGCTGGAACCCAACAGAATCGAACTGTTGTACGACCATCGGCTCCATATAAAAGCAGGGTTATCGTACCTGCCAGGCATTTTCAGCCACGCAACTTAGTCCAAAAGATTGTCAACCAACACACAGCAAAAAAGAGAAGGACAAGTCGTTTAATTTTGCACAAGGAGAAAGGAAAGCCTTGTGCTATGGTCCAAGTGGTGGGGCACGATCCCACGGTCTCTAGTTCCCAAAACTAGCGCGATACCAACTTCGCCACACCTGGTTATATGCCGGTCTTTCCCGGCTGTCAGCCCCAAGGGCCATGGAGGAAGTAGATAGCTTAGATTGATGCCGCCACGATCTTTGCGGCCTCCTTAAACACTTTCATATTCTTGTCAGAATATTGGAAGATATCAGGAGTACACTTAGGCGGCTTATTGTGAGAACGTACATATGCTTTACGCATTCGGTCCATCTTGACAACGCCAATCGTGTCGTAAATCTTTGCATAGGTGATCCAACATCCAACCGTCTTATCGCCTAGTTTCTTGGCAATTGGCTCAACAATTGGAAATGTGATGCTTTTTACTTTCGTATTGCAGCGACGAGACTCCTTTTTCGGCTCATTAACCGCAGGAGCTTCGACCGCCGGTGTTTCAACTTCAACCGCCTGAACCTCTGCCACAACCTTGATATCATCGCCGCCCGGAGTTTCAGGAGACAATACAGGCGGGAAATCTTCAAATTTATGGCGAGTAGGAATCATATCTGCAGGGATCATAGGCGGCTTCTTGGTGAGTGCCGACTTAATCCCCTTTCGGGCCTCAGCGTCATGCTTTTCGTTCTCATACCGATCCTTCATGATCGACATAAAGATCGACTTCCATGTTTCGCTGTCCTCGATGATATCCAGGCCGCTTAGGTTCTTAATGTCACCTTTGTAGCCAACCCGCTCAACATACATCCGGCGCTCATCTTTGAAATACCAGCCATAGTTGCGGCCGATATAATCATAAGCCTGTTTCAGAACCGCATTTAGTGTCGAGCCAGACATGCGAGCGATAGAGTTTCCGAGCTTATAAATCTCAGTCCGCCATTCGCTACGCCCTTTGTATGTAACCTTGTTGGTTTCGTTTGTGGTGGATGTGGTGGTCTGCTCAGGCTGCTTCGTCGGCTGATTTGCGTTTAGTTTTCTTTCCAGCTGCTTGCAGACAAACAGCACATTGTCGAGAGCGTTGCGGTCCTGCTGGCGGGCGGCTTCGAGAGCGTCCATCTTGGAATGAATCTCCGTCAGCGTCTGAATCATCTGGTCGAATCGCTCCTGCCGCTTGAGCTCAGCTTGATTGGCTTTCAGTGATACAGTTTCACCACGCATCAGAGCGGCGATCACATCCCAGCAGAAATCCATGAAGGCATCTGCTTTGGGCTGAGTGCTGTAACGGCAGATTTCCATGACGCCACGCATATTATATACGTAGGTTTGCTGTTTTCCGCCAGGGGTAATCAAATTGATTAACCCTGAAAGCGGGTCAAGACGCTTGGCATTGCGCTTATGAATCGTTCCAATCGAAATTGAAGGATTCTTATATTCCAACGCCAAGCCGATCTGCTCACGTGTCATCCAGAAATCATCCTGAACTCTGGTGTGATCGACCGCCGGATTCTCATAGACCCGAATGTCGAGTGTGCCGAATTTTTTTGTATCCGCCAGCACCAACGTGTTTTCTACTTTAGCATTCATTTTTTCCTCTTTCTCATTTACTTCTTCTGTTTGCACGACTAGATTAGCACATCCACGAGCAGATGTCAATCGTGATTATTAACAGAAGAAGTAAATATTTTTTGTTTCTTTTTTGCTATCATCGAGATCTAAAGATATACTACCAAGTTTTTATAATCTACGTACGGGGCGTTTAAGATGTCGAGGCTGGGCATCGGCGGGTACTAGTGCCTGCCTATTTGGTTGCCTTGCCAGGTAAACACTTCTCTTTCTGTCCCGAGTTTGTGAGTTGGACCCTGGGAATACGGAGTTCGCTTAATCTCCGCTGCTTCGTGGCACTGGCCACGCCGTTTGGTCCTCGACTCACTCGCCTGACGCCTGTCCGCCTCTACCCTCCTTTCATCCTACCTTTTCGAAACTGTCGGTTATCCGGCAGCCGTAACTGAAATACGTATTCATCTCGATGTCTTACGATAACTGTCTTGCGGTACTTGTCACGAGTGTATTCGCCTAAGATGTGTTATCGAACGCGGTCATAATATCACCTCATTTCGTACATATGATACATACACGATGTCAATCTTACAGTGTGCACGCCCTCTAAGGCGGCTAAGAAGCCCTACAGCAGCTTTTCCGTTCTTCGTAATGAAATTCCATTACAGCACATCAAAACAGCGTATATCGCCGTCTATGCCGTTCTGGCGACGTGTACCGGTATCAACTGCGTTCCGCGACATCTTTATCCGACCACATCGAAACATAAAACACAGCTCCACCGAGATCCGACTTAAGATACCCCTCCAAGCCGCCAGTAGTGCTTTTGATCTCGAAAGTCACCTTGTCGCCGTTGATCTCGAACAGATGGCCGTCGCGCTTACGTTTGTTTCGGCAAGTGATAAAGTCCTCATTCGCCGCGCCCTTCTCGATCTTAACCCACTTGGTCGGAACCCGAATCAGAGCGAACGACGAATCGTCACCGCTCCGAATCGAAAACTGATCGTACTGTTGGACAAGCCCGACGAACTTATCGAGGGTGAATTCATATCGGCCGCACTCAAACTTGGTCATATCGGTCATAAAGGTTTTCTCCTTCCCTGCTTTCTTCTCCGCTGCTTCTTCGCTTTCGCTTCCTTCTCGTTCTCCCTGATGGTTCTTTTTCCCTTAACAATCCTTTTAACTCCTATAATCCTCTTACACATCCATCACTATCACATCATCATCACTACATCAAACATCCTTTTCTTTTTCCAAAATTCTTTTCGCCGCCACTCGCTCATCGCTCGCCACGGCTTCAAATCAGAGGCGCTTCGCGATTGGACTTCGCCCAAACCCGTTCGTGATTTCGTTTCTGATTTTTTTTGAATTGTGAATTGAATAATTGAATAATTATACATTTCGTTGCATATTGATCAATTCGCCCAAACTGATCAAAATATATAGCTTTCCAGCCTCTATTATACAACTACTTGATGTTTCGGTCAAGTGAATCGGCGTAGTTTTTGAAGATTTTACAACTGTATGGGGTGAATTAAGCAACACTTAAATATGTTTAACTAATGCGAATCAGCCCTGCTCCAACACCCATTTTCACGCCGATTGAACCAAACTCGCTGAATTCTGGCGTATTGTAATTGACAGCATAGACACAAGGACACATATTTTCAATGTCGCCCCAATCCCACGGCCATTCATCTTTCTCGTCGCTGACATAAAGCAGATTGTCAATGACGCCGAGCTCCTGATGGAATGACCGGATCACACTGTACACAAGGCAGTCATACTGTTCTTCGAGTTTGTGGACAGCTGTTTTCTGTTGATCGTTCAGAGCGTAAAATGCACCCCAAGGCGGTTCACTGGACAACGGTGTACCATTCTTCTCAAACAGTTTGACCGTATCAGAAAAGAATCCAAACGCTTTCATTCGCTTGATGGCTTCGGCACGCTTCTCTTCGATTGATACTTTCATCAGCGGGGACCTCCCTCAGAAATTACTTCGATTGTCTTGATTGAATCCGGCGTAAAGCTCCGTCCGCGAAGTTCTTCCAAGTTCGACAGAAAATCGAGCAGCGTATGCCAACTAGTCGGCTTATACTTCTGTTTTGCCCCTGCGCTCAGAGCCGCCAGAAGTTCTCCAACAATATAATCATCAAGGAAGTTCAGTCTAGCACCAGCCTTGCCGTCTTCCCAATGACCTGTTTCGCCGTTCCACTTAGCAACGTCATATGTAACCAGAATCGATTTCATTATGCTTTATCTCCCCTTTCAATTAGGAGTCTTGCCGCCTCTTTCAGGAGGCAGACACCCTGTGCACAACTCGCCACATCAATATCGTTTTGTCTATACAGCATCCAAATCCCGCCAAAGAAACATACCGGGTCGCCAGCAGTATAACCAGCTGCATTCTGCCACAAGCCAAGTCCTGTGTTATTGAACAGCTTGTCCTTTTTGTAGGCTCGCCGCAGCTCTTTCAGTGAAATAGGAATGTACTGTTTGACCTTATCCAGACCGCCCAGATAGTCGATATAACGAGCATAAATTTCACGATGATCGAGTTCTCTGCCTGTTCGCTTGTCAACGGTATTGCAAACAATGCCGCATGCCTGTTCAAGTGTCATTGCTGCGCTCTCCTTACTTGTTAGATTTGCACTGATATTTTCGCTCAACTAGTTCAGCTTCAGCACAAGTCATACCGTGCTTCCACCGAATGTCAACAACGGATTCGACCCAGTTCCCGGTCTTACGATTCTTTACGACACGAACTTCCTCAACATCTTTGTGAATCTGTGTGCCGGGCTTCGGGAGATAGGTCAAAACAGTTTCTTCAGAATGTTCCAAATCGTAAGAACCAACAAATGTGCAATCACGTTTGATCAGATCAAAGATCTTTTTGCGATTCTGTTTAGATAAGTTTCTCACGACTGCTTCACCTCACCTTGCACTTTCATAATCGACCAGCTTTTGAATTCTTTAAACGTTTTGATTCTTGCAGAATATGTGTGACAAATAGACAGCGGCTTATCATTGAGATTAGATCCGCAATCCATCCAAAGATCATTTGCTTCTTTCAAATCGTGGTCAAAATCGGCATTCATAATTTTCTGAAGCTCTTCCACATTGTTTGATACATGGATATTGCCAACGTATGCAGAAACATTATTGGCCACAATTTCAGTCAAGACAAACATATCTTACTCCTACTCTTCGAGAGTGATATCATCGTGGCCAGCGTCCTCATTGGGTTCATCCGCTGCCAGTGCAATGATTTCGTCGATGTTGTTTTCAATTAGATACTTCCAATCTTCCAGCCGCTGACTGATAATTGCCGTCGCTTGAGCAATAACTGCGCCCTTCGTAATGCACTTACAATTGCATTTCAGAGCCAGAATCAGATCATCGAACGTGACAGGATCAAGAATCGTATCGCTGGTGAGTAAGTCTTTACCAAGCTTCCAATACATTCAGCGAAACCTCCTTTTGTTCTAATTCAATCGGCTGAAGCGTATGAAATACACGATGCCTCGTTTTATGAACTTCATCTTCAAAGAGATATTCGGAATGTGCGCCGTATTTACAATCAGAAAATTCAGCGGATCGAACATTCTTTTTCTCACGAATTTTTCGATAATTATTATAAATAAAATTGCAAGCATCTTCTCTATTGGCAAACGATTTCACGGTATGAGTGTATTCAGTATGCCAAATAAAACCTTTACATTCTGTTCGAAATGTTTCAACGACCAAATAAATCATCATATTCATGTCCTCCTTTCTGCGCAAGCCCGCCGGGTTAAAACCTCCTGAACTGCACGAACTTACCGTCATCATAGCAAGGAGAGTAACACTCAGCGTAATCAGGAGAGCAACACTGCAAGTCACGATAGTTGTTTACGAAGGTGGCCACGAAAACAGGTTCACCCTGGATGATGATTGCTTCCGGCTTCAACTTCTCAATTTGTTCGGCCATCTGCCATGCCATATGTCTTACTTTGACAGATGCGTCCGTAGGGAAAATTGTAGGCAATGGCCCATCATGAAGAACGCCATCCGTACACAACTTGCGAGCTGCATCGAGCTGAGCGTTGGACCACTGGGGCAATAGAAAGTTCAGTCATATTGAGAACCATACTGCGTAGCTCCTTTCAAATCAGGTCGCGAGTGATAATCTCTACAAAAGATTCATACTGAATACCTTCTGCGTTTTTCCAGCAATAAGACACATACGGACTATATGCATTTTCATCGAGCTTTGCATCATAAATGCCGTGATCATGAATTACAATGTTATAAATATCGCGGAGAACCTTTAGTGCATCTTCGCGGTTCTTATGTACAGACTTAATAGCATGAGCGTATTCGTCCCAAGATAAGTTATCGTTCTGCTTACGATAAGAATCTTCAACGATATATACGGGTACATTCATAGTAGTGTGCTCCTTTCATTCCATCTCGATCTTAACGCCGCGATATTTGCGATTTCGATATAACACATTAGCCGCCCACTTTCGTGCACAATCGTAGCTGGCGAATGCACGGTGATATGTTTTAAAATTCAGCCAATTACCTTCAAGTTCTCCATGAAATGTAATCTTGTAATGCTGGAGTCGATAGCCAGCGTCTGCATAATCACTCATACTGCGGGCCCTCACTTCACTTCTCTTGATTCGATCTGAATATAGCGTTCGAACTCATCGCCGTCCAAATTCTTCCAACGATAATGAAGATTGCGGCCATCAGCATCAAATTCAACGTCATAGCACTCCGGGTCTGCACTCACCGATTTTGCCATCTCACTCAGCATCTTCATTGCACGCTTGCGACTGCTATAAACATCCCCATTGTAACGATTGAACATCACCCACGGTTGACCTTTGGTTCGCTTGGAATAGGAATTATCCAAAATATGTACCATCATTGTTACAACTTTCCCCTATTCGTTTTATTACATTTACTACTCATATATTGGATGTGGTTACGTCTGCCCCGGTACCACCAGTCGCCCGGTTTCTGAAAACTCCTTAACATACGGTCAACTTGTCCGTTCGGGAACCACCCAGCTCTATAAGAGACTTACGGGTCGATTATGCCTAGTTGCGACTCCCGTCGATCTCGTATGTATGTGTGCGCTTATTCGGATGCAACGATCACTTACAGCGTTAATTCTATTTAATTTGAAAAATTTCAGCCGCTGCGTGTCAGAACAGCTTGTATCGCCATCCCATGAAATTTCGCTCAGTGGAGCAAGACGCGACTCCTGCACCAAAGACCACTCCTAGCGAGCGGTAACTGATTTTACAATTCAAGCTATAAACCCTCCTTTCGTTTAGTTTCGCTCACTTCAAGTAACACCCTCTAGTTTACTTTTATCATTGATTTATCCGCGTGGCCTTTGCTTCAAAATCAAATCAAATTTCACTAGAGCGGTGGAGCGCCCTTCTGTTTACGCTGCTCGCGTTCTGGGCTTGGGACCAGTACAGGCTCTGCAGAACCCGCAGCCGCATTAAACCCCGGCAGCACAGCTGTTGTACTACCGGAGTTCCCTCTGCGAATACTTTTTGTTATGATATCATCCGCGACTTTGTTATGTATATAGGAGATTTCTGGAAATCACTTTACTTATTCGCCGCACTGATGGCCTTAGCGGATTTTTTCTCATCCGTCCTGTAACGAGCAACCCAAATAGTCGGACGGCTAGTAGGACGCAACTTCTTATGGGGCTTATATAGAGAACGGTTGCTCAAACGCTTTTTGATTTCGGCCTTTGCCTGCGGGCTCAGCGTCGGCTCGGCATGCTTCTGCGGGTATTTTACGGGAGAAATATTGGCATCAAAATTCGCCACACGATAGCAGCCCTGATAATGGGTCTGTCGCCGGGAAATCTCAACGGGCTCGAGATAATCCATATTCAGGTTCATGTCTTGAACTTCTCTTTCGGTGAAGAGCTCGTCTGCAACATAGTAGCTCCAACCCTCCTCATTCTTTTTCCTACCCTTGCGGTACATCATCTCATTGTTGGCGGAAATTTTGGTACGGAAGAATAGCATTTTTGTTACCTCTCTCTTTTGATTGAATTGTTTTTATAGCGGCGCCCTTAAATGGGTGCCACCATGTTATTTATCGCAACAGCGATAATCACAATCACCGCTGTGCTATACAAAACGAATTCGCACGGACAATCCAGATAGACACCTACGATGCCGTTTACCAGATTTTTCCACGCATGATACAAGCCCCGACAAATTCGATTGAATCGCGGGAACTCATCTAGGTAGTAAAACCCACGACAAATCTGAAGCCCAGCATATGGAACAACAAAGATTCCAACCGTGACCCAGATGGCGCGGCTACAAAGCTCTTGCCATTCAAGCATTTTCTGCTCTCCTTAGATTCTGATGAAATCGTCGATATAGTGGCGCTGTCCGCCCAGATTGAAGTACGGACGCCCGCTTAACGTATATTTGACTTGGCGTGTCCCACAGTCCTCGATCGTATCGCCGTTGTTGATACCTACATGAACGCGCTCATCGTCACATTCGTAGATTTCATAACCTCCGAAATTCGACATGGGACACACTGCGATTGCTTTAGGCGAACTGGTTTGCTTTGTGGCAGTAGTTGGCTCGACTGTGAATTGTTCCGCCATAATTAGCACCTCCATTGTATCTGCGATCGTAATTCATTCGAGCTCTCTTGCCGAACATCTTACGACTGCTGCGTGTCATATCGTGATCGCCATGTACAATGAAGCCGTGACAGTTTGTGATGGTTGCCACCAGACGGCAGTTCGATTCAATATACCGCCACATCTTTTCCTTGGGCAGCTGGTCATACGAATGCTCGGTAAGGAACCCCATTCTTGCTCGCCGGAAAAAGTCAGGGGTAAGTTCGCGATCGTTGATTTTGACAATCCGAATGATTTTGATGTCTTCATTCAGAACTACACCATAGAGGTCGCCAGCCATGGTTTCATAGATTTCGCTGACAATCATACAGCTGCGCCCCTTTCCGCAATCAAACTCTGAAACAGCTTGCGACCTGCTTCGCCCATATCTTCGGGATACAGAATCGGCTCACGACCATTGATTTCAGCGATGATTTCTGCACCCATAATGTCGAGCTCAGCAAGGAATGCGGTCATACTCAGCCCGCCGTAATCTTCCGGGTTGTACTCGTCAGCAAACGGCCAACCAGTTTCACAGGAATCCATTACGGCTTCGATACTTTCGTCACCGTGCAAATGGATCACGTTGATAAGATCATCGCGATAATAGACAAACACAAAGATATCCCCTGCATTGTCTTCGCAAAAGAAGTTGGAATACATCGCTGCGCCTCTCAGTCTCTCTCGTATGATTTCACGACGGCATCCTTGTTGGTCAGGGTCATTCTGGAAAGATTCGATTTGGCAATCCCCTTATCCAGCATACGAATCGTCTCGTATGCCTTGCGCGCCCCATCCTCACGAGAAAATTGGGACGCCGTTTCGAGACCATCCTTGTACTGGATTGTAACAGTCCATTTAGTACCGTCATCCACGATACGTCCAGCAGTGGGGCGCTCCGGCTGCTGTGCCTGCTGTGCTTTTACGGCCTGCTCCTGCCTGCGCTGCTTTTCAGCTTCTGCACGGAGACGCTTTTCTTCTGCATCAATCATGACGCCGATTTCTTTGACGTCATTCATGATTTCATTTGCAATATTTCTCGCCATCTCGCCAGCCTTTTCGCCAACGAACTTATCAGCCAACTCGTCGTAAAGCCACCAGTTATTCATAGCGGCTTTCTGAGCATAATTGAGAATCTTCAACTGAGTCATAATATTTACCTCTCTTTAATCGACATCACAATCAGAGAACAGTACGTCCTCGATATAGTCATCACTAAAATCATTCGGGGTTCCATTTGAATTGATGACGAGTGTCGCGCTTTCACCACGCTGCAGTGGGCAGAACCCGTAAAAGAACCAATCTTCACCGTACTGGTCGGAAATCCAGACGCATTCATTTTGATTATAGACGCCGGAGACAGTCCCCTGCAAAATATAACGGCCGAGCGGTCCAACAACCACATCGACATAGGGACTTTGAATCGGATTTGCTGCTACGACTTCGTCGTCGTAGATATACTCGGGTGTACCAGCATCACTCATTACGAGCTCCGTTTCTTGCCCAACGATAAACGAATCAGGGTCGGCATCAAAAGCCCAAAGCTGGCCGCGTTCATCCAGTGCAGTAAATCCACCGTTGATTTTGCTCCAGATTGTTCCGAGCTTGGTGTACGTCTGCAGCTGCTGAGGCATGGCGTCGGCAGCGTTTGCGTTAGGGACAGGGATTGCGAAGATAGTTGTAAACAAAATCACAGCCATCAGAATTACGGTCATACCGCGAAGAGTTTTATTTTTGGCTTTCATATGCGCTGCTCCTTTCAAGTCAGTCGTTATTATGAATAAGGTCCCATGCTGCATACGCGCCACCGATAAAAGACAGCGCGATAACAATCGGGGGAAACCATTTGATAAGTACAAAATACCACCACATAATTTAATCCTCCTTATTTTTAAACCAAGGATCATTTTCATACAGAAAATTGACAGCGGATTTCAGGTCATTGAAGTAGTGACCTTGTGTCCATGTCCCATCTTCTTCATCGTAGCAAAACGCTACGATATATGGGCACAACGTATTCTTTCGTTTCAGCAGAGTGTATTGCCCACCCTGCTCAATGATAGTGTTGGACACGTTCTTGCCTCGCATAACGCGTGGCATCTCATACCGAAGAACAGAATACGTGTGAGTCTTGTTCACTTTCTGAAGTCGTGCCGCTTCTTTTTTGAGCCGTTGGTATTCGTTGCTTGCTCCGTGCGAATTTTCACACAGAGATGCTTCGACGATACTCAAAGCATTCAAGTCAATCAAACAAACGATTCTCGTGGTTCCCATAACGTCGCACCCCCTTAAAACGGCATTTTTGCGTTCATTAAACACTTTCGTGCGTAATGAAGCGCATCTGCCGCGCTGTTAAAACCCCGTTCAACGGGGTAGCCGTCGTAATCGCGAAACGCGGCCAGGTCGAACAGGCCGCCCCTTTCGTCCCTAACGTTATTAGAGACGTATACGGTCTTAGAATACGCGGGATGGCCGGTGGGATAACGGTACACGACAATCTCGTGACCATTTGCAACGGTTTTAAAAATAATGCTTTCGTTCATTTTCGCATTCTCCTTTCATCCCGCCCAGCACTTGGCAGAGCTTTCATAGTGGACACCTGCTTCTTTAAGGGCTTCACTATAAATTTCCGCCAACTCTTTGTCTCCAAACATAATTGCGACATCGAGAGCAGACTCGATTGCAATAATTGCCATGAGTTACACCTCTTTAGCAAGGGCGGCTCAGGCTCTTGCATCCGATAACATGGCCAGCTTCATCACGAACTTGTCGCCCGGGAATGCGAAGATCCTTGCGGTTCTTGCACGCATTTGCCACGAGAGCAGACACGACCAGAATTGTTTCGGGCTCTTCTGCTGGAAGTCCTTCGACATCACCATACACAGTGATTTCATCAGGGACGCCGTCAACAGTGGCCGCTACCGTGTAAGAGGTAGCCACACGAGGCAGAATACCGCTTGCAGAAATGGTGCGAATGATGTCACCGTTATCGGCAACAAAAGAAATCTCATGAGGTGTGCAATTGATAATTTTCATTTTCTTGTCCTTTCGTGTGTGTGTGTGTAAATGTCCGTTGATGAGCGTACTGGTAGCGGTATACTATCTTCCCCGTGACCGCCAATCGCACGGTATAAGAAAAGAGGTAAAAGAAAACGCCAGCACTTAGCCTAGCGGCGTTTGAGTTGGCGTTGTGGTTGGTTATTATTTGCCACTATTTACATGAGCACCAGGATTCAATGGGCGATGGTCACTATTATCAAATCTCGAACCAATTCCATTTCCATCCATATAACATTGAACTTGACCAATGTCTTTAATTTTGCCGTTCATTTCAATAGTTTCTCCGTAAAGTATGCGGCTTCTTACGGAGTATTCATGTGTAGTCGTCGGGGCATTTTGGTATTTTAATTTATACTTGAACCGTCGAATCGTATCAGGATTTGCCGCTTCTTTGTGCCAAAACTCAGATTCTTTTCTCGCTTTGTTTTGATCAGAAGTAGCCATTTTTGTATCCCACTTGTAAAGCTGAATGCAACCGGCTTTTGCGGCCATGACGATGTGGTTCACGATCCCTCTATCGGGAATGTCGTCCCAACGAGTTTTTGTTTTCAAATCACGGTGTTTGAGCCGCATTTCTTTTGTTTCAAGATTCAAACGCGGTTCAGCGACAAACTCTCTGCCGTTAAACGTGCCGTAAAGCCCCTTATACGGAACTTTGCAACCGTTGTACGTCATTCCTTTATGTTTGACGCACTGGATAACAATCCCATTTTCGTTTCGATACACAGAGATAACTCCTTTCTCTTTTCTTTCAGGCTCTTAGTTTAAAGCCCCTGCGCCACGTCAAGGCATCCTGATTACAGGGGTGAGCGGGCATTTTTGGTTGCCATACCTCTTTCATACATACAAGGCTACGCTCATAAACTTGCATGTAAGCAGGGCCATTTATATATTTTGCACTTGCCTTTTCAGCCCTTTGGTAGTGCAGGACTTAGGTGGAATGCTATGGTTTGTCCCTGCGTATACCCGCATATAATGGTATTGTCCATTATTTCATAGCATTGTGCGGACATAAGCAGTTTAACGTCATGCTCAGGACACTAGCTATTATTTTTGATTTCATACACGGCGGGTTCCTTTCTTAGATTTCATTTAGAATGCAGTAATAACCTCTTTTCTGAGCGTACAAAATGCGCCACACTCTAAGACGCTACGCATACCGCGTTGGAAAGGGGCCGCTTTGAACGGTGCGACCCCGAAAGGGTGTCCGACTACTGTGTGTGTTACTGTTCAGCCTTGGCAAAGAACTTGCTCTTGCTTGCAAAGTCGTACTTAGAGGAACGTGCCTTGCCATCAAAAGACAGACCCTTAGAGATGGTGACAACAATCTCGTCAATCATGGCCTTGTCGCCGATACCCTTGACAGAGCCCTGTTTTGCGCGGTTTGCTGCAATCTTGAGATACTTAATATCGCAAGACAGCGCAGTGCAGTTGGCCGCCAGTTCTTCGGGGAGCATGGCGTTCCAAATGGCCTGAAGCTGAGCAAGACGCTTGCCTTTGTTGACAGGACCGACAAAACAATCCAGTCCCATATCTTTGAGGGTTTCTTCTACCTTGGAGCTACGAGTCAGCTTGTCAGCGCAAAGCTCGCTTGCGGTCTCTTCAGAAAGCATACCATTGAACAGCATGACCAGTTTCTCATAGTGGCCATCATGGCAGAGAGTTACGGCCTTGTTGGGCATAGGTTCGCCATTGCCGTTGGTTTCGACAGCGTTCAGGGTCTGGTAATACTTCTCCAGTGCCTTGAACTTGATGAGCATCTTGGCATCTTGGGTGGACAGAGCACCGCTCTTGGGGTCAGTGGTGATCTTGACGCCACTGTAGTAGGGGTTAGGAGCGTAAGAACGCCACATTTCAGCGCGCTCCATAGCGCAGAACTCACCACACTTTGCATCACAGGCGGCCTTGTTGGAATTTTCGACTGCCTTGTTGAGCGTGGCGGTGACATTCTGAGACTGCTCAGCGGTCAGAACGGTTTTCTGGTCATTCAAGAACTTTACCAGTTCGGGAATGGTCAGTTCGTTCAGCTTGCCCGCCTTAGCAATGGCATCATAGTCAGCATAAACTTTCAGCATAATAGTTACCTCTCATCTTGTAAAAACTTGCACCAAACCGGATTGTTTAGCGCTCTGGTACGGTACGCTTTTGGAGAGTGCATACCGATGACCGTCTCTTTTATGTGAAGCTACACTTGTAGCTTATATGCTTTTGGGTATGTGCTTTTCTCTAGGCCATTGCACTGTTGCCCGTGTTCCATTATGGCACGGACTTATACAGCCCGTGTGCTGTCCATCGTGCGTTAGTTAGTCTTGGCGCACTTTACCCATCTGGAACTAATGGTGTTCTTTTTCTTGCACCCTTGCCCGCTATTCTAGCTTATAGTAGGGGTGATACAAGAGCTTTTTTCTCCTCTAGGCGGTTCCACGCCATCAAACAACCGTTGCTATCTTTGGAAATGTATCTATTATCGCCAGCTCTGGCCTTGGCGTTTTCTACAAATCTATGCTTGCGCATAACAGTCCCCGTGGTGTTATCTTAGGTTCTGCCTTTTGTTCAGTTATCAAGGTACTCCGCCCCCCGCACTTCTCCCACGTTCTTGGGAATTATGCCGGTAATGTTTGGCCATCGGGGTTTGGGCGCACTAATTGCTCAGATGGGAAACCCATGTTTTGGAATGGCAAGGGATAACCACTTGACCGGAAACCCGGCACGGTATAAACCGCCCACATGGAGAAATCCAAACTTTGCAATTTTCAAGGTGCGACTACTCCCCGGGTGGCGGGTGCCGTTCCGGTGTTTCCCGCTCCCCTTGGAGTGTCTACAGTATAGCCTACTCATTTATTTTTGCAACAAGTGCACAAACAGCAAAAACCACTGTCCGCAAAAACAGAATGGGAAGTCGCCTATATATAAATAGGTATAAATTTCGTATTCAGGGACTACCTAATCCCACCTTTTAACAAAAGGTCATATTAGCCGAAAATCCGCATGAATCCTAGAAAAAATGGATGGTAGACAGGGCAAGAGGGGGGGCAGGTTGAAAATCCGGGGTCAGCCCGCGCGAAGCCCGAAGGGCTTAGTTGTTCTATCTCCCCATCCCGTCCCAAACCTCCCGAGTTCACTACCGCATTTACAACATTTCTACATCCATCTATGCAGTACCTCACTCCCCTATTTTGATCCCCACAGCCATGTCAACCACTGCTCTGCAGCCCCTATTTCTGCCCATCAAGATCACATAGCACACCTTGCGCCATAGTATTTCCAAATACCACCGTGCACTGCTGCGCAGCTCAAAAACGTCCCGAAGCCCAATCCGGTAAACAACGCACTATCGTTAAAAATATCCTCCTATCACAACGCACTAAAATCCGCCTATTATCGTAATTTCGCTCTGTAGACGCACCGCTGAAGCTTAATTTCTCCTTCCTGATTGTTTAAATACCGCACAATTTTTGATCAAAAACGTCAAATTTCGTCCTAAAATCGTTAAAAATGCATCAGAAGCCGCTCATTTCATACAAAAACGACACTATATGCCACACTACTGCACAGTAGCGCCAAAAAACAACGTATCGCTCCGGAAAATATATGCAATTTCACTTGATAATCATGTGATTTTGTTGTATAATAGGTGTATGATAGTTTACTTCTTCTGTTTGCGTATCAAGAATCGCCCATCTTGCTACGATCATTTTTATCGCCTTGTAAACAGCAGTAGTAAATAATCAAACAATCTTAATTCTCTGAAAGGATGTTGATTTATCGGTATGAAATTTTACGATACTTCTGCCCTGCTAGATCTCCCGCCCGACACATTACTTGCACAGCAGTTCCTAATTGCTGACATCACTCTCTATGAGCTGGAAGATATCAAGACCAGTGGAAAGAAGGATGAAGCTACCAAAGCTAAGGCCCGCACAGTCACTCGCCTACTCGCCGAACATCCCACAGCGTATACAGTAGTATCTATTGACTACCCACAGCTGCTCTCGATCCTGAATGATATCCCAGCTAAAGACAACAACGACGGAACGATTATGGCTGCTGCCCGATGGTATCTGAATGAGCTGATTGAAAAGAAAGAAGACGCAGAGAAGATTCAGACCAGGGCGGGAGTGTTTGAAAAGTCGGCCGCAGATGAACTCGTAGCCAAAACGACCGCTGATGTTGATTCCTTCTGTTTTGTTACCAGTGACCTAAGCTGCTTCAATCTTGCACAACGGATTATGAAACTGCCCTGTGAACTATCTCTTGATCGCGGCGGAGCCCACAATGACTACACTGGCTGGACAGAGGTGCCCATGGATCAGGGTGGTGAGGAAGCACTGGCAATGGCCTACTCCAAAGATATCGAGCAAAAGAACTTGTTTGATACACCCACAAACGGTTATGTATTGATTCCAAATGCAGACGCAGACGGTAACACAGCGGGGCTTCGATGGGATGGTTCACGCTATGTACCTATTAAATACAAGAACCTGAACACCGCCTACTCAGGTAAGATCAAGCCGCTCAACAATCAGCAAAAGCTCGCCTTTGACCTACTTCAGAACGACGACATCACAATCAAACTGCTTCTTGGTGTGTATGGTAGCGGCAAAGACTTCCTGATGGTTAATCACGCTGTTGATCTGATCGAAAAGGGCAAATACGACAAGATCGTTTGGGTTCGCAACAATATCGAGGTCAAAGACACAAAAGAAATTGGCTTCCTTCCCGGCTCTATGCTTGAAAAGGTATATCCATTCGCAGCAATTCTAGCCGACTGTCTTGGCGGCGAGGTTGCATTGGAGCGAGCTATCACTGATGGATGGGTAGAGATTCAGCCGCTCGGCTTTATTCGTGGACGCAGCTTCAATCGATCTATAATTTATTGCAGTGAAGCGGAAAACCTCACTAAGCAGCATATTCAGTTATTGATTGGTCGAGTTGGTGATGGCAGCACACTGTGGATTAACGGTGATTTGAGACAGATTGATGATGTAGCTTTCGAACGAAATAACGGCATTCAAAAGTTGATTGATAAGCTGACAGGAAATGAACGCTTTGGAACGGTTTACTTACCTATTACGGAACGCTCTGAGACTGCCCGTCTGGCCGATCTACTCGATTGAGGAGTCACGCAAGATGATAGAAGTAAAAATAAGCGGCCTGAAAGTAGCGGACTATTGGTCTCCTACCGACGGATGGAACTATGACGCCATTGATAGTCTCGCGAAAGAATTGTGTGACCGCTACCGAGAAGCCGAAGCCGAACAGACAGTGGAGTTATTTAAGAACTATATAGAAAGAATGAGTATGCTACACGAAATTGATCCTTTCTCTATTGATTATATCCGCGACCAGATTGATTGGATGATTCGTCCTATGGTGCACCGTGGAATGACGATGAAAGAATGGTTACAGATAAACGCTTTGATCTATGAAATTGTAGAAAAATCGCTTCCCTCTTATCTCGATAATATGACTAAGCTCCATCAGTTACAAAAAGAGCTGGAAGACGCAGCCCTACATCGATATTTGATTACACCGTTTGGTAAAAGGATGCTGACATAAAAAAATGAATGAAACTAAAGAGAATACATTTTGGGCGATTGATGAGTATTTGACTTATAAGATGTCGAGACACTTCGATGACTACATTTTATTACTTGGACTGAAAGACGATTCTGGATTTCTAATGGATTTTTTAGGAGGCAGACGCGGAGTCGAATACAATTTATACAAAGAAAAAGGCCCAGCGGTATTTGCATTTATCGGGAACATTTACAAAGTCCTGCGCAATGACGATGCCAAGTGGATCATTGATTTAGCTTTAAAACTATGCGTGCAATTATTTGATTAAATGGGAGGCTCAGCATTATGGAAAAAATTATAGCTCCGCGCGGCAGCGGTCGTACCTATCGAATATGTAAATACGCGATTGAAAATGACTGCGATATTATTGTACCCGCTCTGAGTTCTATTCAACACATTGTAACGATCATAATGCAAATCTGCCATGATTCTAATGGTGAATATGAATATATTGGATATAATGACAGGCTGCATGATATCAAGGTCAAAACATGGAACGACACCATTGTGATCCATATTATTGATGCTACTAATTTTCAACATGCGATGTTTGGTCCCGCCAGAAGAAAACCCATGGTGATCGACGATATTGATGAATGTATGAAGCGTGTTATAAATTCCAATCTAATTGCCGCTTGTTCTATGGCTACATATGGCCCATCTGAAGTTGCACTAAATCCAGAAATCGAGGACGCTGATGATCCAACCATAGGAAGACCAACGGTGCAACTGACCTGTAGGAGTTTACTATGACAACAGATATTTTTGGAACAAGTAATTTTAAAAAGAACGAAAAGGAAATACTAGACCTGGCTCGGCATAAATTATATGCAGAACTTAGTGAAGAGCGTGGACATAAAGTAGATTCAGTAATGATTCATGTTGATATGGATCGCAGATATATACATTATGACTGGGATTTAACTTTTACTCTTAATCCAAAAGATTTTATCAAAGTCGAAATCATATCTGGGTTACGGATGGAAACTATTGAAGGTGACGCTGCAGAACTAATTTATAAGCGATATCTTGATTTGGTTAGCAAGTATACAATGCAATCTAAAAAATCGTTTGTTTGTAGGAGTTTACTATGAATGTAATTGCTAGAGCTGCTGCCCTGTTGACTTCTGCAAATTATAATGCCAAAAATGGAATCTTCATCTCATTAAACAATTATGAGACAGTATGGGTCAAGCCATTCAAATCGTATCTTGATTTTAGAGCATGGTATTTAAAAGCCGATAATGGTTCAAAAATATTCGATCAGATATGGTTTGGACCCGGATATACCTATAATTCCATGAGCGATATGGCAACACGGCTGGCGAAGGAATTTGATTGGCTCAATGATGTGGATTATTACCGACTTGTTAATAAGGACGACCTTTTGGATTTAGCGCATCCTATTAAGCTTGACTATACATGGACTTTCGATCGTATCGTAAAAATCACAGCACCTTGGTATGAACGAAATAAAAAGAATCTAGTATGTCACAGCTTATTATAAGAGTGCCGCAGCGTCGCAGAAGGAGTTAGTAATGAGAATTTTATTTGTAAGTCCAGAAAAATACGATGCCGTATGTTCTTGGTATGATAATTTAGACACTGTACAAAAGCACCGCAAAGTAATCGTAATATGCAAATCGCCAGATGAATTCCGTGAAAAGTTTGACTATAGTAAAATGAACGCACAGTGTACTATGTTCTACTTTGATAAATATCTTGGATTGGCCAAGTCGTTTGAATATTGCAAATTATTCACTAAGTTGTATGGAGAAGCTGATGTTCGATATATCTGTGAAAATAAAATGCGGCAGATAAATATAGATGATTTAATGTACCGCAATACGTTTGATTTGTTTAAAAAGTTTTCTGTCGTACCAGAATGCTTGGAAGATATTATTCGAGCCAGTAGACATCCACTCAGATGTAGGAGTCTATTATGAGAGACGAGATTGATGAACTCAGTATGATTAAAGGTTTCGTCAGAGAATATAAAAATCTTTATCCATTTGCACTTGATATAGATGAAAACAAAATTAAACCAAACCTTGAATACTATGGATTTTGAGGGGAGAACCGATAAAGAAATATACGATCAAATTGTGCATTTGACTAGAAATCCGAAACCGTTTATTTGCAGGAGCCTTTTATGATTATTGAATGGACAGAAGAAGAAGCAAGAGTTCTGATAGATGCGGTCGCTCGCGGAAACAGTACCAGGTCTTATGATGACGAATTGTTAATTTCGGATGGACAGTTCGTTGGGCTTGATTACATTTCAGATAAAGCAATATATGATTTTTTTCGTGAGCGATGTCCTGAAGCAAGTATTAAAATAAAGAAAAAGAAATCATTCGTATGTCACAGTTTACTGTAAAGGAGATACCAAATGGACATCAATATAAATGATGGATATTACGCAACCGCATTAGAAGAAGATATTTCAAGAATTAGTGTACCAGATCCAATAATGCGATTAAACGATTATGTTGCTACAAAAGACAATATCTCAGATATTCAAAATCAAATAAACATACTGCAGGAACAGGTTGCAGAAGCAATAGAACAGATTGAGAAAATGAAGAAGCCACTTCGGTGCAAATCGCTTCTATAAGGAGGACTATTATGAAAGAAGAATTTTCAAAACAGGATATTTTTAATATTGGATTCGCCGTAGTTGATGCGGTGCGCGATTATAGCGTCACGGTAGAAGATATCATTGACGCAATTCAAGTATACGCGGACTGGCAGGAAGTTATTGGTGACGCTTCACTGTATGACACGCTCTGGATGGAAGACTGTACACCTATGTCCCCTTCTTTGACCCGATATTTATATCATAAGTTATATGGGTTGGAAGAATACGATAATGACAGTGAGGAGGATTACGGCAATGAGTGACCGCAAACGAGATAAGAATTCTAAGAGTACATATATGAGAGCAGCCCGCAAACAGCGCATGATTGAAAACCAGTTTATGCAGGAGATCGAAAAAGCGCAGGAGGCTCCGGCGTCTAAATATAATAAAAAATCCCACAAGCAGCGCCGCGAGTGGGATGATGAAGAGTGAGGAGGAATGCAACAGTGGATAAAGATCCTAAGAAGCCAGGCAGCCAACAAGACGAAGACGGCCAGCATGGCATGATGAGTACAAATATTCCTTTGACTATTGCGGTATCGGCTTTTATCAATAGCAAAGACTGGTTTGATTGGATACTGCACGCTGCTGAGACGCTGGTGATCTTCTACTTGACCTATCAAATTGTAGGTAAAGTGTTATTCGTGGCGCTGGTCATTACTCCTCTTCTTGTGTTTTATATCAGCAGTGCAATTGATTGTTACTACGTTGTGTGCGATAGCGAGTGGGATGATGATGATGGTGATTCCGATAGTGATGACCACTTTCACAATAAATTAAAGTAAAGGAGAATTGATACAGATGTTTTCTCCTAAGCATTACACAGTACGTAAATACCCTTTGAGTTTATTTATAAAATATAATTTTAATATTCCTGAAGAGGTTGCAAACGATATTCAATATCAAGTACTTCAATCTGATACAATGTTACTTCGCCAGATTAGGTTGGTGTCGCATGATGATTCTGACTATAATCCGTTTTTGATCTATATAGACGCTACAGGTGCTCAAAATAAACCCGATGTGGTTAAACATCTTATGCAACACGGAGCTAAAATTGGAAAGCGGAAATTTAACTTTGGAGAACGAAGCGCAAGCATGGTTCGCCAATGTATCTTCTCGATGGTTGAATCTCATATTTGGCCTGAACTTGATAGACGAATCAGTATGGAAGTATCATTTTCTGAAAAACCTGTCGTACTTTCTAAATGGATGGCTTATCGTGGGCTGATGATGTCAAGTTGTCATTGTATTCCCCTTAATGAATGGTTTCCAAAAATCATTGTAGTGCCAGATCACATGCTCACTATTCCAGATCAAAAAATCAAATGCCTCTGTGATAAAAAAATGGAGTTTGTTGACAAAAAGACTGGTAAAAAACGTGAATGGGTACAGAAAGATATTAAAGAAGATACCATAAATTATGAAATCAATGCCTTCGATGGTTGTGGTATAGCTCATCCCTCTTTAATGCGGCAGATTGAAAAAAAGCTAAATACTTCTGAACATATCAGCAGCATGATTTTCCGTATGCCTTATTTCAAGGGTGTTTTCAATGAAATGGACTACGTTTCGTTCTATGAAGAGCGTGGCGTTACTGAAATCACTGATATTTGGGGCGTAAAGCATTCTGTAGCTCGTGATGCCGAACCAATGTTTATTGCTGGAGAAAGCATGTTTAAAGGCGTCAAGTATTTTAAACGGGATGGTACTATTGCCGATTGGGAAAGATATAAGCAACTACTTTTAAAATATAACCATGCAATGGGTGTTGCAAAATGGAACTACCAATTTGAAAATGAACCGCTTGAAACAAGGAGCAATTACCAGATACTGGTGACGTTGGATTTGCCTTATGACGGGTTTAAGCACCTAGCAGATAAAAGCGTTGATTGGTATCAGAAAATCACTTCTAACACTGAAGATGGAATTTTTCATACAAATTGTTTTTTAGGATTAACGGCGGACGACGTAAATCCATTAACTCACTATGCTGCGGCTCTTGCACGAAATCCTGAAATGATACATGAATCAAGTGTAAAAGCATATATTCATTCGCTTCTTGATAAATATAGAAATGATTTTAAATGTGGAAAATTATTTCTTGATGCTACATATAAGTTTTTAGCACCTGATTTAATTGCATTCATGGAAGGAGCTGCTGGTCTTCCGATTGTTGGATGTCTTGAATCTGATGAATTTTATACTTTTGACAGAAGAGGTGCGGCATCTGGATGGCGTGTAGTGGATCGAAACCCTCATTTGGCGTCTGCAGAACATGCAGTCCTAAAAGGTGTTAATAACGAACTCACTCAAAAGTATTGTAGTCATCTTGAAAATGTAGCAATGATAAACGTAAAGTCAATTACCCCACAGAGATTAAATGGCGCGGATTTCGATGGGGATCTCGTGCTGGTAATTGATTCTGATATTATGCTAAAAGGTATTGACAGAAACGCAAGAATTGTCTGCGATACTCAAGATAAAATCACTGCGCTTGCTCAATTAGATAATTTACAAAATCGGCTTGATTGTGTTTTACGTGGATTAAAAAGCCAAATTGGCGAGTATGCTAATTACGGATGTGCGTTTCACAATAAGGTTGCAACAACAGAAAAAACAAAAAAAGAGTACGAAAACTATATAGATATTTTGAGTATCTGTATGGGTAAAGAAATTGATTTTTCTAAAACAGGAGTGAAATTTTCAGTTCCTAGAAATATAGCATCATATGGCCGTCCATTGCCTAGATTTATGAAATATGCTGGACCCTATTATGCACGGCAACATAATCTTAGTAATGCACATAGTAATATGAATCTTCTTTGTATGGATCTTGAGCGTTGGGAGCGTGGAGTCCGTTGGCATAAAGAGCCCGCTGGCAGTTTTGATTGGCACATAATGTACGATTCGGAAATCGGTTATGATCAAGATGTATTTGATGAGATCGAAGCCGTCTTTCTGGACTTTAATAAATATCGCAAGAATCAGTTAGAACTAGAAAAGAAAGCCAAAAACTGGAAACTTTATCGTAAAGAGCTTGAAGGCATCATGACGAAAGAAGAAGCAAAGACCTATGAAACCAACTGGCAAGCAATCTATAACGTGTATCGTAACAAGTGCAAGCTGATCTGCCCCGACGTTCGTGAGTTGGCTAATATTCTAGTCGTGCTGTGCTATGAAAAATACCCCAACAAGTTCAAAAAATTCTTGTGGCACATGGCTGGCGCTGGCGTAGTTGAAAATATCAAACCAGTTCCCGTACAGTTGCCAGTTCACGATCCGAATGGCAAGTATGAATACCTTGGTCAACGATATAGTTTGGCTGAACCGAGAATTTACGAGGCAAGAGTGAAATGATGAAATTCAAGCTATTAGAACTAAGACTTTTCGATATGAAAGGAAACGATATTACAGAAGTTGGGATTCGTTGTCAAAAATGCGGATGGTATCATAGCATTGCACAATATAAATGGGATGAATTGAAAAACATCCAAAATGATATGAGGTTTGTATTTTGCAAGGAATGTGAAAAAGAGACGTTGCACAGAATGGAGGTTCTTCATGTTTAATCTATTCAAGAAAAAGAAATCTAAGCAGGATGAGGTTCCGCAGCAGATGGAATGCCCCAAGTGTGGAGGAACAATGACCCTGACAAATGGACTGACATATAAATTCCACTGCCGTGGGCAGGAACTCGAAGCGATAAATGTAACCGCCATGAAATGTGCGAATTGCGGCGAGATGATGTTTAGCTGGGACGAAGCTCAACGTATTCAAAAATTCGCTCATGAATCTGTGGGCTGGGAGGATAAAACAGAATGAGTTATCGGTGTTTTAAGGCAACGATTATCGCTTTGATAGCTACACTATGTTTATGCTTAGGTATTGGGATTTGGGCATCTATTCCTCGCAAAAACAATGTAGGCGATAAATCTGTTTATAATGGAAGCTCTTTGTACAGTATTTCCAATACGGAACTTGCTTATGATGAGAACACAAGAGTTGTATACTATTGGCTATATAGTGGATATATGGCTCCATACTATAACGAACATGGACAACTTTGTCGTTATGTTGATGGCGAAATTACGCCAATTGAATAAGTAGGTATTACAATGAATATAGCTGAGCAGATCCTTTATTGGAAATCAAACCCTTATTCTTTTATTGATGCATATTTCGGTTCTCTACTATATTGGTACCAGAAAATTTATCTATGGATGTTTTGTAATAGGAGGTTAAATGGCTTATACGACATTTTATTGCAACGAAAATATGCTTCTTGACAATTGGAAATACTATCACGAGTCAAACCTGATGTTGCGAAATCTATTGAAGAGGACAAGCCTCTCCCCTATTGAGTGTGCGACTATCTATTATGAACGTATGCGAAACCCCGAATCTGTCAGTTATGATCGTAGCCATCTGATTCAAGCATTCAGCAGAGGGCACAAAAATAATGCGCCACTACTTGACGTACATCAAGTTGTTTTATATCAGAAAGATTTAGATTATATCACCGACGCTCGCCGCCGCTATCATATCAACTGGGCACAGCTTAGAGTCTTGCTTGGAATTATCTTCTTCTGCCGATTATATGGCAGCGACACGGTGGCATTAGACACTGATTTTAAGATGAAGCGGTTTGGAAAATGTTTTGACGAACAGACGGAAATCATGTATCACGGTGGACCCAACTGGGACGACGGATACAACACAGTTCGCGGAATGTACGAATTATCTGACGTGTATCATCTTCTCAATCGCACTGGAACGGATGATATTGGCTGCTTATATACATATCCGAATTTTGCACTTGATAAAGATGACATAATCGCGTTCACCTTCAATGTGACGCTTGAAAACAATCGACTGAATCTCAGTAAAGTGGCACAAGAACTGTTCGATCCAAAAGAATGCTACTGTACAGTGTGTGGTGAAAAATATATCGCAAAAAGACCGAACGCAAGTCTATATTGCAAAGAGTGCGGGGCAAAAAAAGAAAAGCTACGTATTGCAAAAAAGAACGCCAATAGAGTCATTGACCGAAATTGACTTTATTTTCTTAATATATGAAAGAGAATTGCTCTCTTTAATTTAAATTGCAAAGGAGATTATTATTTATGGTAGAAATCAATAAGCGCGAGGCAGAATATCTTCGCAAAGTAATCCCAAATGTTCATATTACACGTACTGTTCATCATTGGTATGTTGAAGAGATCAAGTCTGTTCTTACTCAGCTACCAGGCAATGTTGAAGCCGAAGAAGCATTACGGGAACTAAACCGCACAAGTCGGACTAATTCGAATTTTGATATTTGAGGTGCCGAATGGACGAAATTAAAAAGAATGAATTTAAAAAGGCGGACGATGAATCTTTTGACGAGTATATGATTCGCATTGGCAATGCGTGCTCCGAGCGGAAGTTGACGTGGGATCAAGCTGCCGTTGTTTTGAATGAAGCTACAAACTCCAATTTTGGGGAGTGCGCCTATCGAAAGAAATATAAGTCATGGAAGGCCGGCTACGATTATGCACTTGAACATATGTGTAGAGACACTGTGGCAGACAAGCTGCAGCGCTTGAAGATCGAACAAATCAAGATGCGTGACGAACGAGCGGCAACGAATAAGGTTTATCGTAACATTGCGCGTGCTGAATCTATCAAGGAACTGATTACAAGTGCTGTTGCACCCTACGATAAGAACGACTTCTTGAATGTTGTTCAGTATGAAGGCAGCGGACATGATGTGATTGTGTGCTTGTCGGATTTACATACTGGTGCCGGTATTGATTCTGCATGGAACAAGTTTGACAAAGAGATCTTAAAGGCGCGGCTAGAAAGTTATGTCGCTCAGGTGTTTAATATCGTCGAACGGCACGCCGCTGAAAAGATTCACGTGCTGTTGCTTGGTGATCTAATCAATGGTCATATTCATATTAACACTCGTGTTCAGAACAATGAAAATAGTATCGAACAGGTTATGACGGCCGCAGAGTTGGTGAGCAACTTTGTAGCAGAACTGTACGAAGTATGCCAACATATTGATGTGTATTCAGTCAGTGGTAATCATTCACGGGTTTTTCCCAACAAGGACGAACAAGTTGCCGGAGACGAACTCGAAGCGCTGATCCCATTCTATATGAAGGCACGGCTACAGAATCTGGCTGGCATTGAAGTAAAAACAGAGAAACTCGATCCTACGTTTGGCGGATTTAAAGCTCGTAATAGTCTGGTGATGTATGCACATGGAGATAAAGACTCCCCTGCCAACGTTGTCGAACACTTGACCATGATGGTGAAACAGCCGATTGATTTAGTCTTCCTCGGACGTCGCCACACAAACGGAATGACAACTGTGCACGGGACAAAGGTTATTGAAAGCGGCTGCGTATGCGGCACTGATAGTTATGCTGTTGGTATTCGTAAGAATGATATCCCACAGCAAGCCGTAGCTGTTATTGCTGATGATGGTTTGACCTGTCTGTATGATGTGAAGCTTGAAAAACCAGCAAAGATAGTAATTTAACAGATTTAGACGCTCTGGGCTTAACTGCTCAGGGCGTTTTTATATTGTAGAGGAGAATTATTATGGACGATATTTGTTCTGTTTTGGCAGGTTCCAAACACGAGTCTGTTTATGCTGGTCCCGATAAGGACATTGAAACCAGTCTTAAAGAACTAGGGATCGATATTAGAAACGATGATGGCGAATTGAAAACGATTTATCAGATCCTAAAAGAATTGTCAGATAAATTCAACAATAGTTAAATAAACGGCTCGTCCGAAAAGGCGAGCCCTATATGTCGCAGGTGACAGCGCCGGTGTGCTGGCCAGCCTCATAAGCTGAGACAAAAGAGAAATCTTAGATGCGTTTGACTCGCATACCTGTACCCATGAAATTAAATTGTAAAGGAGGTTCCAGAATTCAAAAATGGAAGAAAAATTTCATAAAGATTTAGGAGGCGATTACTTCTACTGCTATTCTCGCCGTTGTGCATTCTTTATTCGTGCAATGGGAATTTTCTATGAAGAGATTGGTGAGCATCCAACTACGGGATCTGTATATACAAAGTTCCACAAAACAAAAAAGCTCAATGAAATCTTAAAGCTGTGGGACGATATCAAGTATCGCTTCGACAATATGTCAGATGACGGAACGGTGGTGAAGGACTATGGCCAGAACTGCCGTTGAAAAGAAATCGCCACGCATTAAGGTCCCTGCCTCATGGAGTGGTGGCAAATGTATGTGCTGCGGAAAGATCTATGATGTGCGCAAGGGAAATTTCTCGAAGACGCAAAGTCAGTGGTTTATGGGCAACGATGGATATCTGCCGTGGTGTAATGAATGCAAAGAAGAAATGTTCAACTTCTATGTAAAGAAATACGGAGACGAGAACGAAGCAATTAAGCGACTAGCTATGCTGTTTGATATGTTTTACTGTGATGGGCTTCTTGAGGCCGCAGATCACTCTACTCCAGGTTCTCCAAAAATTAACACATATATGGGACGCCTTAATATGCGACAGCATGCTGGGAAGTCTTATGACGATACATTAGATCAGGAGAAGAAAGATGCGCTGGCTGCTGGTCGTACTGGCAACACAAAAGTCACCCAAAAAATGATTAGGTTCTGGGGTGCAGGTTTGGAGGAGCAGGACTATTTATTCCTTGAGGATCACTATCAGAATCTTATTACGCGCCACGAGTGTAAAACAGCCGCACAGGAAATTCTTTTCAAGCGCATTGCAAAAGGCGAACTTAACTGTGAAAAGGCAGACGCTACCGGCGACACAAAGAAAATAAAAGAGGCAAACGACAACCTTCAGAATCTAATGGGTTCAGCTCAGATTAAGCCGAATCAGACGAACGATAACGCACTGGCTGAGACTAACACTTTCGGAACATTGATTCAAAAATGGGAGGAAGAGAGACCAATTCCAGAACCCGCGCCTGAATGGCAGGATGTCGATGGGATTGGAAAGTATTTTAGAGTGTGGGTACTTGGTTCACTTTTAAAAATGTTTCATTTAAACAATCCATATCAAGCCGAATTTGATGAGGAAATGGAAAAGTATACCGCACATAAACCAGAAGCTATAGAAGACGACACCGCAGACACCAGCTTACGTGAAACCATCTTTGGTATCAGTGAGGGCGGTGGTTCTCCTTGACAAAAGAAAAATTAACAGACAAAGAAGTAGCAAATAGTAAATCAGAAAAGATAATGAATGCAGTTGCTTGGTATTGTGGATATTATAGAAAAAATCCGCAACGTTTCGCCAAGGAATATTTGAATCTGAATTTGAAATTATTTCAGCAGATTTTGTTGTATTTAATGGTTCGAAGCACAGGATTCTGCTTTATTGCCGCTCGCGGTCTGGGCAAATCTTTTCTGACCGCTGTCTTCATTGTGATTAAATGCCTATTGTGGCCGGGCACGAAGTGTATTATTGCATGTAAAGTGCGAACACAATCTATCAATATCTTGGACGAAAAAATAATGAAGGAACTTGTACCAAACAGTCCTTTATTACAATCCGAAATCAAAAAAGTCGATATCAATAATCAGAAAGCAGAAATTATATTCAGAAATGGCAGTTACGTTAAAGTTGTGACGGCTACCGACTCTGCGCGTGGTGCGAGAGCAAATTTAATTTTGGTCGACGAATACCGCATGATGGATGAAGATATCATCAATATGGTTTTGAAAAAATTCCTAAATATTGTTCGCCATCCCGGATATTTAGACAAACCAGAATATAAACACATGGCTGAACGAAATCAAGAGTTTTATCTTAGTTCTGCATGGTTCCAGAATCACTGGAGCTACGAAAAATGTAAGGACTATTTTGTAAATATGATTGATCGTAGTAAAAAATATTATTGTTGTGCTTTTGATTACAGAATGAGTATTAAAGAAGGTTTGTTGTTGAAAGAGGCTGTCGAAGATGAAATGTCCGAATCAAGTTTTTCTGATCTGAAGTTCTCCATGGAAATGTTGACCGAATGGATTGGATCAATTGAAGGCGGGTTATTCCAATTCGATGATATCAATAAAACTCGCGTTATCGAAAAAGCATACTATGCGCCAAATATCGTGCTCTCCCCCATTGCAACAGATGTTCCAAAGAAGAAAAACGGAGAAATCCGCATTTTGACCGCTGATATTGCACTGATGAGTTCCAAGAAAAACGACAATGACGCAACAAGCATCTTTCTAAATTGTATGATACCAAACAAATCTGGACGTTATACGAGTAATTTCGTTTACTCAGAGAACGTTGAAGGTATGAGTGTTCAGGACCAAGCGCTAAAGCTGCGCCGCTACTTTGAATATTTTAATTGTGACTATCTCGGCATCGACGCCCGCTCAGTTGGTATTCCGCTGATTGACCTGCTCATGCGTGATATCTATGATCCTGAAACTGGTGAAACCTATCCCGCCATTAGTTGTTGTAACAATACAGAAATTGCCGATCGTTGTTCTGATAAGGCCGCAAGGAAGGTTATTTGGGCCATTATGGGCAGTTCTCAATTTAACAGCGATGTAGCCATTGGCTTGCGTAGTGGTTTCCAACAGGGGCGAATCCACCTTTTACAAAGCGAGTATAGCTGCGAAGATCAGCTACGCAAGTTGTATAAAGGATACGATAAAATGTCGCCCAGCGAACGAGCTGCTCTACAAATGCCGTATATCAACACCGGGCTTGCAGTCAATGAGCTTGTCAATTTGGGCTACGAAACAGTAAACAACGTAATCAGGGTCAAGGAGAAATCCGGATGTCGCAAAGACCGTTACTCTTCCCTGTCCTACAATTATTATATCGCACAACAAGTTGAACGCAGCATGGAGAAACGGCACAATAAACCGAAGCTGCTCGATTTTAACTTCCGTGCACCAGTATTGAAGAAGGGAGGGCTGTAATGGCTGAAAATATAATGAATAAAAAGGTCATGGTCACGAATTCAAAAAGTGGAAAGACCTCCTATGTTACATATTCTGATTTAGTAAGTGGTGTTTATGCCAACCTATCAAAGATTGGCATTCGCAACCTTGAATCAACATCAGATACCAATCCGACGTATACAAAATATTCGAAGGATCAAATTGTAAAGTATCTTGCTAATCCAGCTAATTACGAAAAGCAATTGCGGAATATGAGCAAATATCTGTTCAATATTTCAAACTACTATCGTCGGCTGATTCAATATTTTGCGAATATGTCTACATTCTCTTATGAGCTTGTTCCCTACGGTCTTGATCGATCTAAAAGCATCAATCTGAATAAGTTTAAGAAAGCATACTACGCAAGCTCCACAGCTGTTGAACTGATGAACATTCCACACGAAGCAACTAAAATTCTAACGATTGCATTTCGTGACGACGTTTATTATGGATACGCATGGGAGACGAATGATAGTTTTGCTTTCCAAAATTTAGATGCAGACTATTGTAAAATCAGCAGCATTGAAGATGGCGTATACAATTTTGCATTTAACTTTTCATATTTTGATGCAAACCCAGACAAGCTACTGAATTATCCGCCCGAGTTCCAGACCATGTATAACACCTATAAAACCAATACTCAGTTATATAAATGGCAAGAATTGGACAGTTCTAAGTCAATCTGTATTAAGGTAAATGAACATGACTATATCCCCATTCCGCCGTTTGTGAGTCTATTTAGTGCTCTGGCGGATATTGAAGATTACCGTGCCATCAGTAAAAACGCCAGCGAAGCCAATAACTACAAGGCTATTGCGATGGAAATTCCTATCAGCGACGAAGATGGTTCGTTCCTGATTGATTATGAAACTGCTAAAGAATTCTACGACATGATGAGCAATGTGTTACCGCCGAATATTGGTGCGATTTTAACTCCAATGAAATTAACTGACTGGAATTTTGACAAAAGCGGTGTAAATAGTGATACGAATGAGGTTGCAAAGGCCGAAGCAACACTATTTGCACAGGCTGGTGTAAACAAAATCTTGTTTGGCGGCGGTGATGACCCGGCTGCTTCAACGCTGAATCTGTGTACTGTAAATGACCAAATGATTGTATTTGCGGTGATTCGTCAGTTGGAACGCTGGATCAATCGTAAACTTAAGAGCGTATCAAGTTCTTATAAATTCCGTATCAATTTCCTGCCGGTTACACATTACAATCGTGCCGAAATGCATGAGCGATATCTAAAGGACGCCCAATATGGTATTCCAACACGTAGCGCTATTCTTGCAACCGCCGGGTTTGCTGGCACGGATTATGAAAATATGGCTTATCTTGAGAATGATGTACTCAGCTTGAATACTGTTGAAGTTCCGCTTACAAGTTCTAATACACAGTCTAGCACTGTAAACGAGGGCGGACGTCCATCTAATGCAAGTGAGGGCAAACAATTAAGTGATGCTGGCGAAGTAACAGCAGATAGACAGGAGGAGTAACATGGCACAATATCTATGTGAAATAGTCGTGCATGGTTCTCACGCCGCCGGGATGTCGAAGTTTTTGATAGAACACGGCGCTCTCCTGCTACGAAAAGATCCACCGAATAACTATGTATTTATCAATGATAATGTATTTGAAAATGCTCTGGCTGAGTTGCAGATTGCAATTCGTCAGGGCTTTTATTTTGCGGACGAGGAGGTGAAAACAGAATGAATCAACGATACCCAATCTCTTTTTTAAAGAAGAATGAATATGAAACTTCTGATTTTCGCTTCATTGATGTCTGTATTGATGTGATGCACACAGGAGCAAATCTTAATAAAACCAGCTTCACGAAAGATGTTATCAACAAAGCTGTCCCGACTATCGCCAATATGCCGATTCTTGGTTATGTAGTGAACGAATTGGACGATGAAGATAAAGACTTCAAAGGTCATGAGCACGAGCTGCGAATCACAGATACTGATGTCAAATATCTGTATGCGGGACAGGCTTATGGTGTGATTCCTGAATCTTGTAATCCGCGTTGGATTATTAAAGATGACGGAACTGGCACAGAACGTGAATATTTGCGTGTTGATGGTTTGATTTGGACAAAGTTTAGCGACCCAGTAGATATTTTCACTCGCGATGTAACAAAAAACCACAGCGTCGAGCTGACCGATATGATTTGCGAGACGAAACGCGATGATGGAATTACTCCCGTTTCGTCTTTTAAGTTTGATGGTTGCTGCATTCTGTCGACCACCGATCCGAAAATTCAACCCGCAATGACTGGGAGCTGTGTAACCGCCAATTTTTCTGTTGACGATATCACATCTCAAATTCGAGAGCGTCTCTATGAGTATCAGTCTCTCCAGCAGAATTATTCTGCAAAAAATGAAAATCCATCCGATGAGGAGAAAGGAGATATACCGCCAATGAATGAAAATGAAAAGAACCCTGCTGTGACTGAAAATGCTGTGGCAGAAGGCGCTGTGGAAAATTCTGAAGTCGAGACCACCACAGCAGAGAATGCTGCGACTGAACCCGAATTTGAGGCTGCTGCTACAGAAAATGCCGCATCTAAAGAGGGTGCAGAAAATGCAACAACTGAGACTCCCGCCGAGAATGCTGCTCCAGTAGAAGAGGGTGAACCTGCTGCGTCCAGCAAATTTACTTTGACCGCTAATCAGCTTCGTGATGAAGTTTATAATGCACTACTTGAGATTCAGGTTCCTTCTCGTTGGGACCCTGAATGCATGATCCCTAAGTATTGGCTCACTGATATTCAGGACAACGAAGTTATTGTAACTGATTCTGGCACATATCAACTGATGGGCATTCCCTACTCTATGAACGGCGATAATGTTGTTCTGGAGTATGAGAACATTAAACGTAAGAAGGTCGTTTATGAGGACTGGGATAATGGCGATGTAATGCCTGGCCTAATCACTATGTTCTCTGCTTTGACTGACAAACTTGTTGAACTGTCTGACAGCTTTACTAAAGCAACCAATGAAGTTAGTGAAATCAAACCCAAGCTGGAAGCGTATCAGCAGGCTGAAGCTGAGGCAGTCGCCGCAGCAGAAAAGGCTAAGCGTGACGAGCTGTTCTCTATTATGGATGAAAAGCTGGGCGCAAATGCGGAATATACCGCACTGAAGGAGAACACGGAGATTACTTATGCCGAGCTGGAGACTAAGTGCTATGCACTGGTTGGCCGTCAGTCCGCTGAGTTCTCTTATGTTCCCACTACTAACAACAAAGGAACTGTCCGCTTTGGCGTGGGTGGCACCCAGAACGGTTCAGACGCCGCGTATGGTGGCCTGATGGAACACTATCTCGGCAAGTAAATAATTCAAAATTTTAGGAGGTACATAATTATGGCAAATACTAAGCATGCTGTTGTGCGCATTGACAAGCTGGGTGGCACCCTGGATGGTGCTCAGCTGGAGAGTGCTATTTTCTACAAGGAGTCCGATGCTGCTGAGATCGATAATGGTCAGCTGGTTGTTCTGGGCGAGAAGCTGGGTCGTGAGGTCTACAAGGCCACCGCTCCTACTGCAACTTCAACCGTTGCTGACCTGTATCTGACCGCTGGCGTTGAGCTGTTCTATGATCAGACCGTGGCACACTATCTGCCCGAGTGGGTCAACGAGGCCGGCAAGCCTGTGCGCGTTTACGCTCTGAATGTTTCCAAGGGTGGCTTCTCTGCTACTGCCGAGGCGTTTAACGGCACTCCCGCAAAGGGTAAGTATGTCGGTTTTGCTGCTGATGACACCAAGATCCAGATTCAGGAGGCTGCTGATGACAAGACCTTTGGCTGCATTGACTTCGTTGAGACTGTTGGTTTTGGCGATGGCCGCTATACCTACTACATGATCACCCTGAAGTGATCCCAAAGTTCAAGAAATTAACATAGCGCCGTCCGTGTAATAGCGGGCGGCCATTTTTATTATAGGAGGTTTATACCATGGCTATTGATTCTAATCTGATCAAGCTGGCTGTTGATGGCTACAAGGGTCACGTCGCCGGTGATTACTCTGTTAATGATACTCAGGAGGCTCTGCGCAAGGCTCTGATTGAGGCAAACGGCGGCTCTACTAAGCTGGATATTAAGGCTGTTCGTGACGGCAAGTGTGCTCAGGTCTTCGCAATTGTTGAGGAACTGGTGAATGTTATCCACGAGGAAGGTCTGAAGGGTGACGAGTTCTTCATGAACATGGTCGAGGATCGCAATATGTCTCTGGGCGACACCAATAAGTTCCATATCGAGAAGGAGTGCCTGTTTGCTGTTGCTGATATCGCTGAAGGTACTCAGGGCATTCGTCGTCAGCGCATCGAGGGTGGTCAGGACATCACTGTCAACACCCAGCTGCGTGCCGTGAAGATCTATGAGGAGCTGAACCGCGTGCTGGCTGGCCGTATCGATTTCAACAAGTTTGTTGATCTGGTCGGCAAGTCCTTCACCAAGCAGGAGCTGGATGCTACATATGCTGCTTTCACCGGCATGTTCTCCAAGCTGCAGGCTCCCTATACTGTGACTGGTACTTATGATGAAGAGAAGCTGCTGGATCTGATCGAGCACGTTGAGACTTCTACTGGCGAGTCTGCTGTTATCATCGGTACTAAGAAGGCTCTGCGCAAGATCAAGACCGCTACTATGTCTGATTCCGCCAAGGAAGATGTTTACGCAATGGGCTATATTGGTCATCTGGCCGGCACTCCTTTGGTGGCTGTAAAGCAGCGTCACAAGGACGGCACCGACGACTTCTTGCTGAGCGACGATGTCATCTACGTGTTTGCTGGCGATACCAAGCCCATTAAGCGCGTTACCGAGGGCGATGTCACCATGCTAATGGGCAACCCCATGGACAACGCTGATATGACTCAGGAATTCCTGATGATGAAGCGCACCGGCATTGCCGTTATCTTTGATCGTGACTTTGGCATGTACAAGATGTCCTGATCATCAAATTAAAATGTTACATAGGCGGTAGGGGTTTCCCTGCCGTTTCTTATTATATAGGAGGAAATAATGGCAAGACGTGCAACTACAAAAGCTGCGGCTACCAAGGCAACTACTGCAAAGACCACTGTTGAGCAGCCCGTTGTTTCTACCGCAGAGATTACGAATGAAACTATGGTCGAGTGCCGAAGCGGTGTCTCTGGCAACCTGATCTATAAGTCCTCACTGAATCCCGGCTATGTAGTCGAGTGGAGCGGTCTGGGCGAGATTCAGGAGATGGAGTATCGCGAGCTCGTTTCTATGCGTGGCAATCAGCGCCGTTTCTTTGAGGAAAATTGGATTCTGATTGATGACCCCGCAGTTATCAAGAAGCTGGGTGTTGGTCGTTACTATCAGAACAGTCTGTCTACTGATGACTTCGAGGATGTATTTAATATGTCCGCAGACGAAATCAAGGAAATCGTGCCCACTTTGCCGGGCGGCACTAAGGACGCTATCGCATCTGAGGCTAAGAAGAAGATTGATTCTGGTGAGCTGGACAGTCGCAGTGCTATCAAAGCGCTGGAGGACTCCCTGGATGTTGAGTTGGAAGATACCATCTAAATAAAGGAGGCGGGCTATGGCAACCACTTTTGAAAGTATCTATGCCCGCTGTCGTGGGCGAATCAAAGATTATGACAAAGAAGGCTACACAGACGAAATGTTTGCAGCTGTCGAAAAGGACCTGCTTCAGGCAGCAATTGACGACTTTGTAGATATCTGCGCTAAAGATCTGACTGATTATGACGAAGAGCTTGAGGAATTTAACATCACTTTGTCTCGTAAAGAGCAAAGTATACTCGCACTGAGCATGATCGTTCACTGGTTAGAGCCTTACGTCTTTAATTCTGACGCACTAAAAAATGCCATGAGTACAAAAGATTTCTCTATGTTCTCCCCCGCTAAGCTATTGGAGCAGATGAAAGACTTGTTACAGTATTCAGAACGAAAATTGAAAGCCGAAATGAATGGCTACTCGTTCAGAGTAAACAAGGTTTCTGAGCTGACTGAGTAAGGCGGTGGCTTATGACTCGATCAGAATATAGAAAAATGCTTAAACTTAATGGACCGACTCAGCGTGACAGAATAATTAACAAGTCAATTCACGACCAAAATAAGTTGGCTCCTGTACAACCATCTTTTAAAGATGTTACGATTGATGACGTGCCACGCAAATTAAATATCATTTCTTCAACTGTTATGGATCAAAAAATCATTCATACTCTGCCGGGCGAAGACTTTTCTATTGGAAGCATCGTCTATTGGAGCAAGAGCCACTGGTTGATTACAGAAAGAGATCCAGAAGACGAAATTACAGTACGTGGACGTATTCAGATTTGTCGAAAGGAAATCAAATGGCAAGACGATAATTCTCACAAGATTCATTCTTTGTGGGCTACAGTTGAAAAGCCGTATTATTCCAATCTGGAAGAGAATAAGCAGATGAGTTATTCTACTCGCGAATTCCGTATCCAGATGCCTTTCGATGAATACTCTGCCAATCTTAATATTGGTAAGCGGCTAATGCTAGAAATTATTAACGATGTGCCTAAAACATATCGTATTACTTCGGTCGATCAAATGACAAGCCGCATTGACTACAATAACGAACAGGTCGGATTTCTCTCTTTTAATGTCGAACAGGATCTATATAATCCAGAGACTGACAATGCTGAGAAGATGATATGTGACTATGTTCCTATTGAAGATACAGAAGAAATTCCGCCAGAGGTCGTCTATCCACCGCAGGAGGCTGAACCAGAATATGTTCTCAGTATTGATTTTACTGGAGCTCCGACAATTCAAGCCGGCGGTTTCGGTAAGTTGTTTACAGCAAAAATCGATAGTGAAACGTGTGAAACGGCAAATTGGACTTTACAGGGCGATCATGTCCCTGACGAGATCCATTTTAAGAACGCGGAGGATTCCGTATCTAGCGCAAAATGTAAAGTAGTTTGCGCTGATAATCCCAAGCTGATTGGAACCATTGTATCTTTGACAGTTCAGTCAGGCAAATTAACCGCCGATATTGATTTGGAGGTGATCTGATATGAATTTGGAAGAGATTGGTTCTTTCAAAAATAAAGTCGTATCAAAGCTGATAAACGATGATAATATTCTCGATGTTCTTCTGGGCGACGTTGACAATATTGAAGATCCTGAAACTGCCCTGCTTGGTAAGGACGGATCAGGAAAGGGCGGCTGTGTGTTTAAATATGAGTTTGTTCCAGACACCCAAGAGAATTCCAAGACGTTTTTATGTGTTGAGGTAGTGCCGGAAGAAACTAATGGCGACACGATTACAAATATGACGATTTATGTGTTCGCATATTGCAGCAAAAATCTCATGCAGACCTATCGCCGCAAAGGGCAAGCTGGTACTCGGATTGATGTTCTCGTAAGTGACGTTGATAAGATTTTAAACGGCAACGCTGAATTTGGAATTGGTCCACTTGAATGGGTGGGCAGCAGTATTTATAAACCAGCACAGCCCTATTATGGTCGTATGCTCGTTTATCGCGTTGGAACTTTTCGGAGGGCAAGGCGATGATTCGATTAAATTATATAGACCATATCAGCCCTTATGGGGTCATGCTGCGCGAGGTAGGTCGAATTCACTCCCCTATTCTTGGAGATATTTTGAAACTCGGCTACAACCAGTATCAGCGAGTATTGACTTTATTTTTGTATACACCAGAAAAATATTTCACGGACGTCTCGACAGATGCCAAGATAGAAAATCCGTGGAATCAGTTCACAAATGAACAAAAAAATGAAATGACAATGTTTGATATCCTAACAGCCAACGAAGAAGCCAGATCCGAATTGATTTCGGGTTTGGCTCTTTTTATTTTCGGTAATTTGGAGTGGGACGAAAAATATCACGCAATTTTGATTGATAAACAAGTTGAGTCGAAGGGCAATATGTCGATTGGCGGTTTTGTTGATAAATCAAATTACAAGACAGTTGTTCAAGTAATTTTGCAGATACTTGATATTGCGGATGATGACATGCCCGAAGAAAATCCTAAGTTTAGAACCGAAAAAGATCGGCTGTTTTGGGAGAGGTTCCAGAAAAAGAAGAAAGAGTTCACAAAAACAAAAAAAGGCGATCCAAATTTGGAGCTGCCTAATATGATCTCGTTGTTGTGTACATTTCATCAAAGTTTAAACTACTCGAATATTTGTGAACTCACCATTGGGCAAATACGTGATACGTTTTCCCAACTGATGAAGGCAAAACAATTAAATATCGCAGAAATGAACTATTCTGTTTGGGGCGGTAAATACGATCCGTCACAATGGATAGAACGAATTGATAAAACACAGGAGGAAAATAACTATGGCTAATAAGAATGCAAATTTCGCCAACCGTGAAGTTGCCGATCTGATGCTGATGGACTATTCCACTAAAAAGATGTTCCTGAATGTGGATTGGGCTAACGTCACTTCTACCTCTTTTGAGGGTGATCGTGTGTTCGCTACTGGCGGCCAGGGCGCACCTAACCGCGTGCAGTTCGACGGCTCCCGTACTGGCACTCTGACCATTGAGGCTCAGGTTTATCCCGTCAAGGTCTTCCAGATGCTGTCTGGTAATGATCTGGGCACTGAGGCTAATTTCCTGAAGCGCGAGAAGATCACTGCTACTGATACTGCCAAGCTGACTCTGACTGATTCTGCAGCAGGTACTTACGTTCAGGTCTTTAAGGCTGACGACGATCTGGGTACCGAGCTGACTGCTACCGTTGCTGATAAGGAAGTCACTGTTACTGTCGAGAGTGGTGTTGAGTACGTTGTGTACTACTACAAGAAGGCCGCTAAGCCTCAAGTTATCCACCTTGATTCCAAGCATTTCCCCAAGGCATATCGCGTCGAAGGCTCTGTTCCCTACAAGACCGAGAACGATGAGATTGTCGAGGCACATCCGATCTGGTACAAGGCTGCTCCTCAGGCTGCTTTCGAGCTGTCTTGGCAGAACACTGGTGACCCCGTCTCTCTGACCATGACCTTCGACGTTATGGCCGATGCTGATGGCAACATTTATGACATGATCTATGAAAATGGCCAGGAGTAATTCCTAAGCAAATACATCAGAGGTAGAGTCCTTCGGGGCTCTACCCCTTTTATGAGCGCACGAGTAATACAACTATACACAGAATTCGCGCGTTGATATGAGGAAACTCACGAAACCTAAAACAAAAAGGGAAGTGTTTATTATAAAAATCTTAGCTTTTGACCAAGCGCTGATAAAGACCGGCGTTTGTACATTAGATGGCGGCACCATATATCATTCTCTGATTGATCTGAGCAAAACCAAAGATCCGGCAGAGCGTCGCGCCATCATGCGACAGATGATACAGAGCCGAATCAAAACTAACAATCCCGATCTCGTCGTAATTGAAGATGTAGCGCTTCAGGCATCAGCCAAGACAGTGATTCAGCTTGCACAGTTGCAGGGCGCTATTATTGGAGCGTGTGAGTTGTTCAATATCCCTTATGAGATCATAAAACCATCTGAATGGCGCAAGACTCTTGATTTCAAACAGGGGCGGCAAGTAAAACGCCCAGAACTAAAACAGCAGGCTATTGATTATGTGGCCGAACACTATGGTGAGAATGTCTCTTCTGATGAGGCGGATGCGATGTGTATTGCAACTGCAGCACTGATGAGGCTTGAGCAAGATAAAATTACACAGGAGGACTAATAATTATGAAAAATAATCTGAACTTAGAAGAGCGCATCCAGTTTGTTGATGGTGTAGTAGACCTGTCAAAGCGTAATGGCAAGTATGATCCCGCACTATATGATTATGCTTTCCGTATCGCTGCCGTTGTTTATTTCACCGATGTTGACACAACCGGCATGGATCAGAACGCACTGAGCGAACTGGCGTTTTCTGATGAGACTACAAAGATGATGAATGAAGCGCCTCGCAAGTATATTCTTGGCACGCTGAACAAGGCTTGCCGTGAGAAGATCGAGATTGAACGTCAGCAGTATATGGCACTGTTCGAGGCAACTGCAAAAAATCAGCCGTTTGAGGAGTTGATGAAGTTGGCAGCCGATGTGCTAAATGGTATTGGCGAGCAGTTTAATATGAAGGAAATGATCAAAACTATTTCTGAAGAGAACATGAAGAAACCTGTGGTCGATAACAGTTATATTATTAAAACTCCAGAAGGGCTACTTGATGGAACTCACGCCACAGTGCTTACCGAAGACAAGGAGTAAGATTATGGCAAAGTTTACAGCTACCACGGTGAATGCTCTTCAGACTGAAATCATGAGACGTGCAAATCTGGCATTAAAAAACGAAATTGCAAGCACTGTAAAAGAGCGGCTTAAAACTCATGTACAGAAAGATGTGTATTCAACCTATTCCCCCGTCGAATATGAACGGCGCGAGGGATCTGGTGGCTTAGTAGACGATAAAAATCTAAAACACAAAGTTCGAGGTCGCACGCTGTATGTGTATGAAGAGGCACCTATTGATGGACCGCGCTTAGACGCTCCAAATTTCAAAAACAAACCAGACAGTTTAGCACGCATAATCGAAGAGGGCGCTTACAATCCGTGGAATTATAGAAAATATAAGTGGACAAAACCACGTCCATTCATGGAGAATACACAAGACGACATCGATTACCGATACGCTGATATTGTAAAGCTACTAAAAAATCGAATCGAGCACGACAAATAATTAAAAAGATGAGCAGACTTATTAAAGCCTGCTTTTTTTAGATTCGGCTCCAAAGGAGGAATATAATATGGCGCGTGAACCAGAACTGAGTATTAAAGTCAAGATAGATCCACAAATCAAACCAACAGAGTTAAAGACAAGCATTGAGCGAAAAGTAAAACAAAGCGGTGAAAAGCCACAGATTGATATTGACCCTAATGTTGATGGCATAAAAAACAAGGTCGAAGATAAATTAAAGAATATCAAAGCAACCGCAAATATAACGCCGATTATCGATACCGAAAAACTCAAAACAGACATTCAACAGCAGATTAACGGCATTGGCAATATTCCGAAAGTTACTATTGGTGTTAACGTTGATGATTTTTCGAGTGAGTTAACCAAACAATTGAAGGATCAACTGAAAGAGGTAAACCAACAATTAAGTTATTATCTAAAAAATCTAACAAGTAATACAGATCGATTGGGTTCTTTTGCAAATGATATATTCCCTATGAAAGAACTTAAAACATCCGCTAAACAAGTTGCGAATGAGGTAAGCGATGAATTTACTGGTGGATTGTCTAAAACATTCAATATCAATGATCTGCTAAATTTCAAAGTGTCGGATAGTACCAAAAGAAAGGATTTATCTCAAGTTGAAGGTTTAGTAAAGGAAATCCGAAATATTTGGAACGGATTATATGCAGACAATTGGACAGATGATGATGAAATAAACTTAAATGCTTTCAATGATCAATTCGGACAGTTGGGTATTAAAGCAAAAGAGTTAAAAAGTATACTTGATTCAGTATATTCAGCATTCGATTCTGATAAATTCAACGATAAATTGAACGTTTTCAAAGCTCAAGGATTCCCTTTAGATAAAAAACTACAAGAATTTTTGTCTATAGATGATTTTTTGGACGAAATTATTAACAAATCAAAAACCAAATTTAAAACAACAGATCAAGCAATAGGTTTCTCCAATTTATTGGATAGCTTGACGGGAGATAATAAATTAAAATTTGACTCCATTTTAAGTTTTGTGTCAGATGAACTCGGAAATGTTCAAATTAAAATAAAGCAAATCAATTCTAGTGCAAAGGCTGTTAAGACAGAAATAAAAGACGTTCAAAAAGAAGCGAATGTTGCACAAAAAACAGACACTTCTGGGCATTTAGACGCTTCGACAATTGAAACGTATGGACAAAAACTCGACGAGGTATTGAAAAATATTGCAGACAAGCAGAATGCAATCAACACCGCACGTAGAACCGCTGTAGATTTGGAGAAAGGCATCCTTGCTGCGACTGTATTAACACGCGAAGGACTTTCAAGTGAGCTTGCACAATATGAAGCTCTTTTTAAGAAATTTGATACTGATAAGATTGCTAAATTTGCAGAAACGACAAATCTTGCAGAGTTTATCAAGAATCAAGAAGTTAAAATGCAGGCAGCTCAAGGAAATGGCGAAAAGAATCAAATTGAAGATGGCGTCTATAATGTAAAAGACGTCAAATTTAATATCGATCCAACTGTTCTTCAACTTAAAGTTGATGAGGCATTTAAGGATATCTCCGCTCCCATTGATCTTCATTTAAAAAAAGATGCGGCAAAACATGTTAAGGACGAGTTGGGTACATCATTAAACACCTCTAACATACCAGATGTTCCGAAAAATAGCGATCAAAATAATGTCAGTAGCACGGTACCGGTGCCCGGCAAAGTCACAATCACAGACGCAGATGTTATAGTAGATGTTAAAACCCCCGTATCGATTCCTGGCACTGTTACGGTTGACCCGACCGCTGTTCAATTCGGCAATTTCGACGATCTTCAAAAAAATGCGGACGCCCTGTTTTCTGTAAAGCAAAGTTTAAAGGGAATTTTTACAAGTGCTGAAGGTTATGGCACAAAAATAGCAGCGATTGGCCCATCTGTTCAGTATGTCGCACAGGAAGTTGATAATCTCAGCAAGTCTATTGAAAATCAAATTACAGACTTGGATCTTATCACCAAAAAGACGGATGCCTACGGGACTACGGCTAATTCTATCATTTTGAACACAAAAGACGTGATGGTCGCTGGTGATTCAGTTAACGTTCCTGTTAAAGCCACTCTGGAAAAGACTGCAATCACGGTTCCAAAAGAAGCAGTTGATATTAAAGTAACAGGTGTTCTGGCTCCTGAAGATGTCAAACAGACTGAAGCTGCTGCACCACAAAAACCAACAGAGGTTCCCGGTCATGTGACACTATCTGCCGATGATGTGGTTGCTCCGACTGCACCGGTGAATATTCCCGGTAAGGTAACTCTTAAAGTAGAAGACGTGACACCTCCGAAGGGATCTGTGAAAATCCCCGGCAAGGTTGAACTTAAGGTTTCTGATATCACTCCACCGAAAACAGCGGTCGAATTGGAAGGTAAAGTGTCTAACGTTACAGTTGACGATTCCGCTAAAGGTAAAAAGAAGAACGCCAAGGATGATGTCAAAAAGCCTGAAGTTATTGATTTGAAGGGCAAGGTCGAACTCAAGGACGAGGATATCAAGAGACCTAATCCTCTGAACCTCAATGGCGCAGTAAAAATTAAAGCAGCTGATGTTAAGATTGACGATGTTGAGATCTCGAAAAAGGAATTTGACATTAAGGGCAATCTGATTCTAAAGAATACGGAAAATATTGCAAAGAGTACAACGGGTTCCGAATCTTCTGCAAGTGGCATTTCTACTGTTATTGATCATCCTACTGTTGAGACAGATAATTTTGAAGCCAGATTGGCAGCTCTTGATAAGCTTGATCACCAATCAAAAGAATATAAAGATGGATTGGAAGAAATTATCGCAGACTGGAAATCAACCAATAAAGAAATAGATGAAGCCATAGATAGTGAAAAAAAACTCAATAGCGTCCAAGAAGATCGTCAGAAAGCATTAGATCAAATTCAAGCTGCGATCAAAAAGAATTCAAACAATATGGATCGCGCCAGGAAGAATGGTTCAGCCGGTAGTGATCTCTATAGTAAATTCAATGCCAAACAGACCATGTACAAAGCGCTAGAGGGTGCAGTATCTTCTGGATCTGGCGTTAAAGATTGGGCGAAGACATATTTTCCTGCTAAAGTTGACGATATCAATAATGTTACCGATGCTCTGAGGGAAATGCGCGGCGAGTTAACAGAAGACCAAATTAAATTAGCACAAGTATCGGCTGATAAGTCAATTGAACGTTCTGCTAATAAAGCAGCTACTGCGGTTGCAAATTTAAAATCTCAAATTCATGATTATCTTGAAACAAACAAGAAAATTCAAAATAGTGAGCTGGCTCAGCCTTTTAGAGAGCTAATGAATGCATTAAATTCTGAAAATGCTCCAGAAAAAATTGGAGAATTACAGAAACAATTTGCTGAGCTTCGCGCGAGATCTAAAGAACTTGGACTTGAAACTGAAAGTTTGATTGACAAATTTGAAAAACTTTTCGGTACCCATTTGAGCACTATGATCACCATGGCGGCTCTACACAAAGTACGAGAGGGCATGCGGGAAATATATCAGAATGTGGTTCAGATTGATACGGCGGTTACTGAACTTCGTAAAGTCAGCGAGTATGCGGGCAAATCGCTTGAAGAGTACATGGGTCGCGCTGCTGAACAAGCACAGAAGTTGGGAGTATCTATCAGTGATTATATCAATTCTACTGCTGATTGGAAGCGGCTTGGTTATTCTGATGAAGACGCCGAAAATTTAGCAACCTACTCTACCCTGCTCAAAAACGTTGGCGATAATATTGATGATGTTAACACATCATCTTCGTATTTGATTTCTACTCTGCAAGGCTTTGGACTGTTAGCCGATCAGGCAGAAGATGTCGTTAATAAAATTGACGCTGTCGCAAATACACAACCCGTTACTGCAAAAGACCTTGGCGAAATCTTGACTCGCAGTTCTGCTGCTATGTCTGCCGCTAATAATACGCTGGAAGAAACTATTGCGCTTGGCACTGCTGCAAACGCAGTTATCCAAGATGCAGATACGGTCGGTACAACTTTAAAATCTCTTTCAATGTATCTTCGTGCTGCTAAAAGTGACGCAGAGAATGCAGGCATTGAAGTTGACGGTATGGCCAATTCTGTGTCTGAGCTCCGCAGTGAACTGAAATCTCTGACTGGCGTTGACATCATGCTGGATAGCAAAAATTTCAAGAGTACATATCAAGTCATGAAAGAGCTATCTCAAGTATGGGGTGGCCTGTCCGATGTAACACAGGCAAATGTCACTGAAATGATTGGCGGGAAGAGAAATGCTAACGCCGTTAGTGCTATTCTAAACAATTTTGACGTTGCTGAATCTGCTATGGAATCCGCTGCCAACAGTGCTAACGTGGCATGGGAAGAGAACAAGAAGTGGCTCGACAGTATCCAAGGCCGCCTTGGACAGCTCGACGCAAGCTTCCAAGTCCTTTCTCAAGACGTTCTCTCTTCTGGTCTCTTGAAGACTGGCGTATCTTTCCTCACATCAATTGTTAAACTTCTTGATAAAATTATTAATCTTACTGGTGCCCTTCCTGCTGGACTAGGCATCACAGCATTTGCAGCTCAGCTGGGTAAACCTAAAATGACAGGTTTCATGATTGTGCCCAGCAATACTCCGGGTGGTAACACGGAACAAGTGCTCCACAGGTATTTATTATATCATTGCGAAGCATGAGGGAGTATTTAGTAAAACCGACGAACATGGTGGCATAGCCACGGCGAGTTTGGGTAATTCTCGTCCGGGAACCGAAAGGAATCCGCAGGCAAGCTCTGCATGCGCCTACATTATTATAATAGGCACTGCCAGAGACGCTTCAGAGAGCATAATGTCGGAGTGGAGCTACGCGCATAATAGCGTCGCAGATTCACTATGGGGTGCTCCAAATCACTGCTATGCAATCAAGCACATGCAGGAAAAATTACAGGTGGTCTTTCCCCTGCCGTCAAAAGTGGAAAAATATTTTTGTTGACTATCTTAGTATTTATGGCTATAATAAAAATATCAAAAACAACATGTAAGCAAAACACATGTAGTGGAGGTATTTTATTATGGCTAGACCTAAAGGTAGCAAGAATAAAGTAAAAGTTCTCGACGGCGTCGATTACGCAGCACAGATCGCTGAAAAGAATACTGCAGCAGAATCTCTTGCTCAGGAAATCGCAGCTATTGGCGATAACATCGGTGCTCTGAATGCCCAGCGCAAAGCAAAACACGTAGAGCTGAATAAACTCAACAAAGAGATCACCAAGCTCGAAAAGAAAAAGGCTGATGCCGACGCAAAGGTCGCAGAAGCTGCCAAGAAAGCTGAAGCTGAGGATGTCCTCAAGAAACTGCTCGCTGAAGGTATGAGCACGGACGAAATTCTGGAAAAACTGAAATAACGACGGCGTCGAATAGCGCATAAAACAAGCCCGACTTCCCTACTACTGGGAGGCCGGGCTTTTACTATGCCTTGCTGGAAGGAGGAAATACGGTGACATATAAGAAATTCTATTATCGTGCGAATAATCAAAAAGGCTTTGCTGACCTTGAAAAAGAAGAAAACATTAACTGTATAAAGCCACATGAAGATGAATATTATATTTGGAACGAAAATGACAATCGGTATCATGAGGCGACTATAGAATATTGGGTTTAAGTAATAATTTCAATTTCACATTCTGGACTGACCTCTTTATTTTCTTTTGAGGTCAGTTTGTTATAGTCTCTTAGGCTCTCTGCAACTTCTATAACGCTCTTCCCTTTTACTTTTGCTTCAATTTCCTTCTGATTTTTTGACATTACTTCAGTTGCTCCGATTGCGCCAATAGCTCCTTCACATGTTTTATAAGATATGCCATCTTGTTGATTCCATACCATTATAATTTTTTGACCATTCTCGATTCCAACTTCAATAAGTGCGTTAGCGCTGCTGCATGCGTAGTCAATTACTGAATCAAATTGCTGTCGTAACGAAAAATTTATTTCATCAGTTATATCCACCATTTCATTGATTCGCTTGTTAATGTCAAGTCCATGCTCATTAGTTGTTTTCCCTGTACATGCAATGATTCGATTTGATTTTGTACGGATCAATTTGTGCGTGTTATCCGCATAGCCTGCTAGAATATATTGTTTTGTTTCTTTGTCTAGTACGTATTCTGTCTTTCTAAAATCGCCAGACAAAACAATTCCATCTGTGCAGATGACGGCCATTACTAAAGACACTGCTGCGCCCGCCTCCTTCTGCAAAGTTAATCTTCGATTTCGTCATCAGAGTGCTCGTAATAATATTTCTCTTCCAAAGAACTGAAGTCAAGATCGTATCTATTTTCCAAGATTTGTAAAACTCGTTCAATAGCCTGCCCTATATAGAATTGATTGTATCCAAATTCGTAATATTTTGAGACTGCATCCTTATAATTTGTAGTTCTCGCGGCGTCTCGTCTTTCGTAATACCGATCTGTACTACTATTATACATCTGAACAGGATAACGGCTCCATTGTTTGCAAGGAGTGTAATGCCGATATTCTGCCATTTCGCTTTCAAGCATGCTGATTAACCATGCTGTGTTTTCATCTTCTATCATTATACATCCTCCGCACCGCATTAAGCTACAGCGTTAAAAATTGCTGCCGCAGTTTTTGCAATGCCACTGTTTACCTAGTTTTCCGCTGGCAGCGCCCACGAGAGATACAGACATGGTGCGGCTATGGACGTTCTAGTTTTGCGTTGATTGTTTTAAGTTCCGTACAGTAATCCAACAAATACTTCAAATCGCTTCTAACCTTTTGAGTTGCTTCTTCTCCATGCCATCCTGTGTCAAGATATTGTTCATGAAAATACTGAATAATCTCTCCTTCTGTATATTTACCAGAATCAATAAAATATCGGAGCAGTCTTTGTCTTTGTGTCGCCGGCTTCGTAGTTGTGTATCCATCATTATTTATGCTTGTGTGTTGAGCAAAGTCATCAAAAATTTCTTGTGTGCTACTATAATAGCTTGCCCATCTTGCCAATTCCTTATCGTGGGAAGACATAGACGGATCAAACTCAGCCGAAACATAATATTTCCAACAGCCACCTTTTGCAATAAAAACCTCTTTTGTTACAAAGTATTTATCACATTTGTCGCAGTGAATAATATTAATAGTAGTTGGATCAGTAAAGCTTTTATATTCCGGCTTTGGTTTTATCCTTGCCCGACATGCTGTACAGTGATGTTTTCCCCTAAAGCACTTGTTTGATTTAAAATAAAATGTGACAGTATGGAGTTCATCATCAGTCCAGTCGATATCTTGAGGTATCTGATACTGGGCTGCCAATGCTTGATCTACTTGTTTTGTTTCAAGGATAGTGTATTTTAAAGTCCGTCCGTCTTTCTCGATCTGAAAGGAATCTACTCCTGTTGCGGCTGCTTTCATAGATGCGTTAAACAATTCTTTCATGCTTTCATCGTCGCGCAAGACAAAAATTGGTTTTTCATAGCATCCAGGCTCTGGTGGATCACTAAACTCATAATCTGACAATATTATTTTGTAAATTGCAGGATCATCAGCATTTTCGTCTTCTGAAAAGTAGGCATATAATATCGCATAGACTGGATTATATGCTTCCATAATTTTTCCTCGATATCAAAAGTTACTATTACAATTCTTGCAATGCCATTGTTTGCCCAACTTCGGAGACGCGATACCGAGTGCATAAATTGATACACCACGGCTTATTCCAGAGATCTTCTCTGTATTCGTGGACTTACAGTAGGGACAGATAACACGCTTACCGCTGGCGAGGTCTTGCTGTTCTTGTTGTTTTGCTTTCCATTTTTCCACCTGACGGGCTGTTTCAAGTGCTTTTTGTTTGCGTTCGTGTTCTTGACGTTCGCGCTCTAAGCATCCCGGATCTGCTTGTTCACGAAGATAGTCTTGGTACCAGCAAAGAAATCGATTGTTAAAGGAAGAATAAACAAATTCTGCTTTTCCTTTAGTAATACTAGAATTTTGGCTTTTATTTATAGTTTCTTTTTTTATTTTTTCATATTCGCATGCAAGCTCTGGATGTTCTTTTAACAGCTGGTCTACCATGTAAGCGCAAACAATAGAATAGTAAAATTCATTGTCTGTATTTTCCTTTTTTTTATAAAATTTAACCCATGGATCATCTTCAAGATATTTGTATTCTGGATGCTTTCTGTATAGTCTTTTACCTTCTTTGACTAAAGCACCCTCTGTATAATCACCAAAAAAGTTCTTGGCTTTGCCACGCCCAACATCTATGTCTCGTTCTATTTCTCCAATTTTCATATAATTTACCTCATTGACAAATAATTTCGACTGACCATTGAGATTATTATACACCTCGACAATCGGCAAGTCAATGAATGAACTTGGCAAAGGGTTTGACGGTACCATTGAAAAAGCTATTTCTTCCACAGAAAAGCTTAAGGGGCTACCTGGAATTGTTCAAAAATATATGATGTGGGGAGATTACAAGTCTGGCCTCGTCTCAAAAATTGATGGCAGTAATTTTGGAACTGACGAAAATGGAAAAGATATTCAAAATTATGTTGCTCAAATTTCAAACCTTGATAAAGCACAGCGTAATGCGATTATTAGCGTAACAGAGCTTGGTAAAGAATCGAAAAATACAATTAAAACTCTTAATGCTCTTATCGAGGCTACACAAAATGGTTCTCGTATCAATGGCAAGGTTTTCGAGGCCAGCTTAAAATCTGCCGGTAATAGCGAAATCAATCAGGGCGATATCAATTCTCTGATGAATGCTCTTGGCATGAAAAACGGTGATAACTACGCCTTGCCCAACACTAATGAAGTCAAAAAGAATCTCAACATGTGGGCAAAGGCCGCAGAGAATGCTGACGCCAAAACTCGTCTTATGAACGCAGGTATCATTGAAAGCACAAAAAACGGCTACGCAATGACCGATTCTTTCAAAAAGATGATTGGTATCGAAGAGGTTGATGGCGTTGTTAAAACCGGATTAACTGCAAAACAACTTGCCTTGAATACAGCTATGCAGATCGGAAAGCAATTAGCCTTGTCTTTTGGTGTCGCAATTGCCACATGGGCTATTTCTAAAGCCGTTGAGTATCTGATGAATCTCAAAACCCGTTCTGAAGAACTTGTCGCTACAATGAATGATTCTCATGATGCAGCTGAACAAGCTACTAAGGACGTTGAAGAGATCCAGTCTAAAATTGACGAACTCAATAATTCCCTAGAAGCTGCGGGCGTTAAAAAGATTGAAGATATCGTTGATCCTACCGAGCGCGAGCGGTTACAAACCATCAATGACATGCTGCAAGCTCAACTCGAACTTAAGAAGCAATTGGAGAAAGACGCGAACGATAAAGCAAATACCGACACAAGTGCTGTTGTAAATGATAAAACAGAAGACAGTATTGTGAAATCCCGCACAGTAAATGTTTCTTATGCCGAGGGTGGTGCAAATGCTGGCACTCATCAGGTTGCAGAGAAGGTTTCTAAGACCGAATCTTTAAACGAGCACTCAGACTATCTCGATCAACTCGTTCAAAAGCGTCGTGAAATGGCGGCAGCTGGAGAAGAAGAGACTCAGGCATACAAAGACAACGAAGTTGAGATCGAAAAAGAGAAGACCAAAATTGAAGAGCTCTCCTCTGCCGTGTCGGAGCAGATGAGTAACTATAGCACCGACGCTGATAATTTTGACCAGTATAAGGACGAGTATGTTACAGGCACGAACGCAATGACAGTAGCCACTAAGGCTCTGGCGAATGCACAAGATAGTACAGGCATTGATACTACCAATCTTGATATATTCTCAGAAAAAGTAAAACAAATCAAGAATGATATCGACAATGGTGATTCTCAGCAAAGCGATTGGAAAACATTCAATGGGCTTGATGCATTTAGTGGAATGACTGGCGAGGCAATAATTAACATTGATAAAGATTCTTCTCATCAAACCGAGGCCGAAACAGCTGCACTTGAAAAACTCCATAAAACTGCAGACGAGAATAAAATATCATTTGAGTCTCTAATTGGTGTGTTTGAAAGTTTTGGTCTTGTGCAAATTAGTAACTCTGCAACTGCTGACGATTACGCCGATAAACTCGAAAAAACAATGGGCGTCATCGACAATATTCAATCAGCATACAAAGCCTGTTCTAATGCTGTTGAAGAATACAACAAGTATGGGTACATGAGCATTGATTCGTTGCAGGCTCTTTTACAAATGGATGACCAGTATCTTAATACTCTTGAACTTGTTAATGGAAAGCTCCAAGTCAATCAAAGTGCGTATGCAGATTTGTTGGCAACTCAATACGCAGAAGCTCAAATGGAAGCTATTTCTCAGGCAACATCAGAACTATATACGATTGCAAAGGGAGACTCCGCAGAAAAAGCCGAAACATTTACTGAAGCAACTGAAGATGAAAAGAATAAACTTGCCGCTTTGTGTCCTGCTTTAAAAGATGCCACTATTGGAACTGGAGAACTAGCTGCCGCTTTAGCTGCCGCTCAAAGTGCCGGTGAAGGTGGGAACGCAGATGCTGTTCAAGCAAAAATCGATGGAGTTATGAATGCTCTTAATACTCGTTTAACACTCATTAAAACAAATATGCAATCAGCAATGAGTGGAGCATCGGCCCTTAAAAATCAGATGAATGGTTTCGATACTGGCAAGAAAACTCAAAAAGCAGCGTCCTCCATTACAGATCTTGCCTCTGCATTTGATACATTGAAAGAAGCCATGAACGAGTATAACAAATATGGCTATCTAAGTTATGATACAACTAAATCGTTAGTTGGTCTTGAGGATGTATATACAGAATGCTTGACAAAAAACAATGGAAAACTAGAGATCAATACAGCTAAACTCCGCAAATTTATTAAGACTCAACTTGAAGCGGCCAATGCTTCTGACGATGGTGGTAAATCTGCTGCGGAAATGACCAAAATACTAAATTGGTTAAATTCAAGTGTTGATTCTGAAACCATTTCGTTTAATCAGCTCACAGATGCTATCAAAGGATATGGAACTGCACTTGATGAAGCAACCGGCAAAACAGACGAATTTCAGTCCGGTATGCAAACACTTCATGAGTTATTTACAATTGATCACGCAAATGGTGATCAGATTGTAGATTATGATACTTTGAAGAAGGTTACGGATCTCATCGCCAAACATCCAGAGATGGATGGGATTTTCCTTGACGAAAACGGAAATTTAAACGTAGACGATGATAAAATCAAAGAAGCGGCCAAAGTTTTAATTCAAGATGTTATAACTGCTGCTACCGATTCTAATCAACCTGGACTGGCAAAATTATGGACTGACCGCCTTGCTGGCCTAACGTCTGGTAATATCAGTATGACAGATTTTTGGAATGGATTTGGTACTGATATAGAAGATGCTAACACCAATCTTGATAAGTTTCAGAGTACGTTCAGTACTTTCCGTAATGCATATGAGGAAATTCGAGACACTGGCTCTCTCAAGAGTCAAGATATTCTACAAGAGCTTGGCCAAATTGATCAATCTTTCCTTGACCAATTTAAAAATGTTAATGGGGATTACGAGATCGACGCCAAAGGTCTTCGCGATATGTATGTTGCAACTCTTGAACCGTTGATGAAACAATTCGAAGGTACTACATATGGAGATTATTTGCAACAGATGTATGACGCCGTTCGTGCTCCAACACAAGAAGAGTATGATGCGCTCGTAAAAGCAACTCTTGAATATAAAATTGCAGAAGAAAAATACAATCGCGCTATTACACAAATTGATAGCTCTGACCTTTCTGAAGATGAAAAAAAATCTCTTAGAGAGGAAGCCATCAATGAGCTAACTGAAGTTTATAACAAGAAGTATCAAGATCTACAGGAAACCGATGCTGAAGTTATGGCAAAGCTTATTGCTCATTGGGAGGATGCAAAAAATTCTGTTGAGAGTTTTAAGAATGCGTTGTCTGCGGTTAAAGATTTATTAACTGACTTCTTATCTGTTTTTGAAAATTATAATTCAGATAAGGACAATGACTTAAAAATCTGGGGCGAGGCCATGACAGAGCATATCGACGACCAAATCGAAGCTCTGAATAAGCAAAAGGAAGCGCTTGAAAAGGCCAATGACGAGGAAGAACGCGCAATCACTCTTGCAAAACTGCAAGCTGAACTTGAAAAAGCTCGCACGCAACGTACTGTCCGCAAGTATACCAGTAATGGTTATGAGTGGGTTGCTGATGCGTCGGCAGTTAAGGAAGCCCAGGATAATCTAAACGACCAGCAGCGGACATGGCGCAAAGAGGATGCTGAAAAGGCTATTGATGACCAGATTGATAAGCTGAACGAGTTGAAAGACAAGTACAGTGAAATCATAAACTTGATTGGAACCAGTTGGGACGACTACAACAAAAAACTCAAGTACTCTGCTGAAATTGCAGATATGACCTTTACAGAGATGGAAGGCCGACTTGACGTCTTTAAGGGTAATGTCCTTGGAGCGATGCAGTCCACTAAGGCAACTTCTGGTATTCAGGATGTTATTAGCAAGTTAGAATCCTTGATTACAACCCTTGAGAAGATTAATAATCTGTACAGCTGGGCCGAATCCGGATTTACTGATTATACTGATAAGGGCTTTAATGGTTTAATCAAAACAGTCAAAAAGATTTTCGGATCTACTGGTTCTGACGGTAAGCTCAACATCAGCATTAGTACCGGTTTAAAAAATATCGGTCAGACTGTTAAGAACGCATTTAGTGGAACTTCCGGGAATAGTATCACCAAGGCGTTCCAGGCAGGATGGGAAGCTATCTCGTCTGGCGCTAAGGGGCTATTCTCCGGTAGTGGTGCCAATAGCCTAACAACCATCTTCTCGAATGGTTTATCTGGCATTAGTGATTTTATTGGTTCTGCGTTCAAGGGGCTTGGCAGCACATTTGCTTCGGGCGGTCGAACATTAGTTAAGGCTGCTGGTAACGTTGCTACTAAGATCGGAAGTGCTCTCGGTATTGGTGGTGCCACAGCCGCAGGAGGAGCTGCGATTCCTGTTGTTGGAGCCATTGTGGCAGGTGTCGTTAGCGGTGTTAACGCCAATATTCGACTCATTAAGGACCAAAAAGAAATTTGGTCTGGCGATGATAAAGTAGGAGTTAAAATTGCTAAATCCGTTGGAAGTGTAATTTGGAGAACTTCTGCTGTTGGTATGATTGCCAGCACAATTCAGAACATCAGTGGTTTCGTTAAGAAGATTTTTGGTATTGAGAGCAAGAAAGACAAGAATAACGGAACATCTTCTAACGGAAAAATTGACGTTGGCAGTATTGTTATCAATAGCCCAGACAGACCTGCTTCCAACGCAAATTCTGGTACATCCGGGTCTGATACTGGTACAACCAAGCAATCTTTCTGGGATCGCATCAAGAACTCTAAGCTCTGGTTCTGGAACTGGGGTAAGCGTGCGGTTGGAGATAAGGGCGTCAAACATTCTGGCATGTATAATGTCGATGAACAAGGTCCTGAACTTTTAGTCCGTCAGCCTGCGTCTGGTCGTTACACTTATCTTGAAACCGGAGACGGAGTAGTTCCTGCGGATATTACTTCTAAACTGTTTGAAATGGGCGGAAATACAGATAAATGGTTTGCAGATCAACTGTCCAAAAATGGCGCTTTGAACAATATCCAGAACAAAACCATCGGAGATACGATTTCTGTTGGAGACATCTACATTCAGAATCCTGTTGGCGATACGGATGCTCTTGCTAGAGAGATTGTACGCGACCTTCCGATTAAGCTGCGTCAACAGCAAGGAAGGAGATAACATGAGTAACGCATCTAAAGCAGTTGATGTATTGACAAAAATGATTGTTGAAGTAGCACAAAATGCAATTGAGAACGCTTCGTATGATAAAACCACTTTTGGTGTTGTTAAGAAAAAGACGCCATCTGGCTATATCGTATCGGCATTTGGAAAAGAGTGCAATATACAATCAAATCAAGATTTTAGTCTTTATGAACGAGTCGCTGTGACAGCTCCGCAAGGAGATTATAGCAATCTACTAATTCGTAAAATCTAAAAACAACTATTGCAGGAAGCTACGCCAGTGACGTAGAACCCTGCATTTTTTATATGCATAGGAGGTGAAGTAATGGCAAAGCCGGTATTATCATCTGTAAATGTTTTTGACGCAACAGAGGGCGTCATTGCTTTTTTTAAAATTTATGTGAGCTATACAAGCCCCAATATCATCAAAGAATACGAATACTCGATTTATGATGGATCTGATGATAAAGTTATTTGCACCTCTTCTGGAGCATATAGCAATTTATCGTACACACAAAATAACGGATGGGGATTCCATATCTCCCCTACCGAACAATTAGTGAATCGAGAAGAAAATTATTATTTGCGAATTCGTATCAAATTAACTGACGAATCCGAATATGGAGAATACAGCTCTCCTATTGTTTTGTATTGCAAGTCGAAACCTTCTATTGCTTTTAGTAGCCTTAATAAAGAAACAGAAAATATTATTCAAATGTCTGCTACTGTTTTTGAAATGCTTTATTCCTATATAAAGGATCAAGGTGAGACTCTTAAAACATATAAGTATGAGTTTTATGATGAAGACAAGAAATTGGTTGATGAAACGAAAACGTATTATGGTACTATTTCGCATTCGTTCTCTGTGTATGGACTAGAAGCGAACAAATTGTACTATGTGCGCGGCATGGCCACAACAAAAAACGGGTATGAGCTCGATACGGGTTATTATCCTATTAGAATTGGTAGTGTTTTATCAAACGGAGATTATGCTTTTGAGGCAGAGAACGATCATTATAATGCAGCAATCCGGTTGACATCTCATTTTGTTTCGGCCACTGGCTCTCCTAACGGCGATGTTTCTTACGTAAAAACAGCAGACGATAAATATGCAGTAGATTTGACCAATGGTACGAAAGTTACCTATTTCTTGAGAGACCAAAATAAAAATCTCAATGACTTCGACATGAAGTTTATTGTGAAGTCTAATTGCCCAAAAGAAATTGTTGAATTGAACTGGAACAACGCAGAATATTCTGTGACTGGAACATTGAGTATTCTAAAGAGATTCTTTACCGATATGAACGACGAAACAGAAAAACTATTTGCCGCCTTAAAAATAAATGTTAACCATGATACGTATTTGATCATCGAAAGCAACTATATCTTTGCAGAAAGAGCGACTGGATATTTATTTGTTGATGTCGTTTGTAAGGATGGATATTTTGAAATTTATATAGAGTCAATGGATGGAGATTATCAGAACGCGGTTTTAGGACAAGCATTACTGGACTATTGTACTGTCGGTGGCTCTTCTGTAGATAACGAGAATTAAAGGAGGCTGATTTATGTTTTTAGGAATGGATATTCTAAGTGACGAGCAGTCTCTAAGTAATTCAAAATTGGTATCAAATCTTTCTTCGTTTTCAATGAAGAATGGAGTTTTTGACGAGCTTTATGTTTCATCTGACCCAAATAAATTCAAAAAGAAAGAATATGATTGGGCGGCAGATACATTAATCCTCGCCACGTTTGATTCTCAGACACTTGAAGGCGGCAATATTGGCGCTCTCGGCAGCAAGATTCAGTCTATGCAGCTCCATAGACGTGAAGTCGGAGATGTTACATGGACCACACTAACAGCTTATCAGGTCCAAGATACAGATAATTTGAATTTCTCTTTTGTTGATTACTTCGCACGTGGTCGTAACACCAAGTATGAATATTCTGTCAACTATATCTTGAAGGACGGAACCGAGTTGCCTTACATTTCAGCTTCTGTAGTAAGCTCGTTCTGCGGCGCTCTTATCACCGATGGCGAGACTTCTTATCATGTATTTCTTGATCCGAAAGTTACATCTACCACAAGAAATAGACAGTCCAGCATTGTTACAACTTTGAATGGTCGATTCCCTTATGTCTTCTATGGGAGCAAATCCAATTACGATACAGGAAATTTCTCTGGTACTATCATCAAGAATAACGGTGGGGACGATTGGGATTTCGATAATTCCTATAAATATCGTGAAGATATGAAGGACTGGCTTACGAATGGCGAAGCTAAAATCATTAAGATGGAAGATGGTCGCGAATGGCTCGTAAGTGTAGACGGAAATGTCGAAGAAGATGAATCCGAGCATATTGATAAAGTCGGTATCAGTTTCGATTTTGTGCAAATTGGTGACTATAACAATACCGACGATTTGAGCGCAAATGGTCTGACAGCTTACAATGATATGGATTACGCTACTTATTATTCAATTACGCTCAATCTTGAATCCGCAACTAGCAGCAGTCGCATTATCAGCGTTAAGCAAGGAGAGAGTTATTTCACAAAAGTTGAAGCATATGAAGGATATGTCATTGATTCTGTTTCGATTTCTATGAATGGAGTCTCTATTACGGATTCTGTATACAACTCTGTAAATGATACGATTTCTATTCCGTCTGTTACAGGAGACGTTATCGTAACTGTCGCCGCTCTAAAAATCAGTGTAGACGATATTGCATTTGATTATAATACGTTGAATCTGTCTAAGAACAGCAAGAAAAAGATCAGTCTTGTTTACAGCCCGACGAATGCAAAAATCGGAGCGATTACTTGGAAATCTAGTGACGATGCAACAGTCATCGTTGATAATGGTATGGTTCAGGGGTTGAAGGCTGGCTCTGCTACTATCACAGCCTCGATCGACGGACTTGAGGCAAAGTGTAATGTTTCTGTTGTTTCATTGTCTGATGAGACTGGAATTCCGCTAAGTGCCTTCCACGAAGGTGCAGCGATTCACATGCGAGAGAATAGTTCTCCTGTGTATTATATCGTTGCAAAACATAACTATGAAAGCGAACTGAACGGTAAAGGATGCACTCTACTTGTCAGAAAGCCGGAGTACGCAAATACGCGCTTTGGTTCTAATAATGCGTATGGTTCTAGTGAGGTTGATAAATTACTCACGAATACATTCAAGAATTCCCTTGATTCTAAAATTGTATCTGTGTTAAATAGCTATCCTACAACAATTCGTTACACTCCAGGCAATGGTAAAAATACAGCCTCAACGATGTCAAGAACTGTATTCTTACTTTCTTCAAACGAATATGGACCGTCAAGTAGCACTCATAACACGGAAGGCACTATTCTGCCGACCGCACAGCAGTTATTGTCAGATGGCTGCGCAAATAATAAGATGCTCTTAACCAGGACACCAGCAGTTTACAATGTTTCTAACACTAAGGATTCTGTAATTGGTATTCGATACAATTCTGACGACAATAGTTTTGAGAATAAGGTTATCAAATGTACCGACACGAATGACGCTAATACTGGCGCTACAGTTGTTGTCCATCCTGCTATGACTCTATCTCAGGATATTAAAATTATTATTGATAATCCAATTAAGGCGAGCGCTGTAACGTTGAATAAAACTTCTGCGATTATTCATGTCGGAGAAGAATTGCAACTCAACGCAGTATATCAACCTGTCGATGCTACCTATCCGTTGACAAATTATGGATCTAGTAATCCATTTGTGGCGTCAGTTAATGAAAATGGACTGGTCACATGTAAAAAGGTTGGCACTACTACAATTACTGTTGGTATTGACAATGTGTCTACGGCTTGTGAAGTTCGCGTTGTTGAATAAGGAGGTGTTTAAATGTATTATATCGCATCAAAAAAAGAATTTGCGATGCTAAAAAATCATAATAAACATCTTTACTGTAGACTTGAACTTCTGGATAAAGATTTAAATGTTATCGATAATCTTGAAGGATTAACAATTGATGGAAGCCTTTCAATTGATGCAGACTCAGACATCCGGCATACGTTTACCTCAACGATTTATTTGAAACAAAATGAGATGATTAGTTCTTATTCTGTGGACGAGTGGATTGACAAGTTGGTTCGTGTCTATATTGGTATTGGGCTATCTGATAAAAATATTTTTTGGTATTCAAAAGGGATCTATGCTTTCAATCAGAATGGATTTTCATATAATGCAACTGAACATAGTGTATCTGTTTCGTGCGTTGATTTAGTTGCAATGCTGGATGGGTCGCTAAGTGGTACATTGACTGGTTATCAAACCGTTATTTCCACTGGAACAAAAATATCTAACGCTATTATTGATACTTACAAACTTAGCGGTATGAAAGAATGTGTCGTTAACTACTGGAATAGAACAGTCCCATATGATATTGAATTTTCAAGCGGTACATCTATCTGGTCTATTCTAACTGAGCTTCGGGATCTTTATTATCCATTTGAAATGTTTTTCGATGACACGACCTTTGTGTGTCAAGAAATTCCGTCTGGCTTTAACGATCCGGTTGTTTTGAATGATGAAGAGTTTCAAGACTTAGTTATTTCTGAAAGCGGCGATATTGATTACTCAGAGGTCAAGAATTGTGTTGAAGTTTTTGGAGCCAGTGTCGAATATGATACTTATGTTGATGATGAGCACATGACTGTTGTACATACTAACGCGGACTCGAAAATTGGCGAAGAAGAGAAAACTTCTATTACGTTAAGAACGACCAGTTTAGACACCACAAAAGATTGTACTGTAGCTATTACAACTCCCCTGCTTGGCTTCAAAAAAAATGTGGAGATTACAATCGTAAACTCAGTTACAGAGACTGACAGCAATAATAACACTTCAGTTAAGGAGTACACACATGGTCCGTTCAAACTTTATGAAACTGATGTGGACGAAAATGGCACAGATGTTTTAATGGATGGCACTGAAATCGCACATGATATGATGATTGTTATTTTGTATAGTCCTACATATAAAAAGTTTTATTATCGTGGCGAGCAACAAACCCATGCAATGACATTCTTAGTAAACAAAATGCCTACAAATGATGAGATTGCCAAGGCAAAAGTGGATGAAGCATGTAATAATTTAAAGTATATTTGCTTGACTGAATCAGATATATCAAATATAAATTTAAACACTCAGGCAAATCCGCGTTTTACAATTGAAAAAATCGGGCGTAGAAATCAAGTGTGTTCTGGATCAGAATATGAAATGTACACCACGGATGAATCAACTATGCAGTGCGCCGAGTACATGTTGTGGAAATATGGACGATTGACGGATAGTGTTACAGTGGAATGCCTTCTTGTTCCATGGCTTGAGGTCAATCAAAAGATTTCTTACGTACCTCATTATATCGACACAAAAGGTGAGCCTTTGGAATTCATTATCAAAAAAATCTCTATTTCACTTGGCGAAGGAACGATGACTTTAACACTGAGTCGTTATTATCCATATTATCCATACATCGTACAAAACAAATACTGATTTCAGCTCCGATATTCCGGGGCTTTTATTTTTGTCAAATTGGAGGTGCATTGAATGAGCTATGACAAAAATCCAGACGGTACCTATACTGATCTGGCATATACAAAATTCCCAGCTAAAGTTGATAGCTGGCAAGATAGTCAGAATTTAACGGCGAACTATTTAAGTCTAGCAAACGATTATAAAACAGCTCTTTTGAACGGTAACTATTCGGCAGCACAGAGTATTCTTAATGCGAATCCAGAATTGAAGCGAATGTTGATTGGTGCAGATGACATTAACAAGTTAAAGCATTCTCAAATGGCTATTGAGCGCATGTTCACAGAGGATATCGAAAAATATATCAAATCTTATACAGACAAATCTACATCTGAAGCTGATAAGGCGTCTACTTCTGCAACTAACGCTGCTATTTCTGAAAAGAATGCTTCAAATTCAGAAATCGCCGCTGCCGCAAAAGCATCTGAAGCAAACGAACTGGTCGAGAATCTAAAGACATTGAAAGGGACTCTTCCTTCTGATTTTACTGAATATACTCAGCAAATTGCCGACGCGAAGGAAGAGTTTGATAATAAGATTGATAAGCACAACACGAGCGATACAGCGCATCAGGACATTCGAGATGATTTAGAAAAAATCTCGTCTAGCGTATATTCGAAAACAGAGGCCGACGCCAAGTTCGGCACGCCGTACAGCCTGCCCGCAGCCACCGTCAGCACGCTGGGTGGCGTGAAGGTGGGCAGTGGGCTGAAAGTATACAGCGACGGTACCATTGCTGTGACCAGCGTCAACGGCTTTACGGTCAAGGCGCAGACCACCGACCCCGGCGTGGGCAGCGCCCTCGACACCGGCACTGTCCTACTGGTGTACGCATAAGGAGGTGGGCGCATGAGCATCTATCTCGGTGCCGGGAGCACGGCACACAAAATGTCCAAACTCTATGTGGGCGTGGGCGGACAAGCTCGGCAGGTGCAAAAGGTGTACGTCGGCATAAATGGTCAAGCCCGGCTCGTCTACCAGAGCGGCAGCCCCATAGGCAGTCTGGCCGTGGGCAGTATCGTTAAAATCAAAGTAAATGGTTCTGCCAAAAACTTCATCGTTGTCCATCAGGGCAAGCCGTCCAGCGTCTATGACAATAGCTGCAACGGTACTTGGCTGCTGATGAAGGACATCTACGAAAACCGCCAGTGGCATAGCTCGGACATCAACAGCTACGCCAGCAGCACCATCCACTCCTACCTGAACAGTACGTTCCTGAACCTGTTCGAGTCGAACATCAAGAACGCCATCAAGCAGGTAAAGATCCCGTATTACAAGGGCGGCGGTACGTCCAAGACCGTCACCAGCGGCTCGAATGGCCTGTCTGCGAAGATTTTCCTGCTCAGTGCGGCCGAAACGAGAGTCATCTCCGCCTACGTGCTGCTCGGCGAGGGCGTAGAGCTGGCCTATTTCAAGGGCTGTGCGGATTCCAAGCGTATTGCCTATCTCAACGGCTCGGCCACCAGCTGGTGGATCCGCACTCCGGTCCACGACCACACCGACCACGCCATGCGCTTCACCCCCAGAGGCGAATGGGGCAGCGGCGATTGCACCAACCGGTACGGCATCCGCCCCTGCATGATTCTGCCGCAGGACGCGCTGGTGGACAAGAGCGGCAATGTGATTGGATAAGGAGGTATAACATGGACAACAAAATCGAGCCCGGCTACACCGCTCCGGCGGCAAAAGCCGATTACACCGCCATTGCGCAGGCCGTGAGCGAGCACAACAATGCCGCAGCAACCGGCGAGCACTACTGGGGCATTGTATTGGACGGCGGCAGTTACACGGTGTACGAAGCAGGCACTGTACCGCCACCGCCGACAGCCGAAGAGCTGGCCCAGCGTGAAAAGGAAAAGCAGGAAGCCCTGCAACGGCAGGAAGCGCTGGACAAGCTGCCTCAGACGTTGGAAGCGCAGAAAAAAGAAAATGAGATGCTTCGGCAGTGCTTGCTGGAAATGAGCGAGACTGTCTATGCATAAAATCACACAAAAATCGAAAGGAGTGAAAAATGTGAATATTTCTAATGAACTCATTCAGAAATTGATTGATGTTCAGGCAGCATATGCGACAAAAGAAGCGATTGCTATTCCAAATGATGCTCCTCGTTTTGAGATTGATATGGATACCCGCGCCATTACTGTTCCTACCGGACGTACTGTTCTTGCGGTCCGTAACGACCATTGTGCAGAAATTGTGTGTTTCGAACTTGACCGATATTATAAAGGTCATGATTTAAGCACAGAAACATGTGTTGTTCAGTATGCAGTAGCATCCAGGCGTGGCGGTCAATACATAAATGAGGGATTTTATCCAGTCACAATGATTGATTTGTCTACTGAAGGAAAGCTCCTTTTTGCTTGGGAAATAAAGAATTCAGTGACGAATACTTCTGGTATCGTTGACTTCTCTGTGCGGTTCTATAGTATTGATTCTTCTGGTGAGAAGCCTGAGTTTGAATACAATGCCAATACGTTGATTTCTTCTATGGTCATTAAGAACACGCTCAATGTGGCAAACGAGGGTGTATCTTTTGAACCGGGCGAAGTTGAGAGTTTGACTGATAAGTTTGAGGATCTGGCTAAAGCTGCTGCCGACAGCGCAAGTAACGCGAATAAGGCTGCGACTACTATTATCGGCACTCTTGATACAGTGAAGGAATATGCGGACGCCGTAGAACAGAATAAGTTGGCTACTGACACTTTTGCCGCTCAAGCCGCTACATCTGCCGAGAATGCATCTAATGCAGAACAGAGTGCTATTGACGCAAAGAATTCCGCTGAGGAATCCGCTAATAAAGCCTCTGAACTCCTTGATAATATCAAGGCCGAGCATACAAAATCTATATCTGATATTGATGAAGCTAAGTCCTCTTCGCTATCGGCCATTGATTCAGCAAAACAGAAAGCTTCCAAAGAAGTATCTGATTCTACAGCTGATGCAGTTCAAGCCGCCAAGGATGCAGAACAAAGCAAGGACCTGGCTCAGGAGATTTTGAATTCTACCATCGCAGAGAAAAATGCGGCAGTAGATAAGATTACTTCTAATAAACAGGCTGCTCTTACTGATATTTCTAATGCTCTTGGCTCTGCTAAGACTGATATCACATCCCACTCTACTTCTTTGAAGGATAGCGCCGTTAAAGCTGTGTCTGATGAGAAAACGAGTGCGGTGTCAAGTATCAATACGGCAAAGGACAATGCAGTTAGCAATGTCAACGACACAAAGGAGTCAGCTGTCACGGCGGTTGAGAACACAAGAGACTCTGTTGTTTCTGACGTTATGGAAGCCGGTACGAACGCTACTGCCGACATTGACTCTAGTAAGACTGCGGTCATTAAAGCAATCAAAGACGAAAAGGCCACCAGTCTATCAGCTATTAGTGCGGCGGAGACTTCAGCGATTGAAAACATCGGTTCTGTGAAAGATAGCGCAATCAGTGATATTTCAAATTTGAATGATGAAGTCCTTGCCGGGATTAACACTGAGAAAGCCAATGCGGTCAAGGCAGTACAATCTGAAAAGACCGCTTCCCTGTCCGAAATTGATGCTGCTAAGACTGATGCAACAAATACCATTACTGTGGACAAGACTTCTGCTATAAGTGCTATCGAATCAGAAAAGACAAAGGCTGTGTCCAATGTGTCTACTGCAAAGAGTGATGCACTATCTGAAATTGACACAGAAAAAACAGCTGCCATCGAGACAATTGATTCTAAGGTAGTTCTGGCGCAGGATGCGGCTGATACTGCTACTGCTAAGGCTACTTCTGCTACAAACAGTGAAAAGATTGCTACTACAAAAGCGTCCGAAGCGTCTACTAGCGCTAGTTCAGCTAAGACTTCTGAGACCAATGCAACTACATCTGAAAAGAATTCAAAGGCGTCTGAAACTGCTTCTAAAGTTAGCGAAACTAACTCTAAAACGTCAGAAACAAACGCCAAGAAGTCCGAGATTGCTTCTAAAGTTAGTGAGACTAATTCCAGTTCAAGTGCTGCTGAAGCTGTAGCCGCCGCTAAAGAAGCCAAAGAAGCTGCTGATAAGGCAGACCAGACTATTGCTACCAAAGGATGGATTTGGTTTGACGACGCAGACGATAGCGGATATTTGACTATGTATGTTGCAGACAGTATCTCTGAGAACGTAACTGCTCAGGATGATGGAAATGGCAATTTGGAGGTGATTCTTTCTTGAAAAACTATAGAGAAGTAAAAATTGGTCCTTATAGTGCCTATGCGATCGCGAAGAAGAATGGGTTCGAGGGCACTGAAGAGGAATGGCTTGAAAGTCTGAAACCTCCGGCTGTTGATCCAACGCTTTCTGAAGAAGGCAAGGCGGCTGACGCTAAAGTGACCGGCGACGAGCTGGCAAGAAAAGCCGTCATAGATGACACCACAGTCGGCACCGACGCATGGAGCGCAAAGCACCTTGTGGACATGCTCTGCCCGCCCATCTCTGAGACCGGCAACCCAATGGTGTGCTATCCTGTGGCGGGATATCCGTTGGGATGCAAGGTGAGTTGGGAGCCGACGCAGCAGGGCGAAGGAACGCCGTACCCGGCAGGTGGCGGACCTAACCTGCTGGATATATCTCAATGTACGGCTACAGTAGGTAAGCCTTATGGTGTGACTATAACGATTGAGGGCGATGTATTTAAGGTTAGCGGTGTGCCGTCAAGCGAGGTGACGGAGGAGGGCCAATACTCGTTTGCCATTGCCTCGTGCACTCAAACCGAACTGAGAGGGAAGGGCTATAAAATCACCCCGTTTGCGTTAAAGGGGGATGTATCATCTGCGTGGGGACTGCGCACAGAAGATGAAGCTAGCCTTGCTATAGCCGCTAAACTGACGCCCGGCGTGAATGCCGACATACAACTTAGGCTAATGGTGTCCAAAGATACACCAGCCGCCTATGAACCCTACGAAAACATTTGTCCCATCAAGGGGCGTGACAGCGTGACGGTGACAAGGTGCGGGACGAATTTAAGCAGAATATCCGACGTTTCTACGCCGAACAAGTCGTTAATCGCGGTCGAACTTCCAACCGAGATAGTAGCTGATGTTGAAATTTCGTTCGATACACTAAACGCTGAAATTGAGAATTTAGGTACTATGCTTTTCATGAACCGAGCAGATGGTAAGTGGCAAGCAATAACGGTTCAGAAATTTGGAATTAGCACGGCAGGGAAAATTCCAAACGGGAGGAAGACTGCTGTTTTTCGCGGCGTCACATTTAAGACTGTTGAAACAGTGGTAATTAAAAGAGGCTACTGTAGCTGGAGCGGAGATGTGAACAATTTCTGTGTATCTATTGTCCCAAACACCACCTACGCTCCTTACACCGGCCAAACCGCCACCCTGACCCTGCCTGAAACCGTGTATGGCGGCGAGGTGGATGCAGTGACGGGAGAAGGACGGGGGAGATGGAAGTTGTTGACGCTGGATGGAACGGAACCATGGAATGCCGTTGGTTCCGGTGATACTCTTTATTTTCAGAGCACTTCGATTTCCATTGGAGCAAGAGTGCTGTCCAGGGGCGATTATTGCACAACGTTCCCTATTGCATCGGTTTCAAGTTCGAATACGGTACAAGGAGTAAGCGGGTGGAAAACATCCCTATATCTGCGTTGGTCTACATTTGCAGACGTTGCCGCTTTGAAATCCTACCTCGCCGCCCAGTACGCAGCCGGAACCCCGGTGCAAATCGTCTACCGTCTGGCCGAGCCGGTGCCGTTTACCGCGACAGGCGCACAGCCCATCCCCGCTTTGAACGGCGTGAACACCCTGCTGACCGACGCCGACACCTTGACCGTGACCGGCAGAGCAGACCCCATCAAGCGCATCACTGACCTTGAGGACGCAGTAGCGTCCATGACTACCACATAAGGAGGTACATACATATGGCAATCAAAAGCAAAGCCCGCCATGACCTGACGCTGCGCTCCATCAAGCGGGAAATCGCCGCTGGCCGCGATGTGGCCTACTGGCTGGACAGAACATACGTCCATCTGGACAGCGGTCTGCTGACGGAGGACGACATTACAGAGGTGGAAGCCCTTGCACAGGCGTACTACGACGCTCTGGACGCTGAGGACAAGGCGAACGCTGAGGAAAATATAAATCATTCGTTTTAAAATCAATAATTTGAATTTGAATCATAAAAGCAGAAAGGAGTGATTTTGTGAGCAAAAAAGTTCCTATTGGCCCTTATTCTGCTTACGCAATTGCAAGACAACATGGATTTGAAGGCACCGAAGCGGAATGGATTGCTTCTACAGACGCTAATCGTATCAAGTCTGAAGCTGCCGCAAAAGAAGCTCAAAATAGTTTAAAAGAATTAAAAGACGGCATTGCTTCTGGAAATTTTAAAGGAGAAAAAGGCGACAGTATAAAAGGCGACAAAGGCGATCCTGGCCCTGCCGCCACCATCACGATCGGCACTGTGACCGGCCTCGATGCTGGCTCCGCACCGACCGTGACTAACTCCGGCGATGAGCATAATGCTGTGCTGGACTTTGGCATTCCAACCGCAAGCGCATTGGACTTGGCTGTTGACGTGCTTTTTAAGCTCCCTCGCACGGGAAAGGTCTACACCGTAAAAATCCCACGCTTTGCCACGAACCAGACCGTCAACTGTGAAAAGCTGGACGACAACGCAGGGCTTGTGTGTGAACCGTTCACTGACACCATCGAGGGCCGTGACGATTATGCAGATATTCCACTGTTTAAGTGGTACAACTGCAACTATAAGCGGGACGCAAGTGGCCACGCCTACCCGACAGCCATTGAGCATCTGAGCGACGATTACCGCAAGACTGGCACTGTGGACGTTGGTGTTATTCAGATGACCCCTTATGTCAAGTGGGATGACAGCAACCCTGACTATATCCTGTGGTCTATCACAGATTCCCCTCGTGATGGATATACTCCGTGGGCGGTCGCAAAGGTCGGCGACACTGTATATCCCTACGTCATCCACTCAAAGTTCTTCAGTGGCGTGGGTGAGGATGGGCTGCTGCGAAGTGTATATGACCTCGTTCCGGCACGCAACCAGTCGCATAACAGCTTGATCACGGACTACGCCAAGAAGGGCCCCGGTTACAAGGGCGCAGGCGGCGAAAAGGTTGCATGGCAAATTCTGTTCAACTCTATCAAGTGCGTGGTGAAATCCAGCCAGGAAAAGTACGCAGGTTGCACTGGCTATAATTTGCAGTATCCTGCAGCTATACAGCGAAGCGAGAAACTTACATACTTCCCTGTTACGAAGGCACAGGCAGATCAGCTTGTAATTGGTAGCCGTGTCTCCGTAGGATACGGTTCAAAGGGCAGCAATGGCACTGTCAATAACGACCGTGGCGTTACAACTATCCATAATTATGCAGACAGCGCAAAAATCCTCAAGATTGAACCCATCGATGATGCGACTAGTGCTGTGTATCTGGATTGCGATGCTTTTGATACCATGTCTGTTACCTTGACTGATACTCTGAATGCGCCCATCACATTGACAACGATGCACTGGCATAGCGGCACAACAGACGCTGTTATCGGCCATCATGATGGTAGTCCTGCAAGTAATACGGATTACAAGCACCCATACCGCGTACAGGGTATCGAGTACGCTGTGGGTGGCTATGAAGTCCTTAGTGATATGGTACTTGCCTTTGACGACAGTAACGGCAAGGATGTGTACGTCTGCCCTGCTGGTGTGGCTCACACTAAGACCGACGCTGAGATTCTGGCGAAGTACAAGAAGGTCGGTAACTTCCCTGCGGGCGACTGGTGGATCGGCGATATCGGCTTCGACCCCGAGTCTTGCGTGACGTGGCCTGCCGCAAAAGGCTCAGGAAATAAAACCGGCACTGGCGATATGGTCTACGGCGGCGGTAACGCAAACAAGAACACCATGCGTGAGTATCTGCAAGGCGGTTATCTTTGGATCTGGTCGAGCGCTGGCGCGTCGTGTGTGCTTTGCTGGTACGGGCTTGGGTACGGGCTCTGGTCTTGCCTGGCCGCCGATTGACACCTTGCGCCGGGGGTGAATGCCGATTGCGGCAGAGGGGGAAGTCCCACTGAAAGCAAGGTGGCATGAGGCAACAAATCGAATATCAACATTTATATAAGGGACTGGTAGAGCAGCGGTAATCTTAGGAACAGGTCGAACGCAGGCGCATCGTATGTGAATTGCAGGAACAGGCTTGGGAACGGGAACTGGAATTGCCTGGCCGCAGATTGTTTGTATCTAATTTATTTATGTTATTTTGCTCTATCTTTCGCAACTGAAGTTGTAGCCGGTTTTTGGCTCCTCAGCTGATGTGACAATTAAGTCGCTGGCTGAAAATTGCTCGTAGAAGGGCGGGGTTAGTAATGTGAGTGAAAGCCCTGTATAGCAAACAATCGAGATAATTCGGTTGACCTTAGAAAGGATGTGTATGAAACGTTATTGTAAGGACGTGGATATCCTTGATTTTGAATTTTTACAGTTCTGTGCTGCTGAGTGCTTGCGCAAGAAGTGGAAACGGCGCGATGTGTTGGAATATTTCTCTGGACTGACTGGACGGTCAAAAGAAGAAATCCTTTATGCCATCAAGAACGGAGAAAAGCCAGGATTGGTCATCGTCGCTGCGCACCACATGCAAAAGCAACTTAAAGCACGAGAGCTTAATTTCGTACCAATCTGGTACAAAGAAAAGATAGACTCATCGAATCATAAATTGCGACGGATTGGTATCCAGCACGTCAGCCAGCAGCTCTATGATTATGTTGCAGTCTGGGCGATGAAAGATATGCTAAAGCGCATTGGAGAATACCAGTGCGCAAGTATACCCGGTCGCGGGCCAAACTACGGGATGAAACATGTTCGCAAGTGGCTAAAAGAAAAAGATGTGAAATATGTCGCACAGCTTGATGTGAAGAAATGCTTTCCAAGTATTCCACAGGACAAGTTGCTCGCCTATGTAGATAAATACGTTGCGAATGATGATGTGAAATGGCTTGTACATAGGTTGGTTAGCACGTTTGATACAGGTCTATCCATCGGGTCGTACCTGAGCCAATACCTTTGTAATCTTTACATGGGCCAGTTATATCATGAGATATCCGAACGGATGTTTTATACGCGCCGTGACAAGCAGATTCCGTATGTGAAGCACGTCCTGTTTTACATGGATGATATTCTGCTTCTCGGCAGCAACGCAAAGAAAATGCATATGGCTGTAGATAGAACGATTGAATATGCTCATGAAAATATGGGCCTTACAATAAAGCCAACTTGGAATGTGCGCAAGGTGTCCGAGATGGATTTTATTGATACAATGGGATTTCGTGTTTATCGGGATCATGTAACGATTCGCAGGCGTGTTTTCCTGCGTGTCCGTCGTGCCTATAAAAAGCCGACAAAGAAACGATACCGGAAGACAACTCTAAAGCAGGCACAAAAATGTACAAGCTATTTCGGTACGATCAAAAACACCAATTCACAAAAGCTGGCGAAAAAATATCACATCTATAAAACAGTGAAACTATCAAAGGAGGTGGTTTCTCATGAAAGCAAGCTTCGATGCAGAGCAGCCTGCCGTTCGGTCCGTGCGTGACGGACACACGCTGTATATCTTCATCTGCGTCAACGGCCAGTGGACGGAACGGAAGTACGATGAATCTCAACTTGCACAGCAGGTGTGGGAATGCGACTACCGAGAAATCGTGACTGATGAAAGTAAAATCGACCTCGAAAAGGTCACAACTGCTCCTGAAAAGTATCTGGATTGGTCAGAGCCTGCTGAAAAGACGGACGCTGAAAAAATCACAGAGCTTCAGGAGAAAAACGAGATGCTGACACAATGTCTAATGGAAATGTCGGAGATTGTGTATGCTTAAACGAATCACACAAAAAATCGAAAGGATGGTACTTATGATGGCTATGTTATGGGCACAGGAGATCATGTCCGCTGAGACTGTAGAGGAAGCAAAGGCGCTGTATAAGCGTTGCCCCCGCCTGCTGAAGGAGAAGGTTAAAGCGATTCTTATCAAGAGCGGCTTTGAGGAAATCACACAGGAGTAATATTTCAATCTCCAAATTTTAAAGTAAAAGGAGGTGGTAAAAACGGAAGTCCTAATGGATTTTGTATTAAATCATCTTGGTTCTGTTATGGCTGGTAGTGGAGGTCTTGTGGCCGCTGTTATGGCGATGATTGAAATATCTCCAATCAAAATCAATCCGTGGTCGCGTATTGCAAAAACGATTGGCAATGCCATGAATGCAGGCGTCATGGATGAAATCAAACAGGTAAAGACCGCGCAGGAAGAGACACGTAAGAAATTAGATGATCACATTGAAGAAAGCGAAGAGCGCAAAGCGGATAATTATAAAAGTCGCGTCCTCCGTTTTAATAATGAACTAGTTCGTGGTCTTGGACATACCGAAGAGGATTATAACGAGATTCTTGATATCATCTGGAAGTACGAAAATTATTGTAAGACACATGAAAACTACCAGAATAATAAAATGCCACACGCGATCAAGAATGTTGAGCGAATGTATGATGAAATGCTCAAAACAAACGGTTTCTTGAAGATTGAAGAGTGAATATATATTGATTAGCTCGAAGCATCATAGCTTCGAGCCTTTTATTTTATCAGGAGGTAAATATTATGATGGACTATGTTAATGAAGTTATTTCTATTGTTGTGAAACTCGTTATCACCGGTGCGGGCACTGCTTTCATCGCATACGGTATTCCCTACCTGAAGCAGATTGGTATGTATAAGGTTGTTCAGATGGCTGTTCGCGCCGCCGAGAAACTTGGCGTCACTGGCGCTATTGAGAAGTCCGACAAGAAGAAGTATGTTATCGCAGCGCTTGAGAAGATGGGAGTTAAGGTTACCCCCACTATCGAGATGATGATTGAGGCGGCTGTCAAGGAAATGGACATCCAGAACAATAAGATTCAGAATGAGTTTAAGAAAGATTGAAGGTGTGACACTATGAGTGTTGTTACATATTCTCTGAAGAAGGACTGGAACAAGAAGCTGTCCAAAAATTTCAGCGCTTATGAGTTTGCTTGTAATGATAAGAGCGACAAGTTTAAAGTAGCTACAGAACTAGTTGAAACGTTACAGCAAATCCGGGACCATTTTGGCAAGCCAGTAATTATTAACTCTGCTTATCGTACTCCTGCATATAACGCCTCTATCGGTGGAAGCTCTCGTAGTCAACACTGTATGGGAACCGCAGCTGACATTTGCATTAAAGGAGTAGATCCAATCCGTATTGCGCTATACGTCGCCTCTCTCCCCTATTTCCAGACTCACGGTGGTATTGGCTATTATAGCCGCGCTCAAGTAACTGGCGGCTTTGTTCATGTCGATGTGCGTGAAGCTCCTAGCCGCTGGATCAGCAAAGTAGGAACATCCTATAAGGTCGTAAGTAAAATCATGCCTACGATTCGTCAGGGCTCCAAGGACTGCTATAATAGCGTGTCTTATGCTGTGACTGTACTGCAGCGCCATCTGGGTGTGAAAGCAGACGGCATTTTTGGAGCTGGGACGAAAGCAAATCTTGTTGAATGGCAGAAAACACATGGACTGACGGCTGACGGTATCTGCGGAATGGCAACATGGAGTTCGTTTTGATTTGATTGTTGACATCTAAATGTATATAGGATATAGTGTATTTATTATGTGTGGAGGTACTCTATGTCCATTATTGTTCGTGATTGTCATATCGGGGAAGGCAGACCTAAAGTCATAATCCCAATCGTTGAAATGACTGAATCAAAAATTTTAGAACGTGCTTTTGAGTTTTCAAGGCTTCGTATTGACTGTGTGGAGTGGCGTGTTGATTGGTTTGAGCAATGCACGGATGCACATTCTGTTGTATCTTGTTTGCAAAAACTTCGTGTGGCACTAAAGGACAAGCTCTTGCTGGTGACATTCCGCACTAAAGATGAGGGCGGAGAAGTGCCATTGACCCACAAAGAATATTTGGATTTCATCAACACGGTAATAGATGCCGACTGTGCCGACCTTATTGACATTGAGTTCTTTACAGCCGGAGACGATATTCGTGAACTAATAGACAACGCACATTCTTCTGGAGTTGTGGTTGTATGTTCAAGCCACGATTTCCAAAAGACGCCTGATAAAAATGAGCTCGTTTCTCGTATGGTTAAAATGCAACAGGTCGGAGCTGATTTACCGAAAGTGGCAGTTATGCCGCACGATAGCACGGATGTGCTGATTCTATTGTCTGCTACCATTGAAATGAAAAATAAGTATTTTTCTACTCCTATTATCACAATTAGCATGGGTAAACTTGGTGTTGCCAGCAGATTGTGTGGAGAGGTGTTTGGCTCAGCCATGACCTTTGCCAGCGCTGGAGACTCTAGCGCTCCAGGACAGATAAGTCTTGATATTGTAAATTCGGTTCTTGACTTAATAACAGAATAAAAATAAATGGGGTATTGATCCTTAATTGGACCAGTACCCCATTTTTTAGCGTTTCTCTTCCGCCTTTAATGTTCTCTACTCCAACCATAGGCTCATACATCCCACAATGAACCCACTCCTGTTGATAAAAAGCATCTGCATCAATGATTTTCCACATAGCGCCCATAAAGCCTGGCTTTATAAGCTCCGTAAAAATTCATACAATTCAATCTTGCCTTGTAACCAGATGGCATCGTCGCCGGATTTCAGATATACCGAATAGATTTCATCAGGATGCTCGAAGATAAATTCCACTTTCTTAGCTGTATTCCGATCAATAAGCATACTGCCCATAATTACATTATCCTCCTTCCTTAAAACACATGCCAGATCACTTTATTGTGCCAATTTCAAACGCTTTACTATAACTCAGCGTTATGCTTGAACCTTTTACACCTCGTAATTCAAATAGCGTTTGATATCATCCTCAAGGAGCATTAACACAATTTTATCAAATGTCTCATGTGCCTTTTTATAGATAGCAATTTCAAGCGCAGATGGCTCACTCCATAAGTTCAGGTATTCAAGAGCCTTGTTGTAAGCTCCATTCTCTTTGTTGTTCCCACCATGGTTATAATTATAAAAGTCATAGCAAAGTTCAAGAAATTCAGAGTTACTCATTTCATTGACATATTTTAGTGCTCGCTTAGTTTTTTCTTCATCAACAACAACCAGCATAATCGTTCTCCTAAATCTTAACTTTCATCAGATTGAAAAATATCGTTCCGCGATTTCGTCATACAGTTCTTCTTTGGCGAGATTATAAGCAGAAACGCAATCAAAAACGTTTCCGGAAACACTAAAACGCTCTCTGATTCGTTTAATCTGAACTTTCATAGCTTCCATTCCAAAAGTGAGCACTCCGTTACTTTGATCCTCTTTAATGGCACCTACAATCTTCTTGAGTTCTTTTTTAGTGCAATCATAAAATAGATTCTTTTCAAATATCAGCATATAAAATCCTCCTACTAGAACTCAATCATTTTATTTTCTCGGACAGCCATTCTTTCCAGCCACTTACGGTTTGCGGGCAATTATCCTGTTGAGCCACAATTTCATTCAATGCTGCCGCAATCTCTTCGTCGCTCATTTCGCGGATGGCTTGTGCTTTATTATTTTTACGACCGAATTCGTCTCGGCTATGTTTGTGTAGAACAAAACCGAGTGAGATATCAAGTATTGTTGGATTGTTCATTGGAGTTGTCCCCTTTCATTGCTTCAAGAGCTTCCTTCATCTCTTGTTCCCAATTAGGATGCTGATCAATATATTTTTGGTATATCATCTTCTCAGCTTCTTTTCGAGCTTTGATTGCATCGTTAATATCTTCATACATGCCAAGGTGAATTCGCCTACCTTTAAAGGTTATGGCCGCCCTATACTTGTTACCATCTTTGCAAACACCCGTCACGCCAGTGGTCGAATTGCGATTTATCTTTCCTTCGAGTCGCGCCTTTATAGACGTTAAGCTGGAACCGTCTACGTTTGATATCTTTTTAATTGTCTCAGCAGGCTTAGCAATATTATTTGTGCATTTCATACACTTGTTGATTTTTTTCACTTGAAACAAACGCATCTCTGCTGGACGATTACATAGAGGGCAAACCCCTGTACAAAAATAATCTCGTTCTCCTTCTTTTTTATAAACGTCGGTTATTTTCCATCCATTTATGACAGAGCCGATATATTGTTCTCTGCGCTTTTTCAGAATAGATTCGCTACGTTTTTTATCGCATCTTGTGGTTTTTGCTGGACGACCATCATCTGGTTTCATATTACTTTTCCTCTTCAGGTAGTGGCCCAAGCTTATACATCCAGTTCGGGTCTTTCCGCATTACAAATGGTTTTCTTAGCTCACAAAGATGGTCATGTCTCGCTTTATATTCAAAATAATTTTGTTCGTGTTCAGGAGTTTCACGGTTTAACTCGTACATGATATATTGCTTCCGAAGATTTCGAAGCGCTTTAATAATAGCATCTTCTTTTTCCATAGACATTGGTTCAAGAGCGTCAATATAGTCATATTCACCAGTCGCGTCAAACTGTCGCTTTGCTTCGGCACTGAGCATCTTCCGAGTGATCTCGTTATACGCCAGCTGATACATCATTTCGTCGCTATAATGAGAGTATGGATCAACAATGCCGGTGCCTTTTGATAGTTCTACGTCGCGATCGTGTTGTTTTTTAATTCGTCTCTCGGCTTCTTCTACAACGGCATCCATATCAACGTTCATGGAGACACCTTTGTATTGCACCACAGATTTGAAACCGAGCTTCTCGCACATAGTCATCGTTGATATCCTCCTGATTTATTTCATACCCGTTCTTTTGCAGACAACAAAATCTTGCGGTAGAATCCGTCAGCAAACCATGCGCCTTCCCAACGATGCGGTAATGGTTTCTTCAACACTTCGATATCCACAAGGCTCATAAGGCCGGCGCTATCGTCTCTAAAAACTTGAAGGCGGACGATCCTATTTTGTTCCAGACCGATTTCGCGAGTGATACGACCTTCTTCATCGAACGGATCTTCACACACCCATTCTAAGGCTTCTAGGAAGTCCTGTGACGTAACATCTGTGTGTTCGACCCAGTTGTTACATATGCGGCTTTCGCCGGCCTGTACGATTCTCTTTTTGGCCTTGTAGTTCACGGATGGATTCGTCATTGTTCTCGCCTCCGTTTTTCTTTGATTATATTATATCACAGGCTATAAACGATAGCAAACAAAAAGGCGCAGGTTGCCCCACGCCTTGTGATGATGCTCCGCCTAGGTTACATCTGGGTTACATTTTAGGTTACATAATGCCAAAAAATCTTTGTGGAATGCATGGACACAATGGAAAAAATGTAGTATAATTAAACAAAGAAAAATCAAATTATCTGAGCCATATGGACAATGTGCACTAAAACGACACATTTGATGACAGTTCGACTCCCATCGCCTCCACCAAAAACAGAACTCCCCTGCCGCGCTGCGGTGGGGGAGTTCTTGTTTTTGTGGTCCCGGCGATGAGGAGGCAAACAGCACGACCCTGCGCAGCAGGGGCAGCAATCAGCCCAGTGGGCTGTTGCTGAGTGCGCGGGTCCCAGTCCCAACTATCCGGAATGTCTACTGGGGTAGTGTTATCTGGCAAAGTTCTGGTTTTTACGAAATAACGTTATAAATGGAACTTTGCCAGATATTTCACCCCCGTAGAGGTTTGCGAAAGCATCCAGTTTTTTCTGTACGCAAAAACGCCCCATCCGCCAGATATTGCAGTCTGACAGACGGGGCGTTCTCTATTCACTTAAGGCGGTTTACAGTTCTCCGCGGCCGGAAAGCGCACGGTAAAGGGTGGTCTCGTCGGTATACTCCAGGCTTGCACCCACCGGCAGACCGTAGGCCAGACGGGTGGTCTTGATGCCCAGCGGCTTGATGAGCTTGGCCAGATACATGGCGGTTGCCTCCCCCTCTACGGTGGGGTTCATGGCCATGATCACTTCCTTGACCTTGCCGTCACCCAGACGGGCCAGCAGTTCCTTCACGCTGAGCTGCTCGGCCCCGATGCCGTCCATGGGGCTGATCAGGCCGTGCAGCACATGATACAGGCCGTGGTACTCCCGGGTGCGCTCAAACGCCTGCACATCCCGCGGCGTTTCCACCACGCAGATGACCGACGTGTCCCGCTTGGCGCTGGCGCAGATGGGGCAGATCTCGGCCTCGGTGTAGTTCTGGCAGATGCGGCAGCGGTGGAGCTTGGTGTGTGCGTTCTGGATGGCCGAAGCCAGGGCCGCCGCGTCCTCATCGGACATGCTCAACACCTGATAGGCCATGCGGGTCGCGCCTTTGCGCCCGATGCCCGGAAACTTGCCGAACTCTTCGATCAGCTTTTCCAGCGGGGCAGCATTGTAGCCCATGTTCTTCCCTCCAGCCGGATCAGAGACCCGGAATGTTCATGCCGCCGGTCAGCTTGCCCATCTCGGCCTCGGCGGTCTCGTCCACCTGCTTGACGGTGGCGTTGACGGCAGCAGCCACCAGATCTTCCAGCATCTCGATGTCATCCGGGTCCACAGCTTCAGGCTTGATGGTGATGGCCAGCACCTCGTGCTTGCCGTTCATCTTCACGGTGACCATTTCACCGGAGGCACTGCCGGTGTACTCAGCGGCTTCCAGCTCGGCCTGCTTGGCCTTCATGTCCTCCTGCATCTTCTGGGCCTGACGCATCAGGGCGTTCATATCGGGGCGGCCAAAGCCTGCGGGCATTCTTGCTTTCATAGTTTGTTCTCCTTTGTCTTATCGGTTGAAAAGCCTTCCCCCAAAGGGGAAGCCTTATTTCTGTTTTCGGGCGGTGTCCTCAATGGACACATCCAATCCCAGCTTTTCCAGTGCGTGGAGCGACTGCTCCGCGTTGGACACGGCTTTTCCTGCGGTTCTGGGTTCGTAGGGGCCGATGGGGATCGCCTTGCCGGACACCTGCAAAATGAGCTTTTTGATCAGCCGCTGGCTGTCCTTATTGGCCCGGATGAAATCGCGGAAGGTCTTGCCGCCGTCGATGAGCACCCGGGTACCGTCAAAGTACGCCTTGGATTTGCGCAGATAACTGTACAGCATGGGGTCCACTTCCTGCAGCTTCTGGGTGATCTGTGCCCACTCCGGGTATGGGGCCAGACTGCCCGCTG